AATCGTATTTTTCATCTTGATCGGCATCCTGTCCTATATCCTCGGATGGATGATTCTCGACATCTATAAAGGCGGATTTTTTTGATCGAACATTTAAAAAATTTTGGAATCGGCTCGCTCCTGTGCAGCGGCTTCGTCCTGTTTGTCACTTTCATCGTTTGGCTGACATCGATTCCGCTCATATTGCCCGTGCTGCAAATCCTGTTTGCAGCTGGCATGATCGGCTTTATCGTCTATGTCGTTGGCTTCGTTGCTCGCATTCTCTATGCCGACCATCAAGAAGCCAAGCGCATAGAAAAATTATGGGTAGACAATGGCAACTGAATATCTAGAGCCGCCATATGACCCAGACAAAGACCCCTATAAACGCTTTGCACTGGAAGCCAAACGCTTTGGCATGGGCTTGCTTGTTGTCGGGAGCTTCTGTGCTGCGCTCGCTGGTCTGATTACCATCGTAACATTCTTCCCCGCCTTCATCTTCGTCCTGCTAGGCTTCTTTTTGCTACTCATGCTTTGCGTCTTTGCCTATATCATCGGCAAGGATATCATTGGCCCGGAATAAAACAAAACATGTATCACAACACTGCGCCATATGTGGATTGGATTGATCATACCGATGAAGACATCCACCGGATCACAATCGACGCTGAATATTTCGCTCCCTTCAAAATGAGCATTGCGACCGATTCCTATGGCAACAAGGAAGTGTACCGGTATGTCGGCTTCACCATGCTTGAACAGACAGAGTTGGAAGCCTTCCACAATGCATGTTGCAGCGACCGAGTAACAGAACGCAATTCCGATACCAGAGAGTATAGAGAATTGAATAATTACATGAAAAGACCGAAACCAAAAAAGACGGATTACGACGACTAATGCTGCCCGCAACTATTCTATATTTTCTTGCCATCATTCCAGTTTTCTACATGTTCAGCTTCTGCGCTCAACATACACCATATGCCGGTAAAGACGACATGGATATCAAGATCATGTCGATGCTGGTATCTGTATTATGGCCACTTCTGGCCGTTCTTTTCATATTCATGGTCATCAAGGATAGTTTCAAAGAATGATCAAAGTAATGGCACTATTGGTTATCTTTTCCAATGCTGGCACAATCAATGGTAATGATGTCCCAACAATCGTCCCTTTCGATTCCATGGATTCCTGCATGAACGCCAAGACAACCCTTCTGATGAAATATGATGAATCCAAGAAAAGTTTCTGGGGTGGCGGACCCAGATGGACCCTGACTGATGAACGTGTCGATTGCGTGAGTGTAGCTCCCCAATGACGTGGCAACCATTTAACACCGCTCCCAAGATTAGAGGAACCCGAATCCTCGCTTGGTGCAATGCTGCGGAATCCGAACCCGGTATTATCGAAATGATATACCGGGAGTCCGTGAATTCCAAGACTAAGGAAGTAATCGGCTATTGGGATTCTGTTATAGACCATCCATGGAAAAATGCCTGCTTGAATCCCAAGTATTGGACGGAGTCCCTGACTGGCAAGAAATCAAAACATACGGTTCCATATGAAACGCCTAGGGGAGAGGTTATCGTTGATATCGATGTGCCTTTTGCCAATCGTTCAAGCTTCACCAATCCAGATGGAACCAAATTGGTTACGATCTACAGCAACAGAAAAATGATCACAAATACGGAATGGGAAAATTACCGGGAGTCCCATATTCTAATAGGGACCGGAGGGGCAACACTGTATTATCATGGCTAAGACAATACCGCTGGACTTCACAACCTATGAAAAGATTACCCAGATATTCTATGCATATCTGGAATACAACGCCACGTGGGGTAGCCTGCATATAGCGCTGGACGATAACAATATTGATCGTGGTTCCATAGAGTTTTGTCTGAACTATGCCTTGGAAAACAAGGATTATCTAGGGGCGTATCTGGCATCGGTACTCCTGACCCTATCGGATGACGAATTGGAATTTCTCAAAAACGATACGGAGTCCCCGCTTGACCAATCCTTTGTGGAAATTCTATGTGCACGGGACTCCTAAACAAAATGTTTGTTGTTGAGATTGTAGCTTGGATTGCTTGGATAATTCTTGGGCCATTCCTCCTAAGAGTTGCTTTTCAATATATAAGTCTTTAGTTATAGATTAGATATCTAACGTATAATTGTATAGTTATGATTACGTGATATTTTTGGAAATGCCCAAAATATCGACATACGCTCGGGAGAAGATATGAAAAAATACGAATACAAATATATTATCATAGAAAATGATATAGAAAAACAATTCAATGAATTGGGCAATGATGGATGGAAACTATTCAAATTAGAACCATTCCGTGCACTATTCATTAGAGAAACGAATATCACAATACCAGTGAATAACGGTATAGGCAGTATTAATCGCTGTGTTATGTGCCATGGAACTGGCAGAGTACCCAATGGATGGACGACATCAGGTGAGGGAACTTGTCCATCATGCCATGGCACCGGTAGCAGTATGCCAACATTCCCACAGGTTTCGCAAACACAGCAAACAATAACACCGGGATTCATTCCATGGCATGTGGTATCAACAACAGCCACCGCCACTGATAGAACTGTTTCACGTGAAACATTCGAAAAGCCATGGATAGATCAAGTATTAGATGGTTTGACACACGTTGATGAAAAAGGTCCGCCACGGGTAGGTAAAGACCCGGATCAATGGCTTGAACTGGATATGGCAGACAGGATACGCAAAAATATTCTCAATGCTAATACCGTTGTAGAAAATAATTCCGAGTCTCCCTTGAGTGTAGAGGAAAATAATTCCACTCAACCCGAAGTATCTGGGAATAATATTCCAAAAGAGGAATATTCGGCCATTGGAGTACCCGGCCAGAAGCCTCGACCAAAAGTCCAACATGACACTAGATCATTCTCGGAATTCCTGACTGACGAAGGAATCAAGCTTGAACCGGTAGGCGATAAAAGCAGTTGGACCATGTTTGGCTGGACCACGGAACAACAGAAATCCCTGTATGAGGCAATCGCTGGCATGAATCTGTATGATTTCGTTCCATTCTCACAGGGGAACTTCCTGTATTACCCAGTGAAGAAACCGCCAATGCCACTGTCACCGGTAGCAGAGGCTGTGCATGATGTCTCGATCACAAAGACTGAACCGAAGAAACCATATCAATCTTTGTGGGAACAAGTGATGGATGAGCGGACTAAAGCGGCAGTAGATAAATTTGGTATATCTTTCCCAATTTCTGATGCTGACTTCGCCCCAAAGAAATCTATTTGGGAACTACGGAAGCAATATAAAGAAGAATGTTGCGAAGGTTATGATCGGAATGAAGTAGTTCCAGAGGGTGCTAGAACCTATACTATGGCTGATATTCAACGCCTCGATGATCGCATAAAAGAGGTAGAAAATATGTCAGATGTATTCCAGATTGCCGATACGAGAACAACACCGGGAAATTATTATCCACCAAAGCAAACATCTGTAGAAAATAATTCCAGCAACCCCTTGAGTGACTCGGAACAAAATTCTACTGGTGATGATCTAGAGGAATATTATTCTCTACCAGTCCGTATGGCGGATATACTGAAAGAACATGCCTCATACAAAGACCTTGCCCTTGTGACAGTTCGTTGGTCTGATGTCAAAACAGTTGTGGAAAAGCTTGGTGATCAAGCTCCGGTTGAATGGCAATTGACCTATGACAAGAACAGACGGACCTATCTCGATTTCGGTTATGCTGCTACCATGGCTGACTTGCGGGATGCACAACAGACCATGATTGATCTTTCTTCGATGTGGGCTGCAAACAAACTCACTGCCGAAGAAAGGGCAGAGGAACATATAGAACAGGATTGGACGAATCTTTCGCCCCATTGGCAGAAGCTGGTGGATGTGTATCCAGCCCAAGGCACTGATGTTTCCGTGAAACCATATTTCGATGATTATGATCCTACGAAAAAATATTCCAAGGTGTTGTTCAAGCCGGGTGCCTCGATCAATGCCAAGGACAAGACGCCATCACCGCTGGACCCGGTACCGACTCGCAACGATGGAATTAAAAATATTTTGAAACGCCGGTCACCGCTCATTGGCGATCTTCCGGATGATTCGGGTTGCTAAGGACAATTCCCAATTTCCCTTTTCCTTAAGAAAATGCTTGTTAAGCTCATGAGAAAATGCTAATATCTTAATCGTTGGGGTGGGCCGGAAGCTTTCAGGGCAAATGGCTCTACTGGGGTACGGGAGAGTCCGTTATATTCCTCTTAGCCTCGGGGATGTAACGGACTTTTCCCGGTTTTATGCTGTCTATATACCTAGAGATATTTCCTCTAGGACTTCCAGTTTTTGCATTTCAAAAGTTTCACCACCGGTATATTTTTCAATTCCGACACATTCGAAGCGATGGCAAAGCTAGCTGATCATTCCGTTGATTTGCTGCTAGTCGATCTACCCTACGGGACAACAGCTTGCCCATGGGATTCCGTCATTCCACTCGACCGGCTATGGAAAGAATATTATCGGATCATGAAGCCGAACAAGGCAATGGTATTCACTGCCTCGCAACCATTCACAACAAGCCTGATTGCATCCAACATCAAAGATTTTAAATATGAATGGATATGGGTTAAAAACAGGCCGACAAACTTCGCCCATGCCAAAAACAAGCCGATGAAAAAACATGAAAACGTTCTGGTGTTCTCGACCGGGACAACGGTTCATGCTTCCCAGTCAGCTTCCAGAATGCCGTATAATCCACAAGGCTTGATCGATATCGAGGAAAAGACTGTGGTCAAGAAAGCCTCGGAAAAGACTGATGTCATGTTTTCAGAGCGGCCCGGTCATGGTGAATTCAAAAGAAATAAAACCGGCTATCCACATTCCATCTTGGAATTTTCTACTGATCAACTCGGTATTCATCCGACAGCCAAGCCAGTCGCCTTGTTTGAATATCTGATTAGAACATATTCAGAGGAAGGCGACTTGGTATTGGACAACACGGCTGGTTCAGGAACAACAGCAATAGCTGCCATCAATACAAACCGGAAGTGGATTTGTATTGAGAAGGATGAAGATTACTATTCGAAAGCTATTGATCGGGTTCAACAACATTCGGCTGATAAGTCAGTTGCCGTTCAGGCGGGATGACAACAATGGTCCAGATTTTCAATTCTGGATATCCCTGTTTCCCCATAGGTCCGAAGTTCTGATCCCTTCGCCTGCTATGCTTCAACACATATCCATGACCCTGAACGCCGTTTCGGGAAAGCTTTTGGTGAAGAATTCCATATCTGGTTTTCTCGTTCTTTCCTGACTTGGCATTAGGGCCATAGCGAACGTTTGGAACGCCGTTCAATAGCTGGTATTCGGCAAGCCAGAAAAGCCGCTTTGGCTGGCCTTCACCTTCCTTGAAAACGTATCGTTGCCAAATGTAGTCGAAGGCTTCGAACTTGGCCATGTACTCGACCAAATTCCGAATCGCATTGTGTGTTTCTCGCTTCCGCTTGCTGCCTTTCTTTCTATTGACCTTGGGAAGTTTTTCGTCGCTTTCCAAGATTATCGTGTTCGCTTCATCGGCCTTGTGTACCGTTTCATTGACTGGTGGCGGCTTTACCAATCGATCCCGAATCGGCTTGAAATATTTCTCGACCAGATGGGGAAATCGATCCCCAATGTTGGGCGAAACACAGCCGAATTGCTCGGCCAAGCGTTGAAAAATTTCTTCCGTCTTTCGCTTGGCAACCTCGCCGTCACCAAGATTTGAAACGTGCTGCGACACAAGCAACAGCTTATTCCATTCCTTGATGGCGGCTTCTGTCGCTTTTTGTGGCGTCCAATTGTACGCCTCTAGCGAACGCTTGCGTAGCTTAGCCAGCGACATGGGCCTCGTTTCCGTTCACGTTTGCAGTGGCCTTCGCTGCCTTTTTGAGCCGCTTCTGTTCACGGCGCAAATCAGGATTGGTGAGCTTGATGAAACCAGCGCCTTGCTTGGCATAAGCGAGCATATTACGCTCGAAAATTTTAGCGGCTTTGTCATCATCGATATAGTCACCAACGATTGCCGTTGGGTCCATTGGAATTGGACTGGTGTTCACCAACTCAACCCATGAATGATTGTATGCCAATCCGCCTGTGGTATTTTGCTCGATTTCGCCCCGTGTCAAAGCCTTGTCGGCTTTCAACCTTTTATTGTAGTCGATCAAACCCTTGTTTGGCTTGATATTGTTCGTGAAGGCATAGGCATCGAACGCCTTATGAACCATCGCTTCCAAAATGGGCGAAATGACTGGGTGTTTCGTGGCCAATTCCGGAAGCGCAGCAAACACCGCTTTCTTGGCTTTGGCGTAGTTGTCCGCCGTCCTGTCCGAACGTTCCATGTTGCGATTGCCAAATGTGGCTTTGATGATCTTGCCGATTTCATCAAGGAATTTCGGCAGTTTGTCGGTGTTGTCCATCGTGTTTCTCCTTCTGGAATGAACCGAAAAGTTTTTGTGATCGGTTTCGTCTCACATACGCCGATTCCGAAATGAGTCAAGGCGACGGGCTTGCCGGATGGAAAATTTTTTATTCCCATAATCAAAATGGAATGGTCGTTCCGGTCAAATTGACCGTTGCCCGGCTCTTGACATCGCCAAATATATTGAATATGTAGAACCATGACACAAAGGGGAAATCCAATGCCGGACTTCAAGGATGCGATAGAATGGCCGAATGGTGAAGGGTTCACGCCTTGCACCCCTGAATACGCTGCCATCATCGATGAAATGGACGCAATCCTGCCACGGGACATTATGATTGGCGGGATATTGCTGACTTCCGAGCGTAAGAATCTGGACGATCTATCGCCGGAAGATTATCAGCGTTGGAATGTCTTGGAAGACAAGCGGGCCGAAATGCAAATGTCTGGTTTGCATCTGGGCAAATCGGTTCGATACGCACTCGAAAAGTGAAATGGATAATGAAATGGCATCGTTATTGCTAAGCCGACAGGGAACCGGCAAGCTCAAACTGGTTTGTGAGACACTTCTTGAACGGGCGGTTCAGAAAACAAACACATTTTTGGAATGTGAATATTGCCATTATTGTGTGGATGCGCTCGACCATACGGTAGATGATGTCGAACACGCTGCCGATTGTCCTGTATTTGCGGCCCGTGAAGTGCTAGCGCTGATACGCTGGGCGGAGAGTAAAACCAAACAATTCAAAAAGTGAAATGGATATGACCCAAGCCAAAGATACCGTAATCTACAATGTTTTGCGGGACACTCGCAAGATTCTTCAAGAGCGCCAGCACTGGACACAATGCGTGTCGGCGGCTGACAGGAATGGCCAAGTCGTTGATACGCTGGACGACAGGGCGTTTTGCTTCTGTCTGATAGGCGCTATTGACAGGGCCATTCAGCCCTACAAGATCGAAGCATCCGGGGTGACAGACAAGATACTGAATGCCATCAGCGCACTGAAGTTTAACAGAGAGTTTGCATATATTTCCATTATCGACTTCAATGACGATTCCAACCGTAAACATGAAGAAATTCTTCAAGTTCTAGACAAGGCAATCGAAAGAGCAAAACCAAATGAAACCAACTGAAATCCTGACAGGTGTTCGTGAGCTTCTGTCTGATGAAACGCATTGGACAAAGTATGTCATGGCGGCAAGGAAAGACGGTTCGCTCACAGCGCCTTTTGCCGATGATGCGACTTGCTGGTGTTTGGTTGGTGCATTCTACAAGGTTTGTCCGCCGAAGCATTCGGGTTTGAACCCAGACGAGAGAGACACAAACCAAGACCTTTTGTCGGCACAGGATATTCTTCGCACTGTGCTTGCGAAAGAAGCTGGCACTGGCATCCTGACTTTCAATGACCGGGTACAAACGACTCATGCCGATGTCATGACCATGCTCGACAAGGCCATTGTCCAAGCCAAAGAACGAGGGCATTTTGGGAATGAATGAGCATTGACAAGTTCCAATATATCGAATATGTAGAAGGACAATAGAAAGGGTTTATCTGATGCGTCCATATGCAAATCTTCAAGCCGTTTTCGACGTGGCCTATGTCGGCATGGCCAAGCAGGGTTTTATCCAGTCCGCCAACGGCAATTTCGATTGCATGTATCGTGGTCCACATGGCTTGAAATGTGCCATTGGCCATTGTGTGCCTGACGAGTATATGCCGATGCATGAAAACAATGCCGATGTTATTTCCATGATCAACAAAGACCCCAACTGGGATGAACTATTCCAGAATGTCGATATAGATGCATTGCAGAGCTTGCAGGATGCTCATGACAATGCCGCTGGCAAGGCTGAAATGGTGAAGGCAAACATGCTCGCCTTTGCCACAAAATTTAATCTCACTGTGCCAGAGGTTGCCTGACATGAAAGGTTTGAATCCCAAGGTTGGCGATGTCGTTGCCTTCAACGAACTGCCAGACGCAACGTGGTTCGACGTGCTGGAAATCAACGGCTTCGTCATGACCATTCGTGAACATGGAACGACCTATGTTGAACAGCGTATGGACAAGGCGTTCGTGAAGCAAATCAGGCCGGTGACGAAATGAAAATCGACTGTTTCAAACCAACGCTTGAACGTTGGTACAGCGAGTTCAAGATTGCTAGTGATGCTCGGCATCAAAACCGTTCGTTCGTACATGTCTCGTTCATCGGTCCAATGTCGAATGGTTTCTATCGGTGTTGTGTCTGGGGCAATGACGACTATGGTTTCGAATTCGATCATCAAAACAAAGAATACGTCTTGAGTATGTATGTCACAGTCTGCCAAATGGAAAATGTGGCATCCGACGTTCTCGCAACACTAGGATTCGTTCGAGCATGAGCTACACCAAGTTTGAATATAAGCAGGAAATGCATCAGGGTGATCCCAAAACTTTTATGCCATGGGTTAACAGACATGGTGTGGAAGGATGGGAACTGGTGACCTATACAACACAAACCGACAAAGGCTTCTGGTATTTCCTTTGTACTTTCAAAAGGAACATTATCAAATCCAGTCCGGAAAAGAAATCTGAATTCCGGACGGACCGAACGACCAATGATGATTTGAAGAACATGCTGATCGGCCTTTGCACCATTTTGGAAGCGAAGCATGTTGACAGAACTATCGATTCTGTGCCAAATCTTCGCAAATGGTGGAAAGCCAACCGCATTGGCAAGAAGCCTCGGGATAAGACGGCGAAAGAAATTGAAATGGAAAAGAAAGAACAGAAGCTGCGGGCCGTGGTTGGCGAATTGATAAAGGCAGTGAAATGAAGGCGCTTGAAGTTGTCACAACCGCCAAGGCGCTCATAGCTGATCCGAAGCACTGGACCAAGGGCTATCTGGCCGTTGATAAATTGGGTCGCCTGACTTCTTTGCGTTCGCCACAAGCCTGCAAATGGTGCATGTCTGGTGCAATTCATCGGGCCGCTTATAATCTTGGTGGCATTGATGAATTTGGTGTTGCCACGCCGGAAGCAATATCGGTCTTACGTGATATCTGTCTGACCTTCCGGGCACTCTATCCGGAACCGACAGACGGTAAAAGAATGCGGTATTTTGCCCAGTTCAATGACCACTACAAAACCACACACGCCGATGTGATGGAAATTTTTGACAAGGCCATCGCCCATTATGATGGTTCTGAACCCAAGACAATGAAGGCGCTATGATATGACCAACGCATTAAGAGAGGCTTGGGTTTCCGAGCTTAAGTCTGGCAAATACAAGCAGACATTCGGACGCCTGAAAGCCGGTGAAGATTGTTATTGTGCGCTTGGCGTTCTGTGCCATGTACTCAAAACACAGTTTCCGGAGGTTCTGTATAAGAACAATATTACGATCAATGAACAGAGCCATGACATGGTGGTGTCTTCCGATCAATGGAATGCGTTCGCACAACTGATGTACGAACTGGGTTTTAATATAGCAACCCAGTCAACGATTGTCGAAGCCAATGATCGGAAACGAATGTCATTGCCGGAAATCGGTGCGATGATCGAAGGGATTGGTCGAACATGACCGAAGATAAAAAAGAAATTGTGGATTCGATTCTGTCAATGCGCTTTGGCATCAACTCGACAGAGAAGATGGTGAACCATTGGCTGATGCATTCCAATACGGATACTGTCAAGAAGGTTGCCGATACTATCGACAGACATAATGGCAACTATATCTTTACTGCCAAGGTGACAGTGAACGATGTGGAATTGTCGTTTGCCGAATTTGACAAATTCATGATGGATACCTATATTTCCATCTGTAAGGAAATCGAGGAAAAATATTCCGATGTCGAAGCGGAAGTTCAGCGGCGCTTGGAAAAGCGCATGAAGGATGAAGCCGAACCGATCATCGAGAAAATGGGCAACATGATGCGGGCCATGGAAGACGCCGGTTCCTTCATCAAACCTTACTGGGAAAAGTGATGACTCCTTCTGATGCACTGGTGGAAACCAAAAAACTTTTGGCCTTGCCTAGGAACTGGATTCAAGGGGACAATGCACGTCTCGCCAAGGATGGCGAAGTCTGTTCATTTAGTGACCCAAAAGCCACTTGCTTTTGTCTCTATGGTGCCTTGAACCGGGCAACAATTGGTTCGGAAAATGTGACGGCATGGTATAAGGCCAAGGACTATTTGTCCGATGCTATTCGGGATTTGGGTGGAACTGGTTTCGTGCCCGGATGGAATGACGACAACAACCGAACCCATGCCGATATCATTCGAACTTTGGATTTGGCGATTGAAAAGGCAAAGGCCAGCCAATGACCGTCATCGATAATCTAAAAACATTGCGTGGATTGCTCGCTCCCGAAAAGCACTGGACGAAGGGCGAATTCGCCAGAGATATCGCTGGTGACCGTTGCGATATCGAGGAAGGTTCTTGCTGGTGTCTGGCGGGCGGCATGTCCTATGTTTCGGATGGGTTTATCCAATACAGTTCGTTGCGGAAAGCCTTGTGCGACACCCTAGGGCTTGGCGAATTTGGGGCGACAACCGATCTATTAGCTTGGAATGACGACAAAAACCGGACCCATGCCGAAGTGCTGGATTTGATTGACAAAACGATAGAGAGATTGTCATGACCGATTTCGGTAAATGCGTGACCGTCAAGGGGCGGCAATTCTATGTGACGGGCACGTTTCGTGGCGTCACCTACAAGCTCACTGGACGATTCGGCTTTGTCCGTGTCGGCAAGGTTCCTGCCCGGATTGCCATGGTTGCCGAAGGCAGGGGACCGAATGGCGAAATTTCTTGGGCCGACTCGTTTGGAAATTTTTATGTCTGTCCCGGCGATGGATTTTATCCGGCGTCGGAAACGGAAATCATCAACATCTTTGAACAACCTGTGATGGCAGTCGAATGAGTGATATCGCCAACGTTGAAGTTCCGGTAACGCTTTCCTATTACGAGATAAGAGCGGTTCGTGCCGCTGCCATTCGTGCTGCCAAGCGGGCGAAGGCGGAAGACGAAAAGAAGCCGTTCACGCCGGAACCGGGAAAGATAAACACCAATCAGGAAAAGGCCAAGACGCTTTATAGCGCTGCCGACAAGCTGAACAATGCCTTGACCAAGGCTTTGACCGAATCCAAGAAAACCAGTGTGGCGCAACCAATTTTTATGGAAAAAGAAATTTTTTCCATGATTCAGGGTGCCGCCGTTCGTTCTGGCAAGACGACAAACGATATGGTATTGGAATTGATCGCCCGTGGCTTGGAACAGTGGCTGGTATCGTGATGTTTGGTTCGGTTGAACTATCGGACAGGCGACGGGCCGATTTCCAGCCACAGATAGAACCGCCTGTCAATTTAACAAAATGGTTTAGTTGGGATGGGCAACCATATTATGGTGAGTGCACAATCGACGGCAAGCGATGTTTTTGGATATGGATCGATTCCCTGAATGAAGAAATCGGGGAATGGGAAAAGATGCGTTTCCAAATCCGGGGCGCACCTTGGTTACGTGTCGAGAGGAACATCAAAGGCTGCACGGTCTTTGAAGCCAGAGTCATGACCAAGCTGCAATGCGAAAACGTCGATTTGTTCAACAAAATTTGGCGTGAAAATAGTGGGGACAGACCAAAGTTTATGGACGCTTTGAAAGCTGTCGGGCTTCCGGATTCGATCTTCGACGTTGTTGATAACCGAAAAGATTTGCCGATTGTCGGCTATTGGTTTCGGGAAGGCGCTGAATATTCAGAAGAAACTCTGTTCAGTGACTATGAGACAAAAATTGAGACGCTGAATGCCGTCACAAAGGATTTCATCAATTCTTTGCCAGAGGTAATAGACTGATGTATCAAGTTGGTGACAAGACCTATCCCAGACACGTTCCACACTGGATAGAGATTGACGAAAATTTTTCGTTGTTCGATCAGCCGCTGATCATGAAATCGAAGAACAATCCCAAGCCAACGAAATGTATGATAAAGGGTGATGGAACCGCTTTCTGGTATGGTCATGACAGCGGCCCGCCGACTCACTATTGGAGCTTCTAGGATGCACTGGATAATCATCATATCTGTATATACAACTCTGCATGGTTCTGATGTTGGGAATGTGCAGCAAAAAGTGTATCCGGAAGTCTTTGACACGCCAGCCAAATGCCATTACTGGCGTGATCTTCTTGCCGACGAAAACACCAAGGCGTATGGCCAAGGCAATTCGAGCGTCGGTTGTTGGGGTTTGGATAGTGGAGTGTTCGAATGAAAAATTTTTCAGTCAAAGATTTTTTGGAATATTGCCGCTCCCGTGGCGATGACACATACAATCCGATAAATTCGTTCGGATGTGCCGTCACCCAGTTCATGCATTCGCATGATCCCAGAGTGACGAATTCCATCTTGCGGGCCGGGCCTTCTGATGGGGACTTGGAATATGCCGAAGGATATGACCGAACGGATAGGGAAAGAACACCTTTGGTTCGTCTCACAGGCATGAGCCGTCAACACACACAGGCATTGTTTGGAATCACAAAATTTTCCGATCTTGCCGACCGATACGAAGCAATGGAAAAAATTAATGAAAAAAGATTTCACGATCTTGGAAGCCGGGCTGGTGGACAGGATAGGCCGAATCTATAAGCAGGAAGATTTGGAAGCCAGTGTGAAAAAACTGGCAAGCGGTGTCTATGGCGAGATTGGGCAAGGCGTTGAGTTGCGCCTTTCCCCAGACAGAATTTCGCATATCGTGGAAAACATCCGTTTCGAGGATGGTAAGATGATTGGCACGGTGCGAACGCTCGACACACCGACTGGAAACATTGTGCACGAAATGGATGCGGCCAAAGTTGGATTGCGAACGGCGATTCGAGGTATCGGCAAGGTCAATGAAGCTGGTGTGGTTGAAGACTATGAACTGGTTTCAATTGATATCGTGATGGACACTTGACATTCTCGAATATCTCGATTATATAGAAAATGTAATCGAGAGGGTGTCATGAGACTGTATACGAAGAATTCAAAGAATTCAGACCGCTTGAAAAAGTTGGTCGAAAGTGTGGGTGGAAATCCCAACGAACCATTTTTCTTCTGTTGGGAAACCGACCTGTTCGACTATTCCAACGCTGTTGGTGACATGTCGCAAGCTCTGCTTTGCCTGACCGCCAACAACAATGATGAAGTGGATTTCGCTAATGTTCCCGCCAAGCAGCTTCACAACCTTGGGTGGGATATCCAAGGGGTCATGTGGAAGAATTCGGCGGTTGTCGTGTTTGTGAGGCGATAATGAGCTACGGTTCAGCCGGAACATCACTGACTTCCAGTGATATCGCAGAGTTGCGAAAGGATGCCGACTATCATCTGAACCGTGCCGGACAGATTTTGTCGAGAATCGCCAATCGTGGTGATGTAACCTTGGTCGAATTTGCCTTGCTTTCAAATAGCATTCGAAGCAAGCTCAAAAATTATCTTGACAATCTGGACCCACAAGATTAGACACGAAACATCCTGACAAGGTGAACGAGCCACCTTGAATGGGATCGGTGAGAACCCCGCTGGTCGAAAGGCTGGCGGGGTTTTTACATACGAGAAAGGGTCGCCGTGGGTAGGAAATAAACCGGCGACCCTCCCTTTGCCAACCCTTCATGGGTTATCCGATCACCGGACAATTCTTTTTAGCGCATATCTGGGGAAAATCAAGTCACAAAAAATCCCCGCTTTATCCTGCATGAATCAATCGGCGTTAGAAACACTCAGGATAAGCGGGGTTTAAGTTCTTGTGATCATAGCCGGAAAGCTCTGGCTATGAGGAAATTGTCTAACCACACAGGATGATTCTGTCAAGAAGAAAAGTAGCCCGTGGGGCGCTGGCTTGGGGTGGATGAATACCCCACGGGCTTGCCATTGCACGGGGATGCAATGGCTCTCTGGACGAATCAAGGCACCATGCCTTGACACTTTTGATCTAGATCACCCCACACAAAAATCAACCGCCCCTGCGATCACTTTTTTGCCGGGATGGGCATAGGGCGTTCGCAGGGGCGGCGTTGTCCGGCAGACGGTTGGAGAACACGTTGAACACCGGACAATGGATTTTGGGTCTGGATACCCATTTGTTCGGCCATTTGCAAGCGTTTCTTGTCTCTCATTTTTCACTGGACTTTTCTCAAATTATCCGTTGACATTCTCGAATAGTTTCGATATATGAGAGTTGAAGATGATTTTAGGAGGGTTCGATGGCGGTACTGCTTGGTGGTGAAGTGAAGTTCGACGGCGGCGTGATCATGGAACGTGAGGAAAATGGTTACCACGATTCGGATTTCTATGTGATCGCATGGGATGAAGACACCAAGTCGCTCACCAAGTTCTATTACAATTCGACTCGCTACGGTGGTGGCGGTTCGGCCCGTGTTGATGCCACGCCGGAATCGACGGCAAAGGCGGCGGAATACGCTTACAAATACATGCGCAAGATCATCTGGGCCAAATTCCTGAAAGACCTTGCTGTTCCGGAAAAGGGCGATACGGTCGTGATCGCTCGGGGCAAAAAGGCCGACAAGGGTAAGACCGGCAAGGTGTTCTGGATTGGTGCTGAACGCACCTATGGAACCGGCTATTCGGAATGGTCGCTGACGAAGGCTACCAAGTGTGGCGTGGCTCTGGACGATGAAAGGGACGAAAAGGGCCGTTTCAAAAATGTGGTGTGGACCTACACCAAGAACCTTGATGTGGACGTGAAGGCCAAGATCAAATATTCGAAGGCCAAGCGGGCGCTCAAAAATCTGAAATTCAACGCAATCAATTACTGGGCAATCTTCAATTCGAAGTATGCCACGATGTTTCTGTGAGGGACGAATATGAATCCGGCTTGGACTGAACTCGATAAGCGGGCAACGCTGATTGCCCGCTCGGAATATCTTCGGCGTGATCCCACGGAACGGGAACCGTTCGAAAATTACGTCAAGAAGGCTTACCAGTATGTGCGGGCAAGCCAGTATCCCGGCGAATACCTGAACCCGTTCGCTGAAACGGGGACGGTGCACTGATGTCCTTTGATGCGAAGGTTTCGAAAATGCAAAAATCCAAATCGGATGATGACGACAAAAAGAAATATAAAAACATCACAGTCGATGGGGACTTGGTGGAAACACTCAATTCCATGGCGGATGAACTGGTGGAACAGTTTGGGTTCAGGCCCACTCTTTCACAGACCATCCGATATCTGGTCAAACTTCAATCCGGGGAAATCAAGAAATAGCTTGATTTTCCTATAAGTTAACGCTATATGCGTGACAATGTAGAGAAAGGGACACAACCCAATGGAACAAGTCACAGTCACGATGTTTAAAGCCAAGGATGGCTCTATGCATCAGAATGCCAGTGATGCTACAGCCGTTGACAGGGCAATCGAGCGAACCAATCGCCTGAAAGGCATCATTGGTTCGGTTCGTGGCGAACTGGACAATTTCTTTCGTTATGGTCTTCTGACGGACGGCGGCAACCAAACTCGCCGTGCACAAATCATCACCAAGCTTGGTGAACTGATCGAAGACAATTTCGACAAGATCGCCAAAGCCCGCATGGATGCCAATACCAACAAGGTTCCATCGACGGTTGAATAACATGTGGCAATCGTTCTTCCTCTGCATGGCAGTTGGAGTCGTGACCAACACAACCATCATGGCCATCACCGGCCATGGTGTTTTCTGGCATCTGTTTGGGTGGTTTCCGTGATCAAAGATGATTTCAAAATTGGTGAAGAATTTATTTCTGAACCCCGTTGGCGTAGCCGATGGCGCTGCACAGACATAGGGACTCGTGTTATCGTGGCCATACTGATCAATCGTCCTGACAGTAGCTGGTTTGACGGGCCTCCCTATGCGGTCGAAGAAGTGGTGTTCGATGAATACGATATGACAGCGTGTGTGCCATGTCGATAGCGCTTAAGGGATTGTTTTTGCTGTATCTTTTGGGTGCGGTGTTGACATTTGACTTCGCCATTCCGTTCCATCATGATTCGTGTGGAACAGTTCCGTTGGGGCAATGCGTTCGAACGAACTTGAAGGATTCGGCTTTCGCCGGTCTTATCTGGCCTATCTATTGGGGGTTTCGCCTGTGACCATCACCGAAGGTTCAACAACAAAGGATTAGCCATGGGCTGGCTTGTGCTGGAAATCGTATGCTTGGTTGTCGTCCTGCTCGCCATGATAGCATTGGGCATATTCATTGGTCTATGCCTGCTTCCGAAACTGGGGTTCTCGGAAGGCACCCGTTATCGGGAATGGCTGTTGGACCAAAAGCTTGGCGATCAAACCAAGTCACTAAGACAGCAACAAATCAGCTACATGCAATATGACGTGGATGGTTATACGATAACTTTCCAAAAGGTTCGTTTTTTACAGACTGGTGAAGCTTCGACAGAACTTCTTCCGGAAGATTTCTTCCCACCAGAGGAAAACAATGCTTGATGTTATCGCCACGTCGATCTATTCGGCACTTCTCAAAGATTTGCCGAACATAGAAGATCGTGGCAAATCCAGACGACCGACTTTGCACGATGTCGAAGTGTATTCTTTCCCGCAAACGTGGAGTAGCACGGCGCTTGGGTTTGGTGGCATTGGTGGACAGGCATTCACCACTGCACAAACGGTGGTTGTCTCTGACCTTCAACATGCCTGTGTATATTTCGGCGGACAACTGGCCTATACCAAGGCGATGACGCAAGAACTGGTAGCTGATATGCAGCGGCACCAGATGGCGTCGGTTATGAATTCGGGTAAATACAAATAGGTATTGACATTCTGTCAATCATGTGGCATATGTGGGGAATTATCAATTTTCTCACATATGGATTTAATTTTGGAACAACCACAGATTTTTTCTTCCAAGGCAGTTTGGCACGTCGATATCTTCAATCTCAATGACTTCATCGCTGAAAAATATAATCTTTCCAACTTCGAAGGCAATCTAGAGGCTTCGAACGACACATCCCATGAAATGACCATAGACGGTGAGCTTGATCAATTCCATGGCGATGACATCGAGAAAATTTTGAAAAATGGTAATGTCGAGATTTGGGGACTTAGCACAGTTTTGAACGACATGTGTAATAAGGGATGGATTCTTCCCGGCAACTACATCGTGCGTGTGTCATGGTAATGCGCTGGTTTAAAAAGTTATTCGAGTCTGCGCCAAGTCCGCTTCGACCATCGGAAGCACAGAAAGACCTTGCATGGAAAGCTATGTACGACAAGCTGATAAGCAGTCCGACAGATTCAGATGCACGGATTGAAGAAGTTGCAAGGAATTTCAAGACCATTGAAGAATTCATGAAAACCTTGGATGGGGAAGTGCTAGGCGCATACCAGTATTGGTATGATTATTTCGAGGATGGTTTCAAGAAGAACAAACGTCGCTATGATGAAAGAAAAGCGATGTTGAAGGAACTTCAAGAAATCAAGGATACTTTTCCAACACCAAAATGGTAATACGCCTATATAATTAAGTATAGGAGCAAAAGATGCAGCGATTTGAATATAGAGTAGAATTAGTAGAAAAGGGCAACATAGTCGATACACAAGCCTATGTTACTAAGCTGAATGAATTCGGCCAAGGTGGTTGGGAAATCATTTCGACAGAATATGCGGAGAGAAAGGGAAAACCTATGGTTTCTATTCTCATGAAGCGTGTTACTCCGGAAATTGAACTTGGACCGATCACGCTGTCAGAAGCCACTTGACAGGCATTATCATAACGTATAATCATGAAATAGTCTTTCTAAGGTGAAACCCAGTGATTGTGATTTTAGTTTCGTATTATATCTCTGGACTTTTCTTGCTGGTTTTTGGCGGAAGGGTCAAGAACATGAGAGAATTCTTGGCGATGTTCCTGTGGGCTTGCATATGGCCACTGGTGATCATCGTGGGATGGAAGGCATCACCAGAAAATGGTTGATATTTCCATCAATATAATGCCGCTATTTGGTGCACTGATTTGCTTAGGGCTGATCTATTTCGGCATCGGTGTTATAATTTTGTGGCAAATATATGATCCTGACACATATGGCCGTGTTGTGCTTGTATTTTTTCTAGCATTACTATGGCCTATCCCCGCCATAATGCATATTTGTTTTTACATCGCTGACATGTCTATTTGGAATAGAAAGATTCGGTAACCCATGCCTTATCCGATCACCCTGTTTCTTCTGCTAGTCTTCTTTCATGTTCTGGCGGATTATCCTCTACAGGGTGATTTCCTCGCCAAAGGCAAGAACCATCTGGCACCGATCACGGGTATTCCGTGGTATCATTGCCTGACAGCACACGCCATTGTACATGCCGGATTTGTTGGACTGGCCATGAACAGTGTCGAGTTCGCCATCATGGAATTTTCGGCCCACTGGGTCATCGACTTCTGTAAATCTGACAAAGTTTTTGGAAACAGGCCACATCTGGCCTACAACATTGATCAAGCTATGCACATCGTGTGCAAGCTCATTTGGGTAATTCTCTGGTACTGGTACAAATGACCGATTTCGAGGTTCAAGCGGAAACGCTCCGCTCCACTGCAAAAAATTTGCGGACTGTAGCTCAAAAATATTTGGATGAATCAAACGTGCATCAGCAAGAAGCCGATGCAATCATAGAAGAAGCAATGAAGGAAGCTGCCCCTTTGCTGGCTTCTGCCAAGGCACTGATTGCCAAGGCAAACGAACAGTATGAACTAGCGTTCGGCTATGAAACCGCCGCAAATGTTCTGATGCAAAGGTAAATGGGGCGAGATAGCAGTTATTCGAACTGATGGGTCAAGACGGTTGTGAGGGGACACTACCAACCGACTTTACCTACTATCTCGCCCCTCACAGACGGGGTTATGGGAAGGGGGATGATCCCATAACCGCTAGGAGGGGGTACGGAAGACCGTCTGTGATGGAAACAATATATGTGAGTCGTATTTGGTTTGCAAGCTCTATTTTTAAGGAAATTTTATTGACTTTCATTCGCATAGCTCTAGTGTGTTCGGTTTTGGCGGGGTGTGCTTCTTGGCATCATTCCGACCCGGAAATTTTCATAGCCGCTGGAAATCTATTGAAACAGGATATCGCTAAGGACGGTCGATGAACCGTTTCCTTATTGCGTGGCTGATGGTTCTCACCCTAGCAGCGTTTTCAAACCTTTACGTTCGAAGTCATTATTTCCTTCTCTCGCCAGAGGAATGGAAATGTGCTAACTGGCATGTCAATAAAGATCAATCGAACTGTGCAAAATATATTCTGCGCTAGTTGACATTTGGCTTAACATTTGATAGTGTGAGACATGTATAAGACAAATCTAAAATACTTCATGGCAGGATTTGGCGTCTGCTTTTTCATTATCGCCTGTATCATCCTTTTTGCAACTTAATACTGATCGGGTTAAAGTGGTAATAATTTTAGCATTCATCCTTTTCATAATCACTTGCCTTGGTAATGCAGGCGTTTTCAGGCGGTTTAGCACATCGACAGAGCTTGTGATATTACTTTTGACTACCTTGGGTTGGATAGTCCTTCTGGTTACGGAGTTTCCCCATGTGGCCTCTTAAAAAAGAGCCTAAGTACGCCGATTTTAAATTCCAAATCAAAGACTTAACGCCAGACGAAAAAATTGAACTTTTGTATGACCATCTGTTTTTGGCGGGCGGCAGAAAAATTCCAGAAAATGGCGCTCCGTTGGTGTTGCGAGTAAGCGTCGATTCGATTGACACACTCACTAAACGTTCGTACTTTTCCAAATTGTATAGGAAAGATGAAAATGAAGGCAGTTGAATTCTGTTACTGGCTACAGGGTCTATTCGAGTTACAGGAACCCGATACCCTAAATGAACGCCAGACCAAGCTTATCAAAGCACACCTGAACATGGTGTTCGTCCACGATATCGATCCTTCCTACCCGGAAGGCCAGCAAAAGAAGCTGAACGATATCCACCAATCGGTTCAAAAGACCGAACGACCATCGGGGGATTTCCTCGCCAGATGCTGATGAAAGACGTTATAAAATTTTGTGCCCGTGTTTTGGCCAAAGACACGGACGGCAACGTCTATCTCTACCTTGGCGATGATGACTGGTCGGCGGCTCAATACCAATGGGGATTTCCAGAAAATCGAATTTGGTTTGATACCGAAGAACAAGTTCGGGACGCCGCCAAGTTCTGTAATCTCATACAGAAACTATAAGATCGTCCCGAATTCGGCTGAACTTATCCGCTATACATCAACAGTCCTGATCGAACCGTTGTGCAAACTGGACCTAACGTAGCTTGGCAATAAGCTGAATGTGCGTAGGCTCCTTAAGTTCGATGCCAAAATCCTGCTTAACCTTTTCTTTCAGGAACGGTAGAAGATAGTGATTCTTGTATTCGACGGTGGCGAATTGTTTCAGCAATTCTTCGACTGGGAGCGGAAAATAGTTTTCGTTTAGCTCACGCTCCCAATTGTTCTTGTACCGATATTTCAGAAGGAAATGGGTCATTTGCTTTAACTTAGTGATTTCCCCATATTTCTTCTGAAAATCGTTCAGGATATAGACATCATCCTTTTCTTTCAGATAATAATTGGCAAGTGCCCAGATGTCATGGGAGGAAACGTCATATCCTTCCGCCTCCCTCGTCATAGCCATGTCTCGAATGCAGACATAATTGAAGTTGTTGTTGATTCTGTTCCAGAATTGGACCACCGAACCGCCTACCTGATAGGCATAGACTTCATGAATGAGCGACGAACAAATTACCGCTCTAATCCCATCAATCTTTTTCATAGCCGTGACCAATTCATCGAAATTGGCCGAAAAAACAGCATTTGGAACTTTCAAATTCTTGGCCATTTCGATCATCTTCGGATCATTGTCATAGCCAAAATAATGAAATTCCGGAAACAGCTTGGTCATGAATTCGATCATGCTGCCATCAGCACAACCATAATCCAGATAGACCGTCGCCGGTATCTTGGTCAGAAAGAAGGTCTTTTCCAGAAAAGATTTTCTCATTTTCTGGTTATAACCAGACAGATCGATGATGGCAGGAAACTCTGTCAAATCACTCATTGATTGGCTGCTTTCTGGCGCTTGGCGAAATCCCGGCCTGCCGCATAGGCGGCATAGGCAAGCGATGTACGCTCTGGTGCCAGATTCCTTTTATCCGGAAACTCGATAGCACGGAAGTAGTAAGCGGAAAGCCCGCTTCCCTTCTGCTTCGGCGGTTCTACCGTGTAAAGATCATAAATGTACCGCTGTTTGTTGTCTTTGAATTTAGTCATTACTAAAATTCCTTCCAAATTCTTTCTCTGACTTTACATAGCTGAAATGTATAATAATGTCAATAGCCTCACGTGCGGTTGACTCATATCATTTTTCACGCTAGTTTCCCTCATGACATACAGACTTTTCATAGACGATGAACGTGACCCTACCGATGGCGAATGGGTTGTCGTTCGGTCTGTAGAAGATGCCATTGCGGTGATAGAAGCGCAAGGCGCTCCATCATATATAAGTTTCGATCACGATTTGGGGGAGAACAAAAAAACTGGACACGATTTGGCAAGGTGGCTGATTGATTGGGATATCAAGAACGATGTTCTTACTCCTGCGAATTTCAGCTATTACGTGCATTCGCAGAACCCGATAGGGAAAGCCAATATCGAGGGAATTTTTGCCTCCTACTTCCGGTTCAAATCTCTGTAGTCCTAAATCTGGGAAATTCGATGCTCTGGGAAATTCGATGCCGTAAGACCGGCACGGTAGTAATGGAAGCTATATGTAGTTTTGTAGAGGTTCGCATCATATTGAGAACCCTTGAATTCGCCAAACAAGCGCCGATGGAAGCGGTCTTGTTGAGAAACGAAAATAACCTTGAAACTCCCAAAAATTTCATTATATACGGTCGTATGAAACTCATTGTGAGGGACAATGCCAAAGAAAAAAGACAACCCGTCTGCTAGCTTGTCGGAAATCGAATTTTCTTTGCGTTCGGTGTGCAACCGTCTTGTCAAGCTGTTCGACATGAAAGCGCCAGACATGATCAAGTTCAACGAATTCAAGCTCATGCAGGCTCGATTCGAGGAATGGTGTGGTGTCAAGGGGTTCGATCCCAAGCGTGAATGGATGGACGATAAGATCGATCGGGAGAAGATGCATTGATCGCTGAATTCGAAACCCAAACAATTACAATCGACAGCCTTTCAGGGCCGCAAAAATGGCCAGCACCAGCGGGGTGGGATTTCGATTCCACCCAGTCTCTGGTGTGGGTTCGTCTGATGAACCTCTACCGGACACACAAAAATCTGATCCGTTCCCATAAAACCACCAAGCGTGATGTTGCCGTCATGGAAGGCAAGATGGACGCTTTGGCCAACATCCTTGCCTGCACACTCGGTATGGCGGGTTTCTACTGGATTCGTGCGGCGAAAACATTTGTGGATCATCTGGAAAATGAACGCTAATTATCTCCGCTTCGTTCCGTTAGAGGAATTGCAGAAGCCGAAAACCGGCTATGAAGTTTTGGTGGATTTTTGGTGGATTGTTCATCCTGATAAGGGCGCAGTGTTTTATCAACGAAATATCCAAAAAAAGAATTTGGGATCGCCCCAATGTAACAGAGATAAAAATGTTACAGAACTTGTTCATTCCCGTCTATATACTGATATGGAAATTCGCCAAATCCCTTTGGCTTACATATTACGGGACTATGACTGAAAGACATAAAGAAGCTATAATTTTAGTATATACAAATGCCTGTGTTGACTTAAGTAACAAGTTTAAATCTAAAGAAGATTATACTGTAGAAATGGCATTATGTGACGCCATTGAAAACAAGTATCCGGACATCATTGCTGAACTTCAACAGAAAGACAGCAATTTTTTAGAATCCGCCTAGATGTTCCTCGGTTAGAACATAGAAAATCAGACCACGCTTTTCGCAGAACGTTTTTGCTGCTTGCCATTTGTCCTGATTGGTCTGATACGTCACCATTTCCGTTAGATATTTTTGTGAATTCCGCTTCTTAGGCGGATTGCACTGTGCTTTGCACTTAATCTCGATCACATAAATTTTGGTTTTGCCGGTCCGGTCCTTAAGCTTCAAAACCACATCAGGAAAATAGCGATGTACCTTCCCGTCAACGGATGATAGGTACTTGATATGCATTTCCTCACTTCCCCACTGCAATACATTATTATTCATATCGAAAATTTTGAAGAATCGACGCTCTAAATTTGAGCGGGCGACAATGGCGTTTGCATTCCCTACATATTTCTGGGGATTAACCGGGATAAAATATCTCGGTGTTGGATACTTAGACCTTTTAGATTTGGCCTTACGCCGTTTCTTTATGTCTTCTTCCGGAAGTAGAAATTTGTCCATGTCCGTATTTATAGCTAAATAGATTCAAGCTATTAATACAGGCATTTGAACTTGGTCGGCACAAAAGTAACTTCAACAACGAAATATACTGGCGCTTCACAAATTGAAGGTAGTCAAACTACTGACAGTAGCTCGTCTTCCAGCACATCGCCGCCGCTTACGTTTCCAAAAACGCTAACGACTGAATGGAACCACATTATCCATTTTCAGCGTTACGAATATTCCCGTTCTGATGCCAGAACAGCGCCGGTAGAATCAAAAGCCGGTTCTCTCATTTCCCTGCCAACCCCCATAAATCTACAGGTGAGTTACAACGCCGACTGGGAAAATGAAAATCTTGGTGTGTTGGGTAACACCTTGTCTGGGGATGCAGCGAACATTTACAATAATGCTAAAGGTAAGGGATTCAGCGGCTTGAAGGACGCTGTTGTTCAGTTTGGCAATGAGTTTACTGCCGAAAAAGGCAAAGACCTTTTGCAGGCGTGGGCACTCGACAAAGCACAGGATTTCGATACGGTATACAACACGTTTTCCCGTGTGACCGGCCTTGCGGTTAACCCGTATAAGGCGGTTTTGTATCGCTCACCAGATTTCAGATCATTTCAATTTTCATATAAATTTATTCCTTCAAATCAGCAAGAAGCCGATACGATTGCGGCAATCGTGAAGGAATTCAAGTACGGTATGCACCCGTCATTCGATGCTGCCTTCCAAGACAACGTGTTCAAATACCCGGATGTTTGGCGAATTACTATTGGCAACGGTGACGACAAGTACATGTTTAAAATCCTGACATGCGCTCTTAGAAATGTTACTTATAATCCTCATGGTGAAGGTACAAAATCCTATATCAGAACAGATTCTGGGTTGAATATTCCTCTTTCAGTCACTCTAGACTTGGAATTTCAGGAACTTTCTATTCTTACCAAAGAAGACATTTCGAAAGGTTACTAATGGCGGCGTTTTTCGATCCTTTTCCAAAAATAGATTACGATATAAACAGAAATGGTCAGCCAATTTCAGCTACCAACATCATGCTTCGTTTCAAGATTCGTGATATTGTATTGAAATACACTGAAATTTTGTTTGAATACACTGTAAGAGACGGTGAAAAACCATTCATGGTTGCGCAGCGCTATTATCAGCGACCGGAACTGTCTGAACTTATTCTTTTGACCAATTTCTGCATCGACCCTTATTTTGATTGGCCGCTTTCCACCCATGAATTTGAAGCATATCTGGAAAAGAAATATGGTTCTGTCCCCGCTGCTACCCAGAGAATTTACGCTTACTATCAAATCATTCAACCAAGAACAGTAAATGTCGATGGAACCATAATCGAAGAACGCTCATTGCGTGTAGATAAGACTACATATCTTGGACTAGCAGATGAAGATCGTAAATTGGTCTATTGCTATGACTATGAACATGATTTGAATGAAAGCAAACGTCATATCTCTCTGATCAAGAAGAACTTCATTCCACAAATTGAAGCCGAATTGAAGACCATATTGAAGTAATGGCAGAACAAAAATTTCCAGCCGGATCGATTTTTATCGATTCCATCACAATCCAGAGCGACCTTGGCGGTGATCCCTTCGATTTGAAGGCTGTTGTCAGGGAATTTTCTATCTATGAAAGCCTGACTTCGCCTTTTTTGACCGGAGACTTGCTTATCGGTGACGCCTTGTCTCTCGTCAACATCGTTCCAATTGTCGGACAAGAAACAGTTCATATCAAATTCAAGACGCCACATGATTCGGTTCTGAAAGATATTGATGTGACGTTTCGTGTCATGTCCGTTGAAAATGGGCATCGTATCAAGCCAAGAATGATGGGCTATATCATCCATCTGGCGTCGGCTGAATATCTTACCAATCTCCAAACCCGTGTTCAGCAATCATACAGACAGAAAACCACGTCTGAAATGGTTCAGGACATCCACAAAACATATCTGCAATCACAGAAGACATTGACTGCCTCGGAAACAGAAGGTCAAAGAACCATCGTCATTCCGAACATGAAGCCTACCAAGGCCATCGACTTCCTGATCAGAGAATCCAAAAGCGCCACATACAAAGCGTCAAACTTTCTTTATTTCGAAAATTGTGATGGATTTCAATTCGTTACCGTGGACGAACTGATTACCAAGCGTCATCCGGTAATAGACAAATACTGGTCAACCTTGAAGAACTGGGAACGTCCTGATTCCTCTCCTAGAGACGATGCAGGCACGGGTGCTGGCGGCGGTGCCCGTCAATCGACCAAACCATATGACATGTTGAAATTCGATCATTTCGAATTCATCCATCTGTTCAATGCAGACCGGGTTGGTGTCAAGGGTGGTTGGGAAAATACCAGCTATTACCTTGATCCGATCTACTCTGAATTTACACAACAAGCATATGATTATATTACCAATTTCGGTGACATCAAGCATACCGGAAAAGGTGGTAAGTTTATTTCTCAAGATAACAATTATGTCAATGCCAAAACGTCAATGCAAAACTTGTTCATGACGAACAAGTCTGGGTCTGGCGTGGATAAGGACCAAAAACCAGATTATTACCATATCATGGCTGGTTCTTTTGGTTTGCTGGATAACGTTCTGGTGGAAGTTACCATACCCGGCGACACTGAACGCCGTGCCGGTGATCGTGTCAATCTACAGTTCCCAGAATGGGGTGCAACTACAGATATTGAAGGAAAGATAAACAGATATACTTCCGGCGAATATTTGGTGCTTGGCATTCGTCATATATACAATGGAAGCGGTTATTCATGTGTGATGCAGTGTGTCAAGAACGCATATGATCAAGACGTTCTGCCATCCAATCCTACAGAAAGTCTGTCGGAAGGACAGGAAGTCACAGCCGAATTTCCGGCCCGTCCTACTGGCCCAATCAGCACAAATGGAAGCTCTGCTACGCCAGTGACCCCGGTTTGGCCAAATAGCAATGGCGAAAAGGTATAAATTGGAAAATTTCGAAAATTTCTTAGGCAAGGGTAATTCCGTATTTGCAATTGGTGTCGTTGAAGACATTGCAGACCCACTCACGCTCGGACGTGTCAAGGTCCGTTGCTTTGGTTTCCATCCTGCCGACAGGTCCAAGGTTCCGACAGTCGATTTGCCATGGGCACAGGTTCTGCAATCATCCGCTTCAACCTCTGGTGTCGGATTTTCACCAAACTATTTGAAGCCGGACTCATGGGTGTTTGTCATTTTCTTGGATGGCGAGACTGCACAATTTCCGCTTGTGCTTGGTGCCATGCCACGTGTTCATGCGCCATCTGGACCATCATCGACCATCGGCAACTCTGCGGCTGGCTATCACACAAAGGACTCGATCTATTCTGGTGCGCCAACGCCACCAAATCCAAATTCGGTCACTGGTGAATTTTATCCACAGCCACAAATCAATCCGGGCGGTGGCTCGACCATTGCTGATGATGGCTCGCACTTAACAAAACAAAATATTCCAAATTGGCCGCTGAAAATCTATAAATCAACGCCAGCCCGTGGCGACTACGGCTTGGCTTGTAAAGATGCCGATTCGTCGCTGTTCATTCACTATGCGTCGGCGCTTGCCTTGGAAGAACTGGCGAGACGTTGGGGAACGCCACCAAAGATCAATTCGGCGTACAGAACCCCTGCCTATAACGCAACGCTTCAAGGCGCTGCAAAAAATTCGCAGCATTTGCATGGTCGTGCCTTCGATATCCCCTATTCCTCGATTGGCGGTAGCGATCAAGGCAACCTAGCCAGATTCGCACAGACAGCGGTCCAGTGCGGCTTTGTGGGCTTTGGGCTGTATCCTACCTTCATCCACATCGATACAGGCTCTGGACGCACTTGGAACGGCGCTAAAGCGGCATGGTTCATTGATGCGATCAAGCAGGCCGGATGGTATCCGGGCAAACCGGGATTGAAGGATGTTCGCACGTCGAACACCCAGACATCAAACAATTCGACAAGCTCGGCCAACACCGACCCGACCACGACCGGTTCGACAACAAACGAACCACAAACGGCAAATGAAGCCAAGGATTTGCTTGCCGAAAAAATGCGGGCACAAGGCTATAACGAATATGCCATTGCCGCCGCACAGGCACACGCATATTCGGAATCCGGGTTCAGCCCTACGATCACAAACGGCATTGGTGCAACCGGTATGTTCCAATGGTTGGGTGATAGAAAGACCGGTATGCTGGCATCTGGTGCCGGTGGCTCTGCATCTGGTCAGATAGACTATTTCTTGTCCGAATTGGCTCCGGGCGGTGCCCGTGCTGGTTCAGGCAATGCTTTGAAAAATGCGACTTCGCTTGATGCTGCCAACCAAGCGATGGCCAGCTATGAAGGTTATGCACTTCCCGGTGCCGGTGGCTATTATGGCGATGCCGACACGGCAAGACGACTGGCCAAAGCCCAAGAATACCTTGGCGGTGCTGGTGCCGGTAACGCTTCCATTCAGAATGGTTTTCGTGATGCTTCCGGTTCACTGCCATATGGCGGCTATCAAGGCAAACCATCCACACACCACTCTGCCGTTGGCTTCAACGGCAACATGTTCCAACCCGAACTGTTGAAGAACAATGACGCTCGTATTGGCGGTTTCCCTACAGCGGGTGAAAAGGGAACTGTCGGGGAACCGCCAATGTCAGAAGCTCCACAGTATCCGTTCAATTTTACATACGCCTCTTTGACAGGCCATCTATGGGAAATGGACGATACGCCGGGTGCGGAAAGAGTTAACCTACAGCATAGAAGCGGTTCACGTCTGGCAATCAGTTCGGAAGGTACAACTTTGATCAAAAGTCAAGGTAACATGTACAACGTTACTTCCGGCGACACATATCATCTAACCATGGGCGGCATGGTAATGTCGGTGAAAGACGATATCGGCATTCGCTCGACATCTGACATGACCCTACATGCCGATGGCACGGTAACGATGCTATCGAGAAACGACTCGGTTGAACATATCTCTGGCAAAAAAGATATTTTGGTTGCCGAAACGATGCAAATAAAATGTAATCGTTTGATTATCGAAGCCGAAAATATTGATTTCGTGGCGGCTGCAAACATCACCATGGAAGCCGGTGGAGACATCAAGATACGTTCTGGTGGCAATATGGCAACGTCTTCTGGTGGCGATACCACGGTCTTTTCGAAGGGTGGCTATCATGCTGATGCAGCTTCATTGCATTGGTTGGAAGGCCAAGCCAAGGAAATTCCGGAAATGACCGGCAAGTCAACCGATCTTGGCACAGCGCCAGCCCGTTCAATTGTCAAGAAGGTTCCATACCTTCGCAAGAATCCAGATAATGTGATCACGGCAGAGGATGCCATGCAGAACTACGGCCAGTCAGACCCAACCAAGAGAAATGTATAATGGCTATTGACATCAATGATCCGAAATATCCACAGATAAACTATGGAACCGACGAAGAAGCACATGAAGAATCGATTGACGAATCGATGAAATCCAACGTCATTGGACATGAGCATCCATTCTTCACAGCTAATGGCGTCATCGCCACCATCAATTCGGCTCGAAACATGTCGAACACCAAGGAACAGTTGCTGTCTGGCAAAATTCCACAGAAGGTTTTCGAAGATATCTCGGATGCGGCTCGCAAGACCAAGGTTCCCTATGACCTACTTCTGTTTGCCTGCGACTGGGAAAACGACATGACTTCCCGTTCTGATGCTTCCGATGCTTCCGGTATCGCACAGAAGATCATTTCATATGTACCAGAACTTCGAAACTCGCTTGGCCGTGATCCTATGAATGCAGAATTGTTCATGGCGCATTGTGTAAACGGTGCCAGTCAAGTAAAAACAATTCTAGACAATTCAGTCAACAAGCCGGAAGATGAAGCGCAATCGGCTGGTACAAAGAAAGACGATTTGGTTTTGAACAAAAAGCGTGGGGAGAAAACCCAGAAGCGCACAAACCGTGAATTGTATGATTATTTTTACAAAAGGGCTGGTGCAAACGCCAAGGTCTTGTATCATGAAGACCTTGGCAAGGACAAATACAGCGTCTAGTTGTCGGCTGATTCGCCGCTTTCGTCGGAAAGCGAGACGAGGTATCGATAGATTCGATTGAACTCGGCTCGATGCGATTTGCAGACAGCTTTCAGTTCGTTGCCGTGCAGACCTTTCATATAGTTGGCGATCTGGGCAAGCTTGATAAGGACTTGACGACCTTCGGTAGCGTCGAACTGGTCCATGCGTTGTTCACCAACGGCAACTTTGGCGGTCGAAATCACACCATCGGTGACAGCAGTCAACGTTGTTTGTGATACATAATTGCAGTTGGCGTTCAGTGTGAACACATACAAGGCATGGTTGGCGTCGGTGATGTAGCTTTGTTCAAGCTTGGTCAACAACGGCGCTGAATGAGACTGGCTTATGGCCAGCCCGATCAGAAGCGGGATGATGAAAAATATTGTCAACCACGCAAAGAACAGGAATTTAATCAGCTTCCACATTGGGTCGTTCCCCTTTCTTTCATAACAACTAGCCCGAATATACACAAAATATTTGGGAAGTCAAGGGGCGGTCATAAATAAATCAGGAAGTCAAGAGGAAACACATGGCGTTTGAAATAAATCAGAACACGATCATCGATGTGGGAATGCAATTAAGCAGGAATTTCAATCTCTCCCACCTTACAAGCGGTGCTTATTCTCCCATCACGGCACAATGGATGCCGAAGTTCACAGCCACACTGATCCCCGATTCTTCATTGCCGCTGAACTTGTCTGGCGGATCGAACATGCCTCTATGGCAGATTGTCGCCAATCTTCAAGCCGGTGCAGAAGGTATGTTGGAAGGTCTTTTGGGAAATTTTGGTCGTGACTTGATTGTCAAGGCGGCATTCATGAACAACATTCCGGTGAATGCGCTACCGAATGAAATATCTCATTTGATCGGACGTGGCTTCGATATCCAGATTGCTGGTTTCGAAAACAACATGTACAATGTGGCGAAGGAAGTCCAGAAGTTCACAAGAATGGCCGATTCCATCAACCTAGTGAATGGAACCACGTCTTGGATACACGTCGATATCAACCCATTGAAACTGGGTATTGCGCCGTCAAGCCTGCCAGACCCCGCCATAACGACAAGTGATTTGCTGACAGGCATTACTTCGGAGGGTCTATCGGCTTTGCGTGGCTTCTTTTAATCAGAAGCCCAATCGTCATACCGGTCCTGCGCCATCTGACGAATTTCTTCGATCTTTGCTTCAAGAGCGGGCGGAACTTCGTCGCCATCGTTCAGGAAGATGGAACCCGCCGCTTTCAGTTGTTCAATCTGGGTCTTGTAGCTGGTCTTGCCACGTTCGGCCATCCACTCGACAACATCGAACTTGTTCGCCAGCTTGGCTCTGTTTATGTGATTGGCTTCCCGCAACAGAAGCTCGATACCCTGCGTACTGACTCGGGGCGCAAGATGCGTTGCGACTTCCCATTCGTCTGCGTCGTGATCTTCCCAGAGCTTATTAGCGATACGTTCAGCAAGCAAATTCATGACTAATTCCCCTGTCTTCAATTCCAAGATAGCCAATCTTTTGAAAAAGTCAAGCCCATTGATATAAATATCATAGATTGAAATATTGGAGTTGAATTTGCCGCTTCTAGCGCTTGTAGGCGACCTTAATAGCCATGGTGGTGGTGCATTGCAGACGCCTCCACAAACAAAATGGACCGTTGGCGGTGTGTTGGTGACAACTGTCGATACCGTAGCGGCTGTTGATAACTTGTTCCACCCTTCCGGCTCGACTAACTCGTCAACCGGCTCTGGAAAATGGACGGTGGCTAATAAGGCAATCCATAGACACGGTGATTCCCGATATTGTGGTGCAAGCACAGTGGTTTCATCACAAACCAAATTTACCATCGGGGCATAAATGTCATCCACAATTACCAAGAAAGACGTATTCAAAGATTTGAGCTTGAAGTTCTTAGCACACCCTGAAACAGGCGCTGTGCCCGTGGTAAAGAACGAAAATGCAATCAAGCAGCAAGTCAAAAATCTAATTTTTACCAATCGATATGAAACATTGTTCCGCCCGAATGTATATGGCGGAATTTATGATGCATTGTTTGATAGTTTCGATCCGATAACGGTTCAATCGGTTAAACAAGCCATTCAGGACGTGATAAATAACTATGCCAAACGTGCGGAACTTCTAGAGATTTCTCTGACAGACAGATTAGATGATGAAAATGCCATTGAAGTCACAGTGGTTATCAAGCCTTTGAATTTTCCTAACGCTGTCACCATTAATTTCTTCTTACAACGGACAAGATAACATATGGCTGATGCCAACACAAGTCTTCAAGTTTCAGAACTTGGGTTTTTTGAGATTAAGGAAAATCTCAAATCTTTTCTAAGAGCTAAACCAGAGCTTACGGACTTCGATTTTGAAGGCTCTACCATGTCCACATTGTTGGACGTGTTGGCATACAACACATATTATAATTCGTTCTACCTGAACATGGTTGCGAACGAAATGTTCCTCGATTCTGCAATCATGAAGGAAAGTACATACTCACTTTCCAAAATGATGAACTACACGCCACGTTCGGCCCGTGCAGCATCAGCTTCGCTTGTCGTTTCGTTTACCCCGACAGACTCCCCTGCGGAAATCGTCATTCCGCAATACACAAAATTTTCAACAACCATTGATGGTGTTAACTACTACTTCACAACCGACACAGAATATTCCGTGCAGTCGGCTGGTGGTGTCTATGTCAAGACGATCACGATCTATGAAGGTCAAGTGCTTTCATATCGTTTCACTGTCGATGCATCTTCGAAATTTTTTGAGCTTCCTGTCGCTGGCGTCGATACTGAAAGCATGAAGGTTCAGGTTCAGCCATCAGCCGGTTCCACAACCCTTACCACATACACATTGGTAAAAGATTCGACAGAAGTAGCGGCGACATCGACAGTCTATTACCTCCAAAAGAATTCGAACGGGTTCTATGAACTGTATTTTGGTGACGGTGTTCTTGGCGCAGCATTGCAGCCGGGTAATATCGTTGTCGTAACGTTTCGTGCATGTAACGGTGGAACTCCTAACAATGCATCTAATTTCCAAAAGATTGGCTATACAGGCTACAACAAGGCTGTTCCAACTACGAAATACATCTGCAATATCGTTTCGGTAGCGCAAAAAGCACGTGACGGACAGGATGAAGAAACCATCGACTCCATCAAGTTCAATGCGCCTCGCAATTTCGAAATGCAGAACCGCCTGATTACCGCTGGCGATTACAAAAATTATATTCTAGCAAATTATTCAGACATCCAAGCAGTCAATGTTTGGGGCGGTGAAACTCATAATCCGCCACTCTATGGCAAGACCATTATTGCGGTCAAGCCATTCACTGGGTACGTTATAACAAATAATAGAAAAACAACGATTATCAATGATATCAAGAAGTTCAATCCTATGTCGATTGATCCGGCTATCATTGACCCAGTGTTCATTTTCGTAAAGCCCGTTGCTACAGTCAACTATAATTCCTCTGTCTCGACATTGGAAGTTGATGCGATATTCAACAAGATCGCTACAGCCGTTCAGAACTTCGAATCAACACAGCTAGGCATCTTCGGCAACCGCTTCAAACTTTCAAGACTTTCGACAGCCATAGACAATTCAGATGCGTCCGTGGAATCGAACCAAATGACGATCACCATAGAAAAGCGATTTGCTCCGGTCCTGAATTCGAAATTCAATTACAATATCGATTATCAGAACCCACTGTATAATCCATATGCTGGATATCAGGGATGCATTTCATCGAACGGCTTCAACGTAGCCGGTTCTGATAATACACTCTATCTGGACGATGATGGTAACGGTGTTTTGCGTCTCTACTATCTGAACGGAACGGCCAAGACATATTTCAACACAACGGCGGGCACTGTTGATTACTCCACAGGCCAATTGAGCCTACAGTCATTCATTTTCACAGACTATAACGAAGAAGTTGTGATATCGGCACAACCGTTGAATACAGATATATACGCACAGAACAATCAAATTATTCTTCTGTCAACACCGACTATTTCTATGTTCGATACAAGTAAAAACAAGATCATCTTCAACAAAGTTGTGGATGTTGTAGGTAATTCAACTCTCATTGATGTTGATGGTGTATCTAATACGGTTACCCTTTAATGGCACAATGCAATAACATTTCGATTTTCGTAAATTCACAGGTTCCAGATTTCTGGAATCGTGATGCTGGTGAACTGGTAAACTTCATTCAGCTTTATTATGAATGGGCGGAACAATTCGAAAATCCGATTGTTATTTCTCGTAAACTATCAGAATACAAAGACGTTGACCTTATTCCGGATCAATATCTGAAATTCATGCGCAATGAATTTATGAAAAGCATTCCGGTAACAAAGGTCGATGATCGTCTTCTGATGAAGAACATCCTCGATTTCTACCGTGCCAGAGGAACGGAAAAAGCATACAAAATGCTGTTCCGTATCCTGTATGGTGACGAAAACGTGTCATTCTACTATCCCGGCAAGGATATCCTAAGAGCTTCTGATGGTAAGTGGGTTATTGAGCGTTCGCTAAAACTCAATCTTACCGCCGACCAAAATATTGTCGAAGGTTTGATAGTTGTTCGTGGTGAAACATCTGGTGCCACAGCGAGAAAAGACAAGTTCCTATCGTATGTCATTAGTGAAGTCAAGACTGACGAACTATACATCAACAACATCTTCGGTGATTTCCGCATCGGTGAAGAACTTATCGATGATACTACGGGCGAAAAGATTGGCACAATTATTGACTTCGTTACCTATCCGGGTAGTTGGGTAGGAACAGACGGTTTCCTTTCGTCCGATAAAAAGCTTGAAGACAACTTTTTCTATCAGGAATATTCTTATCAGATTAGAAGCTCACACGCTCTGGCTGAATATGAAAACATCGCCAATCAACTAACCCATCCAGCCGGTACAAAGCTGTTTGGTGCCGTTGACATGTTCGAACTTGCCGATTTTTCTGACCTTACACTGTCTCTGGTTTCGAATTTGGGTAACGTTGGTGATGTTTCCAAAATATCTATTCCATACGAACTAATCATTCCGGAACAGTCAAATCTTGGTGCGGTAAGCAACACAGCACCAAGGGTCTGGACGACACAGACAGGAACGCAAGACACACAGTCTGGCGATTTTCTATCAACTTGGTTGAGCTATTCACCATTTGACGAAACTTTCGCTGATTTCACTGTTTCCGATTTGTCAAAAAATATTATTTTCCGTTCTGATGTCCCATCTTTCACCATATCTGATTGGACTCCGTTCAAAATCATTGATTCTGGCAATTCGGCTAATACTTATGTCTTCCCTCAAAAGGTTGTTAACACAACCATTATGATGCTTTCCAAGGAATACATTTACGGTCAAGCCAACAACTTGCATTATCAAACGTATGCTGTTCCTACAAGCGGAGGTACAGGATGGTTGCCGTCTGGCGCAACCGATTACTTGGACTTTGTAGCACATCACTATTACGCTGGTGGAACATCTGTTACAGCAAGTTCAGTTCTTGGCGGTCCATATTCATTTAACGCTAGCACCGCTATCGATGGCACAGGTCTGACACCATCAGCCACTCAGCTTCCTGATATGGTAAGCAGCTTGTTGTCTGATATGATTTCACAAGTCACAAATGGATGTACAATATTATTAGATATAGAATATACTGCTTTCCCAAATAGTCCTGTTTTGGATATGTTTGAGGGAACTGACAGTAGTTCTTCAACAGAATACGTTCAGACATGGTTGAATAGTTCTGGTCTTCAGTTGTATGATAACAATACTTTGTCGGAAACACTGTCAACCGGGTGGTACGTTGGCAAACTCCCCGGCATAGTGCAAACAGGACCGCATCACATTGGATTGACCATAAACAGAAATGTTGGTGGTGGCAATAGAGAATATTCTGTGGCCGTCAACGGAACTGGCCTTTATACACAACAAGTGAACTATACACCGATTCCAAGCGGTATATCTCATATTGCTCTCGGCCATTATGATGATACCAATTGGATTGATGGAAAAATTCTAAAAATGACAGTGCTGCCTCCTATGTCAGCAAATAACTTGTTGGCGGCAACAGACATTTATGAATATCCTATCATTTATTCTTTGAATAACAAGTACGATAACACTCCTTCCACGTCTCATGCCATTGCCATGCCTACAGATATTCCTACAGGAAGTAATCCCGGCCATGATATGTCGATGCCAAACGGAATTGTTCCTGTAGGAAGTATGTTACTCGTATTGGTTTCATTTGCCGGTACACCTACTGTGACTATTGGTTCGGGCACAGGATGGACACTTGGAACGCCAGTTGCGGTAGGTTCAGATTTGACTGCCGTATACGCATGGAAGATTGCGACCGGTTCTGATGCATTGACACTTAATACATCTACTTCCGTCAAACACACCCAATATGCATTGTGTATTAAAAATGCTACGACACTGGAAGTAGCTCATTCTACCGGCGTGGCTGCTATAAATGGTGATCCACCAAGTATAACACCATCTGGCGGTTTAGGGAATTATCTGTGGCTGGCTACCCGTCACGCATCCGGAAGTACGACCGCATTTACATTACCTACGAATATGGATTCGGCGCAGATTTACCAAGATGGTGACTCGACAAATTGCACAACACAAATTGTGCAAGCTAGAAGCACGGCTTCATCATTCAATCCAAACACATATACTACAGCATTCACGTCAGATTGGTGTTGCTTTACATTTGCGATCAAGGGCTGATCGTATAAATATAATTAAATTATAACAGGATAAACAATGACTGGTATCATTACTAAGAGATTTCGCCTTTTTGCTGCCGAACAATTGAAAGAATTGTTTGACGAAGTTGCGCCAGAAAATCTCTACATTTTCATTGGTCGTACCAGCCCATGGGTGGACGACAACAATCCACCAACACCAACCGATACCGTTTCAAATTCGGAATATTCCATTTGGAGCAACATCATTTCAGCGAAGAAGGTTGCCGCTGGTGACGTTACATTCGCCGCTGTTCGAAACAATTGGACATCAGGCACAATTTACGCCAAGTACACATCAGACACTGAATTCCAGAGTGGAGCATTCTTTGTTCTGACAGACGAGTATAACGTATACAAGTGCATGGATAACAATAATGGTGGCCATTCTACAGTAAAGCCTACCGGTCGTTTGACAACAGTCTTCACCACTGGTGATGGATATAGATGGAAATTCATGGGTGAAATTTCCGCTGCCGATGCTGTTAAATACGTTACAACAAGCTACATTCCTGTCAAGACACTTACTGCCGATGACGGCTCTTTCCAGTGGAATGTTCAAGCCGCCGCCGTGAATGGTGCCATTGACACAGCCATTGTGACATCTGGTGGTGCGAACTACAAGCAGAATACTGGTACTGTAGTTTCATCAAACACCACAAAAATCACTGTGGCATCTTCGGCCAACAGCACCAACGGCGTTTATGTCGGTTCTTCTATCTACATCACAAACGGAACTGGTGCCGGACAAAAGCGTTCGATCACAGGATGGAATGGCGCAAGCCGTTTGGCAACAGTTAGCCCGGCTTTCAGTGTGGCCCCAACTGGCGCATCAACCTATATCATTTCTCCTACAGTCTCTATTTCTGGTGATGGCGTAAATTTCTCGGCATATTCTACCGTTTCGAACGGTTCGATCAAGACTGTCGAGGTTATCAACCGTGGCCAGAGCTATAGTCGTGCCACTCTCTCGATAACAGCCAACACAACGTCTGGTGGTTCTGGTGCCGCTGCTACAGCCGAATTGGCTCCTTCTGGTGGCCATGGTTCGAATCCGGTTTACGAATTGAGCGGCCATAACGTCATGATGTATGTCCAGTTCTCTGGCACAGAAGGTGGAAAATTCTTTTCTAACAATGACTTCCGTATTGTCGGCGTTCTGGCAAATCCACGGCTAGCCAACGGTTCGCTCGCAACCGCCACATCATATCTGGTGTCGCCACAGTTTGTGCTAACTTCACCTTCCGGTACATTCTTGCCAGACGAAGTTATCACAGGCGCAACATCTGGGGCTACAGCGAATTTCGTTGAATATGCCAATTCGTCTTGCATTATTGTAACAAACCAGTTGGGAACGTTTACTACAGAAAATATATCTGGTGGTACTTCTGCGGCTACAGCACATATCTCTAGCATTGTGTCCAGTCCGTTCAAGTCGTTTTCTGGTTCATTGCTGTATGTCGAAAATCGTTCACCAATTGTACGTTCTGTCAATCAGGAAGAAAACTTTAGGTTAGTTATAACCTTGTAATTTTCCTTATAAATACAAGACGTTCTTCAATCAAAGAAAAATAATGGCATCAAATACCACTAACTTCACGATTCAAACTGACCTGAATGTAAATCCATATTATGACGATTTTGACCCTGACAAAGGGTTTTATCGTATTCTGTTCAAGCCTTCAATGGCGGTTCAGGCACGTGAACTTACCCAATTGCAGACAATGCTGCAAACACAGATTGACCGTTTTGCAGAACATATCTTCAAAGAAGGTTCTCTGGTTTCTGGTGGCCAATTTCACATTGATACAGACGTTGACTACGTTAAAATCAACGACTTGAACAATATCGGTGGTGCTGTTACAGTCGGCAACATCCTTGGAACAACAGTCACAGGCGCTGTAACTGGCGTTAAAGCCTATGTCGTGGCTGTAGCAGATGGTCTACAAGCTTCTGCAAACACAAAGACACTTTTCGTTAAGTACACTTCATCGGGTTCTGACAATGTAACGAATACATTCTCGGCTGGTGAAACACTTACCTCTACTGGCGGCAATTCTGTTGTATATGCCACAACACCGACCGGTAAGGGTTCAATGTTCAGCATTGACGCCGGTATTGTGTTCTCAAAAGATCATTTTGTCAAGTTTGAAGCACAGAAGCTTATCCTTGATCGTTACTCGAATACGCCATCATGCCGTGTCGGTTTCAACGTTTTCGAATCGATCATTCAGGCTACTGGCGACACAACTCTTAATGATCCGGCTCTAGGCTCATACAACTATGCCGCTCCCGGCGCTGATCGCCTGAAACTTGATGCGGTTCTGGCAAAGACAGATTTGACCGATACCGCTGGTCCACCAAATTTTGTTGAATTGTTCCGTGTTCGTGACGGTATTTTGGAAGTCACATACGAACGTACACAATATTCCAGCATCCGTGACGAATTGGCTAGAAGAACAGATGTAGATTGCGGTGACTTTTATGCCAAGGGGTTGAACGTTCGTATTCGTGAACACAAAGATAATGGAACGAACGAAGGTCTTTACACAACAACTGGTAACACTTCTCTGCTTGTGGCTGGTGTTGAACCCGGCTTGGCATATGTCAAGGGTTACGACATTGAAACGCTGGTAACAAAATACACAGACGTTCGGAAAGCAACTGATTCACAGAACATCAGCAATCAGGTGTCCAGCACACGCATGGGCAACTATTTGCGTGTGAAAGAACTTTGCGGTTCATGGAATATGAACAGCGCAAGCGTTGTTTGGCTATACAATACGCCACAGACACGTTTGACAAGCCTTGGTTTCTCGACCGCCGCACAGACTGGTGCGGCTATCGGTAAAGCTAAAGTTCGTGGTATCGAGCTTCATTCGGGTGTAGCCGGAACACCATCGGCACAATACAACATTTATCTTTTCGACGTTCAAATGTCGAACGGTGCATTTTCTTCTGTTCGAAGCCTGTATCTTAACAACGCTTCAACAGCCGATCTTGGCGCAGACGTTGTACTTGATTCTATTTCAAACACTGCCGTATTGCTGGAAACTTCTCTAGATGCTTCGATCTATGATATCGGCGCTGGTGCTGTCAAGACAGTAAGAGACTCGGGCGGCAATGTCGATACATCTTATTCATTCGTCAAGTCGTTCCCAATCTCTATCGCTTCTGGTGGAACATTCACCATCAATACGGGTGCTTCGGATGAAGTATTCCCATATGGTATTGGTGGTTTGACAGATGATGAAAAAGAAAATATTATCATTTCTCTTGATGCCGCTGCTACCAAGACAATGGGTGGCACTGTTGCAACACATTCTAATACCACTGTAAATGGTACTTCAACCAACTTCACTCGCTTGAACGTTGGTGATAAAATTTCGATTTCGACAGTAACAGGCACATATTTCATCGCTTCGATTGTGTCGGACACTGTTCTAACAACCACAGCGGCTATTGCTGGTACTGTGACTGGTCAGACTCTGACAAAGCAATACAAGATCGGTGATATTGTCGATTTTACAGGCAAGGGTGCTGATGCAGGAACAGACAGAACAATCACTGTCAATTCCACAACAAGCGCTTCTTTCGACATGAAGGAAACTTTGTCGGGTACAACCGCTGCTACAGCAACATTGCGCCTGACAAAAACCACTTCCCGTGAAACGGCGAAGCTTCTTCGCCCAACACGCTATGTGAAGATCGATGCCGCAACTTCTGGCACAACCGGACCATACAACCTTGGTCTTGCTGATGTTTACCAGATTCGCTCAATTCGCCAGAAAAGCTCGGCATTTACTGCCTCGACAGACGGAACAGACGTAACAGATACGTTTACGTTTGACAATGGCCAGCGTGACAACATGTATGATCATGCTTCGATCACACCGACAGTTCCTCTTGGTGCTGGCGACTATCTATTGGTTTGCCTTGACCATTTTGAACCTTCGTTCACACAAGGTTTGGGCTACTTCTCCGTTGACTCGTATCCAGTTGACGACACTACAATTGCAGATACTACTATCACAACACAGGAAATTCCGGTCTATGTCTCACCAACAACCGGTATTCGTTACGATCTTCGCAATTGCCTCGATTTCCGTCCTGTAAAAGCGGCGACAGCAACTAGCTCGACAACCGTTGCGGGCGCATCAGCAAATCCGGCCAAGACCGACAGCTTTGCATCACCTTCCGGTGGCTTGCATCTTCCTGTCCCATCGGCACAGGTGACATACGACTATTCCTACTACATGTCACGCAAAGATTTGGTGATCATCGACTCGGCAGGAAATATTTCTATTGTAGAAGGTCAGCCAGCTACAGTTCCTATCACACCGACAACACCGCCAAACGCCATGGCATTGGCTACCTTGACAATTGCGCCATATCCGTCATTGTCGCCAGCATATGCTGTTCAGTCAAATCGTCAAGACTTGGCTTGCACAGTCAAGAAGACAGCATTTAGAAACTATACCAAGCGTGATATTGGTGTTCTGGACGAACGTATTTCAAATCTTGAATACTATAATCAATTGAACTTGCTTGAAAAGCAAGCTTCTGATCTTTCTATTCTTGATGCTAACGGTCTAGATCGTTTCAAGAATGGTATCTTTGTTGATACATTCCGTGACCATTCGCAGGGTGCAATCACAAACCCTGACTACGCTATCGTTGTTGATCCGAAAGAACAGAGTATCCGTCCACAGTTCGACATGGACTCGGTTGGATATCAATACCTTTCAGGTTCTGGCGTTCAGCAATCAAATAATCTGATTACGCTTCCATACTCGGAAGTGTCGTTTATTCAACAGCCTTTCGCTACAACCACGAGAAATTCGACAAACGCTGTCTACAGCTTCATCGGTTTGTTGCAACTCACTCCGGACTCGGACGTGTGGGTCGATACCGTTCAGCTACCAGACACAATGGTTGGTTCAACAACACCAACAAGTGTGCCTCCTATGCAAACAACATGGGATTCATGGCAGACAACGATTACCGGATATAAAGTTTACAACAACAGCACTGGCGCTCTGGTAGGAACATATACCACAGAAGCCGCTGCTTTGACAGCCGCACAGACAACAAGCAATAGAACTGGCCAATCGACAAAAATCGAACAGTTCGGTTCACAGACACGCTCTGGCACAACCACAACTTCAAGTGTTGTTTCATCAACGGAAAATCTTGGCAACAAGGTTGTTGACGTTTCGATCATCCCTTACATCCGTCCACAGATTGTTCTGTTGTCGGCCCGTGACATCAAACCAAACACACGTCTTTGGGTATATGTCGATGACGAACTGATGTCGGATTACCTGACACCAGCCGATGTCAACTACACAGCTACCGGTGTTGAGGGTGCGAACTGGGCTTCCGGTTCGGACGGCAAGGCTTATGGTCTGCTACGCTTCCCAGACTCGGGTAAGCGTTTCCGCACAGGCACGAAAAAAATTCGTGTTTCGGACAGCCCAACCAACGAAGATGATTCAACAACATACGCTTTGGCGTATTTCACAGCCTCTGGTCTGCTTCAACAGAAGCAAGACACGATCTTGTCAACGAACAAGGTAGTTACTTCACAGGATGACGTTTCGCAGACTGGTGGCGTTCAGGGTAACGTGACAATTGTCAACCCAGTTGTTAACAGAACAACAGGCGGCGTCGGCGGTAATGGTTCTTCGACTGGTAACCGTGACTGCTTGGCATACACATTCTTTATCAATGCTCCGGTTACAGAAGAAGGTATCTTCCTAACATCGTTCGATCTTTACTTCGAAGCGGTCAATCCGACTTATGGTGCATGGTTCGAAATTCGTGAAGTTGACAATTCTGGTAACATTACTAGAAACACAGTTCCTTACTCTGTTGTATCTCTGGAATCAGGTGATATCAACGTATCTGATGATGCGTCTGTTGCCACAAGAATATATTTCCAGTGCCCAATCTTCTTGTACAACAATACAGAATATGCTGTTGTTATCCACCCAACTGCTACAAACCCAGATACCTACGTCTGGATTACGAAGCTTGGCGAAACAGATATCACAACTGGACAGAAGGTTGTTAACAGAAAGTACACTGGTACTCTGTTTGACACCAACAACAATATGGACTGGACCCCAGTTCCAAACGCCGATTTGAAGATCACATTCTATCGTGCAAACTTCACTACGAACTCGACTGGCACTGCAAATTTTGCCAACAAGCCATTCGAAAAATTCATCATGTCGTCAGTGACATCAGATTTCGATAAGTTCGGTGAATATGTCAAGGGTGAGAACAGAATAACTCTGACAAGCAACACAGCGGCTGTTGCCGTTGGTAACCGTATCATTGGTAGCACTTCACATGCAAACTGTCAAGTTGTGGCTATCTCTGGTGGCACATATCGCCTGACAGCTAACAGCATCATGAATTATACCGCTGGCGAAACATTGACGATCAAGACTTCAACCGGAACAACAAGAGGAACGGCTACACTTTCGACAGCCACACGTCCTTCCGGTTCATTGTACAGCTATCGCAATGTGACATCATCGCTTACCCATCTGGAATTGCGTGATACAACTGGATATTGGGAAGATGGCGAAGTCATTATCGGCTCGGCATCTGGTGACCGTGGCACAATCGGTTCAAAAATTCCGATCAAATATTCTGTTGTTGACTTTGAACCAAACTATCTGGTGTTCCAAAGCACGTCCCTAAGCTGGACAATGAAGGGCACATCAAATGGTAACTCATTGGATGCCACTTCTATATCAGTGATCCCAGATGATAACAATTTCTTCACTTCCGAAAAGAACCTTCTGGGTCGTTCGAAAGAAGTGGATTTGATATCGAGTGCACGTTCAAATCAGGTAACGGCCTCTATGGTTTCTGGCACAGCTTACGTGTCACCAGTGATCGATTTGAACAGAACACATGGCGTGTTTGTCCACAATGTCGTGAACGCCAACACAAGCGGCGAAACCGCTGCATCTGGTGGCGCAGCGCAGAACAAATACATCTGTAAGACTATTACCTTGGCAGAAGGCCAAGATGCGGAAGATTTGAAAGTATACTTGACATCATATCGTCCGCCAAACACAGATGTTCTGGTTTATGCGAAGATTGCAAATAATGAAGACTCAGATTTGTTTGACAGCCATTCATGGATTCAGTTGGTAACATCAGACAACGTATATTCATCGATTTCAAATCAGAACGATTGGATTGAATACGAATTTGGTTTCCCAACCACAATCATGACCGGTCTATACGGCGCTGTTCAGTACACAAACTCGAAGGGTGTTGCATTCTCTGGGTTCAAACAATTTGCTGTCAAGATTGTTCTAATTTCATCGGACTCTGCCACAGTTCCAAGAGTAGCAGACCTTAGATTGATCGCACTACAACTATAATGGATGAAAAAACATCGGTCCCCGGTCTTTATCGTGCAGAGAATACCGGGGCACTCATAAATAAAGATAACAAATCTTTAGAAGCATATAGAAAAAGAAGAAAGGCTGCGCAATTGCTTCCCACTTTGGAAGCAAGAGTAGAAGCCTTAGAAAATCTGGTTCAAAAGTTGCTTGAAAGAGTTGATACATTAGAAACTAAGGAATAAAATGCCGGTCATTACTTCCCAGATTTTGGATATTTCAAGTACATCACCTGTCACTTTTAGACAGTGGGCCAACAATACCAATAAAATGGTTGTTGACATTAATGCTGTCAACAATTCTATTCCTCCAATTTCTGCTAACGTTGTCACGCTGAAAACCACGACAACGAGACTATCGGCCAACGTTGTTACAATCAATTCACAGATTTCAAGTATCAACAGCACATTGGCATCGCCAAATATTGTCGCTGTATCTTCTCTGTCTTCTAACGGCATCGTTGTCAAAACCAGTTCAAACACAATGGTCGTTCGAACAATCAGTGGTCCGACAACTGGTATTTCTGTTACAAATGGCGATGGTCTTTCTGGCGACCCTACAATCACTCTCGTCAATGACTTGGCCGCAATCGAGGCTCTTGCATCGACCGGATTTGCAGTGCGCACCGCTGCCGACACATGGGCGCAAAGATCGCTTGTTGCACCATCGTCTGGTATCTCAATCAGCAACAACACTGGCGTAGCCGGTAACCCAACATTCGCCTTGGCCAATGACTTGGCCGCAATCGAATCGTTCGTATCCACTGGCTTTGCTGTGAGAACGGCGACAGATACATGGTCGCAACGAACAATCGTTGCACCATCAACCGGTGTGACCATATCCAATGGCGACGGTGTAGCCGGTAATCCTACAATTTCCTTGGTTAACGACTTGGCTGCTATCGAAGCTCTTGCATCGACAGGATTTGCGGTTCGTATCTCTACAGACACATGGGCACAGCGTTCCATTGCCGTTTCAGCCCCACTGGGTATCTCGAATGCCGATGGTGTTGCTGGCAATCCGTCTCTGACAGTTGGTGCATCGTCAAACACTGCATCTGGCGTCATCCAAGTTGCCGTCTATACAGACACAATTGGTGGAACGAACAATGCCAAGGCTATTACACCACTTCAATTGCAAAAAGCGATTGGTGTGACAGTTCAAGGATACGATGCAAACACAGTAAAGTCGAATGCTACAAAGACACTAACAGCCGGTTATCCAACGACCGCTGTTTCAGACGGAACTTTGTCATCTGGCACATATACACCAAGCCCATTGACCGGTTCTTTCCGTGAAGTAACCAACAATGGTGCACATACTCTTGCTCCACCAACAACAACCGGTTCTTTGACCATGATCGTTGAATACACCAACGGTGCTTCTGCTGGTGCGATCACCACTTCCGGTTGGACAAAGGTTACCGGCGATACTTTTACCACAACAAGTGGTAACAAGTTTAAGTGTTACATTTCCAAAGGTGGCACAGGAACGCATCTGCACATACAGGCCATGCAATAAATGAGTTTTTCGCCTATATTCGTACCAAGCGTCACATTGATTGGTGTTTCTGATGTAATATCAGCATTGAAAACCATTTCAAAACGAAATGTTATGATATCGAAAACTTCCATCACACAAGGTTTCGAAACAAACGCTGGCGCTGGTCCTTTTAGTGAAGGGTTCGATTCCACATATGCAACTTCAACATCTGTTGCCGGAACATTAACATATCCACAAGCTGCTTTGACTTTGCAAAGTAGATGGACAACATTGTTGGTTCTGAACGAAGGTAAAACACCCGGAACTACTGTTGTTAGTGTGAACGGCGGTGCTTATTCAGCAACCGACGAAACTTTGTTGTACAACAAGACAACCGGGTTAGGTACAACATTTAAGGTGCTTCAATTCCAAGTACCGATTGGGTTCAGCAATCTAACATCCGTCAATATAACTTTCAACAAAGCAAGTAGCACTGCGGATACAAATGCCCAGATGGTATATGTTCTACCGGGACAGTGGAGCGGTGTTTCCAATGCGTTCTATGGTGGTGGAGCAAGCACAAGCTCTGCAACACATAGCACAACAAGTTTATCTGTTCTACAGAATGATTTGGTGTTTGTTAAGGGAGCTATCAACATAACTGATTCTACCATACCGACGATTAGTCATTCTGGACCAGCCCACACAAGAATACTTGAAACCAATAGCACGTATGGTGGTAATTCAAGACAAATATCTTTGCAATCTATAGATGCTGCGGGAACCTTTGTCACAGATACCGGATACACCGCAACATCAAGCGGCGGCGGTGGTGGTCATACCGGCGCTGGTTCAACCACTACATACCACTTTTACAGTAACTTCGTCCAAAGCATGAGATTTGTTACTGCATAATGTTTGAAATACGAAATATAGAGTACGTTAAACCGTACATGATTCTCAAATTTGATTTCGTTTCTCTCGGAATGCATGAGAATGTTTCGAAGTTCGAAATTCCACCCGTTCACGTGGTTGATAATAAATGGGTGCCTGCTTCCCAAAACAACTATATTTTTCCTGAAATAAAGGATTTAATAGAAAAATCGTCCAAAAAGTGGACAAAAAAGGTTGTTGATCAGTATAAAAAAGCTCATGAAGCTGATATAATAGCGAACTACGCTGATAGAACGCTCACAGATGAACAATTCGCCCAAATTTTAGCCGTTCTGCCGAATCACCTATTCGAACCCAATCAAACTTTTATCGACAAGATGATAGAACTGTTTCAAGGGCGCAAGATCATCGAGTGTGGGGCGGGAAACGGACACACAGGCAAAATATTATCAGATGCCGGTTTCGACGTGACATGTATCGACATCAACCCGCCAGAGCTATGTGAATATCCGGTCGCTAAGGCTGATGCGCTCACATACAAATTTAAAGATGCGGTCTGCCTCATTTGCAGACCGGACGAATCTTGGCTAGACAAAACTATCACCAATGCCACTAAAGCAGGATGCCCGGTAATTTGCGTTCGCAAGAAACATGTCAGTGGCGAATTAATTGCCGAGAATGTGGGTAGTGATGGCGAATACATGTATAAAGTCGAATTATAATTTAGCTCTGCATTGGATGTACGGCGTTCGCAACATCCAACAAATGCACTACATGTTCCCAAATGTGTTGAAGATCGCCAAGCTTGTCGATAGCATTCTCGAAAAACGCAACCTTAGTAATTGCTGTTTTGCAGAAATTCACTGTCCAATGAATTTTGAACATACGCTAACATGGCGGTTCGGTACTCCAAACACAGAATTCTATCCGTTCACTCCGAATCTGCAATACCTCGATAAGGTAAATCCATTCCTGCATCTATGGAAAGAAGTTGATATCAAACCATTTAATATCAAAACCAAGTATTCTCAAAATGGTAAATTTTTAGATTTACCAGACAAATACAACCTGTTCCTGATGCAAGACAACATAGATGCCGAGTATAGACATCTGGTAGACGCCATGAACTATGCACAGGAAAGGAAAGTCTATACCGTTTTCAAGCAACACCCGATGACCGATATTTGTATACAAAATTCTGACTATGTTATTTTTGCTGACAAGGAATGCAATCTAGATCATTTACTAGACAGTGCTGACAAAGTGTTCAGTTCATGGTCCAGCGTAAGTGTCAACGCCATGGTACGGGGTAAGTCATGTGCCAGCTATGATACCACTCCGTTTTCAGAGATTTTACCAAAGATCACGACCGCTCGCCAGTTGGAAGATATTGAGCCGGTGAATCCGAACGATTTAAACCGGTTTCTGTCGTGGTATCTCTATGAACTTTGTATAGATATAACAAAAGAAGGTTATGAAGAAAGGATCGAAAAGCGTGTTGTCGATTTCCACTAAACCATGGTTCCATATGACTGTGGACGATTACTTTGACGAAACTATGGTGGACACGGCTATCAGAGAAATTTTTCATGTTCTGAAAACCGACCAAACGGCGTTCGTAACCAAGTCGGCAGAGGGAATTTTCATATCCAAAGAGAACCTTTACACCAATCCCAAATTTCCAGAAACCCAAAAATTATTGAAAAGTCGGGATACCTACTCGTTTATTCCGTGCTTTCCCAATACCAGAAAATATTCAAAATTACGACCGTATGGTGAAGTTATACTATGCATGAAGAATTCAGAACATCCTATTCATGACGAAGCGGAAGACAAAGTTCTGTCGGCTGTGACCTATCTCTACCCATTCACCAACGAAGGGACTTTGATCTATGACGAAAATAAAAATTTTGTGAAACAAATTGAATGGAAGCCAAATCGAACAATGATCTTTGCTGGTCGAACTGGCGTCACGTGGCACTCATACAAATCATCTGGTATCCGCCTCACATTGAATTCTTTCCTTCTAAATGATTAGTATCAAGCGTTTCAAATTCAATTTCATCAACGTTCCAAAAAATGCTTCGACATCCGTTCGAAAATTCTTCGTATGGAACGTAGTTCAGTCGGAAGATTCCTACTCATATTACTTTGATGACATATTACCAGAATCCCAGAACGTACCGTTACCCCATGCTAACCATTCTCATATGGATGTGACCTATGCCATTCGAAATGGTTTACTGGACCCTACCGAGACTGTCGTTGGTGTAATCCGACATCCTGTAGAACGTGTGATTTCTCTTTTTCTTTACAGAGAAAAACAAAAATTTTCAAATGAACCGAAGCTAACGGTCTATGATTTCAGGAAACTTGTCACAGAACATGGTTATCTTCCGGACCGACCATGGCATAATCAACTGCAAACATCATTTTTAGAGTACGAAGGAAAACAGATAGGGAAATGGTGGTTATTCGATAACATCCAAAAACACATAGATGAATTTGTCGAAGAAAACAATATCAATGTCAAGTATCCTCTCGAATGGAAAAACAAATCCATTCGTGGTCATCTTACAAAAGATTACATCCACACCTTCTATGACGCCGCCTCTTTGTCTGCGGTGAATAAATACTATGAGAAAGATATTGAATTATATGAAAGGCTAAAATGCTCGCTCTAATAAAGAAATCAGACTCGACTGTTGCTCAACAAGTTTTGGAGGGTTCAGCGTTTTTTATAGGTAATACAATTACTTCCCCTGCATATGCCGGTTGGGACAATGGCACCTATACTCTTAAAACAATTCTCCCCGCTGATGCTATTCCAGATGGAAAGGTTGGTGTGTCACAGACTGTGGTTATGACCAACGGAATTCCAAAATTTACATGGGTTCTAACGGATAGAGTTATCACCACTGATGAAGTCAACGCCGAACGTGATCGCCGCATTGCAACTGGATATGTCTTCAACGGTAAATCCTATGCAATGGACTCTGAATCAAAGGCTCGCATCATCGGTGCTGCTACCTTGGCCGGTTTCGCTGTCGCCGCTGGCGCACAAGCAGGAAACTATCGCTGGCATGGCGGAACATCTGATTTCGTATGGATTGCCGATGACAATAGCCTGAACCAGATGGATGCGCAAACATGTTTCGCTTTCGGTCAAGCCGCCGCTGCATGGGAAACCAAATGCATTTTCGCCGGTCGTGCGATCAAGCAAACCTCACCTGTGCCAATCGATTACACAAACGACGCTCTTTGGCCTGTATCTGGATAATAGAGGAATAACATGGCACAGCCACAAAACAGAAAACAATTCAAAGAATATATCATGCGCCGTCTCGGCTTCCCTGTCGTGGAAATTGCCGTCGATGCCGAACAAGTGGAAGATCGTATTGACGATGCATTATCATATTACCAAGACTATCACTTTGATGGCTCACAAGCAGCGTACTACAAGTATAGACTAACGGCAGACGACATCGCAAACGAATGCATCCCTGTACCAGCCAACGTAATTGGTATCACCAAAATGGTTGATAACTTTGGTTTTGGACAGTCAAGTTCACAGAATCTATTCGACGTTTCTTATCAGATGATGCTTTCCGATTTCTTCAATCTTACTGCATCCTCTATTGTCCCATATTACTTAGCGCTTCGCCATATCAATCTGTTTCAGGAACTATTCAATGCCACACCCGGCATTCGTTTCAACAGAAAAATGAACAAAATCTATGTGGATACCAATTGGAAAAAATACAACGTTGGCGATTACATGGTGTTTGATTGTTATGAAACCGTCGATCCGGATGAATTCCCAGAAGTATGGTCCGACAAATGGCTTCTCCGTTATGCCACAGCTTTGGTCAAGAGACAATGGGGCGCTAACTTGAAATTAGTTGAAGGCGTTAAGCTTCTTGGCGGCGGTACTCTAACTGGTCAAAGAATTTTTGACGAAGCCGAAAAGGAAATAGAAGAACTAGAAGAAGAAATGATTCATTCGTTCTCGATTCCATTGACCGATATGTTCGGGCCGGGCTTGTAAGTTTTATAAATAGATACAAATCTAACTCTTAAGAGGATACTATAATGGCACTACAATACTCTGTTGCTGTACGTAACGCACGTTTGGACGTGGTTGAATCGACAATCGGAACTTCAGCGGTTCTTTTGATCAAGTCTGGTGCGGCTCCTGCTTCATGCGCAGCCGCTAACTCTGGTACAGTTCTTGCAACATGTACTCTACCATCTGACTGGATGGCCAACGCTTCTGCCGGAACAAAATCTTTGTCTGGTACATGGCAGGACACATCTGCGGACGCTACCGGTACAGCCGGTCACTTCCGTATCTTCTCATCGACTGGCACATGCCATGCACAGGGAACAGTTACAGCTACTGGTGGCGGTGGCGACATGACAGTTGACAACACTTCATTTGCAACCGGTCAGGCTTTCTCGGTCACTTCGTTTACTTTGACAGCCGGTAACGCTTAATCATTTTTCAATAGAAATACAATATAAGGCGGCTTTGTGCCGCCTTTTTTGTTGACCTAAATAGAATATACAACTGGGAAACAATAATGCCTCTAGTCGATATGAATGTCGAATCTACTTGGTCAAAGCTGTATAGCTGTATGATTGATGGAAGAAACGTTGGTTTCGAGCGCATCGCCAAACAACAAATTTTTGGCGATGATCATATTGTTTTGGCCAAAGCGTTGGACATTCAACCCGGCGAGCGCATTGCGCTTATCGGTGCTGGTTTTGGTTGGGTTGCAGAAGATTGGATTAATATGGGCCTTGGCCCGATTGTCAATACTGATATTTCACGATGGATTCAGCAAAATTTGAATGAAAACGCAGTTCTTCCTATTTTGAATGAAGATTCCTTGACAGAACAAAGTAGAGCTAACGTTCTTAATGCAATTGGTGGTCATATCGATTGGGTTATAACAGAAGATTGTTTGCCTATATTGTCAGACGAAGAATGTATAGCTCTGGTAAATGCATTGCATTTGTACGGTGGGAAAGTTGCACATTGGGTTTCGTGTTCAACACCAAGTTCATTCGGTGGTTTGAACTGGAAGACTGATGCCGAATGGAAACAGATGGTTGGTCCGGATTTGGTCATTCGTCGTGGAAGTGGTGAGGTATTGTAAATGGCATTACCATTAGCAATATCCGGCATTTCAACCGCAATTCCAATTGTTGGTCCGTTTCAATCATCAGGTGGAAACTATTACTTCTTCGGTCGTGACGCAACAACACCCGGTACACTACAAGCATTTAAGGCGACTGATCCAACTAGTTCTTGGTCAAGCATTGCGACCAGCACTGGTTATGCTACCGCTGTTCAGTTTCTTGCTGGTTATCAGGTTGGCGATACTATACATCTTGCCGTCTGTTCTGGTTCTGGAACATCTGTAAATATACACTATCAAACATTCAGTATGTCTACCGATGCATTTGTTCTTAAAGAACTTGTGCAGGCGAGTTTTAACCCACAAACAAATGCGGCGGCAAACGCTTACGGATGCTCTATTGTCTATAGAACATCAGACAGTCAACCGATCATCCTGTACAATGGTGCACAGGGAGCGGCCATGGGTTCATCATGGGCACGTATCGTGTATTCCAGAAGAACTGGTACAGCGACGTGGGCCGCTGCGGTTGCTGTTGATGCCGGTGGTACAGTTGACTACACAATGCCAGAAGCGATCATTGATGGTAGCAGCAACAGCTATTTCTACTTCAAGCAGGCAGCAACCAACCTAGCTGCAAAGCAGTTAAACAGTTCCAACGTATTGAATACATGGACTGGTGGTTCCGCAACTTCCGGTACGTTCCTCTTTCAGGCCATTTGGGATGGTAACGCAGATTTCCTTTGGTCTGATAAGTGGAACACAACTTCTTCTGGCAGTAGCTCTAGTGCACAGATTGATAGCACCGCTGATATTGCTCGTCCATTCTATGATTCTGGTGGTACAACAAAATATTACGCACTGTATAGAAGCTCAACCGACAGTGACATCTATGTTGTTTCTTCCACAAGTCCGTCACTAAGTTGGAGCGGAAAGACTTCTTCACTTGCTGGTACAGTATCAGCGGCAGATTCGTCTCTATCTATTGATGGTGCAATCTACCAACGTGGTAGTGCTGTTGTAATTCCATATTTTGTCAATGACAATGGAACGATAAAATATAACGAATATACAGTCAGAACAACCGGCGTTTCTGGTACAGCTTCTATAACGGAAGCTAGTGACACAGTTTCATCAGCATCGACTATTGCCCTTAAAGGTACAGCTTCTATAACGGAAGCTGATGACACAGTTTCATCAGCATCGACAATCGTAAAAAGTACGCTTGATCCGAATACTGTAACTTCTGGATTTACGCTATCCAATGGAAATCTAACTGCTACTCTTAATTCCACTGGAAATCAGAATGTTAGAAGCACAACTAGCAGAGCATCAACTAAAACTTATGTTGAATTCACTGTTGGTGCAACAAGCTCTAATAAAATTGCTCTTGGTATCAGCAATGAAACCATTCTAACAACGTCAAACTTTCCGGGCGATAACGCCAATTCGTTTGGTCTATTCGACAACGGTTCTGGTTCTATCAATGGAACCTTCCCCAACTGGGGCTTTATGCCAATTTCGGCTGGCGACGTTGTGTCGATGGCTTACGATCCTGTCGCCAAGTTGGTTTGGTACAGAATCAATGGCGGCAATTGGAATGCTTCCGGAACTGCTAACCCTGCCACAGGTGTAGGTGGTGCGGATGTCTCTGCACTAACCGGAACAGCACGTTATGTTGCGGTCTATGCAGCCGTTACAACTGGTATCGCCATTACGGTTAACTTTGGTTATACCGGATTCACATATGCTGTACCTTCTGGCTTCTCTAATTGGGAACCGGCTGGTCCTATTTCTGGTACTGCCTCTATTACAGAAGCCGCCGATACCGTTGCATCGACATCAACAGTCGCTATCAAGGGTACATCTTCGATAACAGAAGCTGATGACACAGTTGCATCAGCGTCTACTATTGCGATCAAAGCTAATAGTTCGATAACAGAAGCTGGTGACACAGTTGCATCAACATCCACTGTTCTGATCAAAGCAACCGAATCTTCCACAGAAGCGGATGACACAGTTGCATCGACCGCCACAATCCTTGTAAAAGGTACGGCGTCGATTACAGAAGCTGATGACACGGTTTCGGCCACGTCAACGGTCGCTATTAAAGCTGCTAGTTCGATCACAGAAGCGGATGACACAGTTTCATCGGCATCAAAAGTAGCTCTAAAAGCATCTGCCTCGATTACAGAAGCTGACGATACAGCGTCGTCTATTGGCCTTTCGGCAGTAGCATTTACTGATAATTTCAATCGTGCAAACAGCGTACTTGAAAGTAGTGCGCTGATGTCCAACGGTCTGTCATCTTGGCAGAAAAATGGTAGTATTGGTGGTGGTGCGCAGATTGTAACCAATCAGTTGTCGAACATGACTTCTGATGCGACAGGCGATCATTACTATTACGATCTACAACAAACAAATCAATGGGTTTCTTTCAAGCTTCTAGATACAACTGGAAACTCATTTGTTACCTTACGTGCCGATGCAACCGTATCGACTAACTATATCGGTGTTCGTGCTAGTGGTTCTAACTTCCAAATTTGGAAAGTCGTAGCAGGCAGTTTCACTAACCTCTACAACACCAACCAAAGCGTTGTGTCTGGCGACGTTTTTGATGTCAGAATTTGGGGAACCGACAACATTCGAGTGCTTAAAAACGGCACTCAAATTGTAAGCATGAATCTTGGTGTAACACTGACTGGTACGAAGGTTGGTGTTCACGTTAGACAAGCCGTTCAGAACCCGTTGTTGGACGATTTCTCTGGTGCTTGGGCGGTTCAGGCAACATCTGCGATCACAGAAGCCGACGATACAGTTTCAGCGACCGGAACAGTTAGTTCCGGTGTCAGCGGAACCGCTTCGATCACAGAAGCGGATGACACAGTTTCGTCAACATCCACTGTTCTCATTAAAGCTTCTAGTTCGGTAACAGAAGCTGGCGATACTGTTTCTTCTACTTCAACAGTATTGATAAAAGCTTCTGCGTCCGTAACAGAAGCGGACGATACAATTTCATCTGCCGCTAAACTGCCGATCAAAGCGAATAATCCGAAAGGGTTTTATGTAACAAATTCTGGCGATAACGGGTTCAATTGGTCTGGTAGTGCATATGTCGTGCCAGATGGTTCATTGATCATCGCTGGTGCGTATGACTATCCTTGGACATCTTCTGATAAAGGTATAACTTGGACTCAACAGACTGGTCTATCAAGTATATCTATCGGCCAGTCTTATCTATTTGGTAGCAATTATGATGGTAGCATTCTTATTGCTCCACTATCTTTTGGTGACATTTACAAATCTATCGATAGAGGCGTAACATGGACCACTACAAGTGCACTAGCCTCCGCTGAACTGTCGGGCAACTGGCAGGCTATCGGAATGTCAAACGATGGTTCTGTGATCATCGCTGGTGAGCGCAATGGTACAACCGCTGCACATCCTGTTATCTCATATAATCAGGGTTCGACATGGGCGTCACTGACTGCCGCTGGTTCCAGAGCATGGGTTGATTTTGCGCTATCAAGCGACGGTTCGACCATCTATGGTCTGACTTTAACAGGACTTTGGAAAAGCACTAATTCTGGTAGCAGTTGGACTCAGATAACAACGATTCCATCGCCCGGCCCGAACGGCAATTCGGCATATAAAGACATTGATTGCTCTGTTGACGGTCAAATTATTGCAATAACGGCCCGTTCGTCCACAACACCAGTAACAGATACCTACTTGTATTCGACAAATGGTGGTACATCATGGACTTCTAAAACAATAAACAGTCCATCTGAATTCCACTACGTAACGTTGTCAGATGACGGTAGCATACAATATGTTTCTGGTGGCGATGGTAGTACATTTGCAGCGATATACAAATCTACAGACCATTTCACAACATATTCTGTTATAACGCCAGCAAGCACATACAGTGGACAGTATTGGGAAATCAGTTGCTCTGCGGACGGTACTTTCCTTGCGTCCCTAGATTATAATGATTATAATATTACTGCATATGATGGTTCGACGCCAATAATTGTCGAACAGAATGATACTGTTTCGTCAACGTCTACAATAGCTATCAAAGCTTCTGTTTCCATAACAGAAGGTGCTGATACATTGTCGGCATCTTCTACTTTGCTAAGTGCCATTTCTGGCACAGCATCGATCACGGAAGCCGACGATACCGTTTCATCAGCGTCTACTATAACGATCAAAGCCGCTGCATCGATCACAGAAGCTGGCGACACAGTTTCATCGACAGCAACCATTGCAATCAAGGCCAGCGCCTCGATTACAGAATCAAGTGACACGGTTTCTTCGACCGGAACAGTGGCGGTCAAAGCCGCTGCATCGATTACGGAAACAGATGATACCGTATCAGCTACCGGTTTCTCGACAAACCGTGCGACGGCATCCATTACAGAAGCCGATGACAGCGTTTCGTCAACTTCTACTGTAACAATCAAAGCCGCTGCATCGATTACGGAAACTGACGATACCGTTTCATCCACTGGTACATCAGCTATAAAAGGCTCTGCATCGATTACGGAAGCGGATGACACACTTTCGTCAGCTTCAAGCCTTCTGGTCAGAGCTACTGCATCCATTACAGAAGCCGATGACAGCGTTTCTTCAACTTCTACTGTGGCGGTTAAAGCCACTGCATCGATTACAGAATCAGATGATACTTTGTCAGGAACTGGTTTCTCGACAAACCGTGCAGCGGTTGCTATCACAGAAGCTAATGATGTTGTCTCTGGCACAGGAACAATACTCCTAACCGGATCATCATCTATAACAGAAGCTGGCGATACTCTATCAGCTACCGGTTTCTCGACAAATCGTGCATCGGCGGCGATCACAGAATCTGATGATACGGTTTCAGCCGCTTCTAAAATTTCAATCAGTGCTGTCGGAAATATTACAGAAGCTGCCGATACAGTTTCATCCACTGGTACATCGTCTATCAAAGCATCGGCCTCAATCACCGAAGATGATGATACGTTGGTGGCGGGTTCGAATGGCATCCATCTTGGCGTGTCAGATATTACGGAAGCGGACGACACAAGTTCCGCAACCGCAACCCTTTCTATAAAAGCTTCTGCCTCAATCACAGAAGCTGATGATACTTTGTCAGGAACTGGTTTCTCGACAAATCGTGCATCGGCGGCGATCACAGAAGCCGCTGATACGGTTTCATCAACATCCACTATAGCGATCAAAGCTAATAGTTCGATAACAGAAACAAACGATACGTCATCTTCGACGGGTGCTCTTGCTATCAAGGCAAGCGCCGCAATAACGGAAGGTGATGATACTCTGTCGAGCGTCAACACCAGCAACACGACCGCACAGCTTGCCGTAACGGAAGATAACGACAATATTTCGGCGGCTGCAAAAATTTCTATTGCAGCTTCTGCATCGGTAACGGAACAAGATGATACGCTTGTAGCCGCTACAATGATCATGATCAGTGCGTTGGCTTCTATGTTCGAAGCCGACGATACTATGATTGCGACAGGAGTAAAATCAACCCACGCATACCTGTCTGTGACAGAAGGCGATGACGATATTGCAACAACTGGCACACTTCGTATAGCTGCCAACTCAAATATTCATGAAGAAGACGATACCAGTGTTGCCACTGGATCACGTTCAAGTAGAACGGCAACTCTGAATGTTCATGAGCAAGATGACGTTTGCCATGCAACTATCACAGTTTCTGTAAAACTGTATTTCAAATATGATGATTATTTGACAAATTTTGTTCGTGCAAATGAAACAAGAGGCTATTCCAAAAACACCAATACAACGATAGGTCCAGTAGGAAACGTAACCAATCCCAACGAAAACAACGACTTGTCATATGATAAATACTTGAATAACTTCATAAAGAGATAATAAATGACTTCAAGATCACCGAATAGGTACGTCAATAGCTATATCTATGGTCCTACACAGAAGCTGTATGAAGACTTGATCGTTGACACTATCAAGATGTATGGTCTTTGGGTGAGCTATCTTCCCAGAACAGCCGTCAACATGGATGATCTATTCGGTGAATCTACCGTAAACTCATATAATGATGCCGTGGCCCTAGAAGCCTATGTAAACCAAGCAGAAGGTTTCGAAGGCGCTCGCATGATGTCGAAATTCGGACCACAGTTCCAAGAAGAAATGACACTCACCATCGCACAGAAGCGTTGGGATGAAGTTCGTGTTGAACATCTGATGACGGAATATGACACAATTGTCGAACAAGAAATGACCAGCCGATACTTGCCAAACCAGTTGAATGGTATCCTCTTGGAAGAAGGCAATATCGAAGGTTACTACATTCCATATGATCGCCCACGTGAAGGTGATCTAATTTGGATATCACAATTTTCTCGCATGTTCGAAATAAAATTCGTTCAGCACGACTCGATTTTCTATCAGGGTGGCGCTCTGCAAACCTACGATCTATATGTCGAACTTCTACAGTACAGCCAAGAAAAACTGGAAACTGGTGATACTGAAATCGATAGTATCGAAGATTTGTTCTCTGGCGACATCTTGCGTGATCCGATCACCGATGAAGCCGCCGAAGATATCGGGATCGATGGTGAGGATGGCATCATTGTTGATGAATCGATCAATCCAGAAAATTCCGACAAAACGGCGGACAACGATTTGTTCAGACAAGAAGTCGATGGCGTGGTGGATTTTTCGGAAGCATCACCATTCGTCAAGAGAAACACAAGTTTTAAGTGGTAATATATGCTAGGTTCTAATTTCTACCATTCGACTACCCGCAAATACGTGATTATGTTCGGTAATCTGTTCAATGATATTTACATTAACAGAATGAGCGCCGACAAGACTTCCTTGCAACAGTTCAAGGTTCCAATCACCTATTCGCCAAAGCAGAAATGGTATGCCTTGATCGATAGGCATCCTGCCGACAAACCAGTGGTGCAGATGCAGTTGCCTCGTATCGGTTTCGAAATCGGCAACATCACCAGAGACGATTCCAGAAAAAATAATGCAATTCACAAACTGGTTACGATTTCGGACGACAAGGGCAAGGTCTGGCAACAGTTCATGCCGGTCGCTTACAAGGTTGATTTCGAACTCTATGTGATGGCGGTGAACACCGATGATGCCCTACAAATTGTCGAACAAATCATTCCGTATTTCAACCCAGACTTCACTTCCACCCTCGATTTGATCCCCGGTCTGGCATACAAATATGACATCCGTGTCAACATGGGGGAAGGTATTGCGAAACAAGATATCTATGATGGTGATTTTAAAGAAAGACGTGTTCTGCAATACACCATGAATTTTTCGGTGGATGCTTGGTATTTCGGACCGGTGCAGAAGTCTGGTGTCATCAAAAGAGTACAAGTTGACATACATAATATACCCGGTTCAGGCATTATCACTACAGAAGAAATTTTGAAGAATGGTCGTAACGCCCGTATCGTGGTAACACCCGGCTTGACCGCTAATGGCCAGCCGACATCGAACCCAAGTTTAACTATTCCATATCAGCAAATTGATGCGGAAGACGATTACGGCTACATAGAAACGATCAATGAATATTACGATGGTCTGTTCTATGATCCTGTATCAGGAACGGATAAAGCGAAATGACTAAGAAACTACATGAGTTAATGAATATCGATGATGACGGCGAACATCCAAAAAAGGAATCAAAAGAATTGACGACGACGCAAGGCGGCTCTCTTGCGCCTGTGGATGATGGCGACGACGCCAAGATCAGACAGGATTTCGAAGAAGCTACGGCTAACATGAAAGATGCCCTAGAATGGGCTAGGGAAGCCGCTGAAAAGGTTTTGGCGATTGCCAACGACTCGGAGGATGATAAGGACTTCACGGCTCTGAACGGGCTTCTAAAGACGATTATCGACGGGTCTGAAAAACAGGTGCAAATCTACACCCGTAAAATGGAATATTTTGAAAAGAAGCGCAAAACCTATGCGCCAGACGCACCAACCAACAACGGCGTTTACATCGACAAGGCCGTGTTCAGCGGCACACTCGACCAACTGGTTTCGGCCATTGATGGAACCCAAGACGACAACGAAAAAGAGGAAGACGATTAAGTCTTCCTCTTTAGGTATGCCCACCACCCTTAGTTTCGCAGGCACGATCTAAGAGAACCGTGTGATACTTCTATGATCCTGCTTTTTGGATTAAAGCCCTTTCAGGATTTCATCCAAATCTGTATCTTCACCATCGGCAACTTCTGTCGAAGCGCTTTCGGTCACGGCGTCATCGACGGCCATTGACAGGCGTTCGGCGGTTGTTGCCACGCTTTCGTCACGAATCTGTAGAACGTCAAAGAGCTTCTTGCGAAGATCGTCATAAGATTCGTACTTCGACGGGTCGGTAAATTCTTTCAGGCTGTACTGTGAATTCCAGACCTTATCAATTACCTTGTCGTCCTTATCCAGAGGCTTGACTTCTGCGAAGCTTGAGTCATCGTAGTTGCGGAAATCGCCAACCTTCTTGATCTTAAGCTTGAAGTTCTGGCCTGTCCAGAAGTCGAACGGATCATTTGGTTCTTCACCAAGCGCTTCGTCCGGAGTCATGATATTTTTGATCTTCTCAAAAATTTTCTGACCGTACTTGAACAGGAACACCTTGCCATTATTTTCCGGATTGCCCGGATCAGTGATGACTAGGATGTTAGAAACGTAAACAAGCTTACGCTTCTGCTTGCGAACTTGCTCTTGCAGAGCGGCATCGCCAGTATTCCAGAGCTTCGAATTGTATTCCGAAACAGGGTCTTTTTCGCCAACGCCAAGCGACGTTCTGGACTTTTCAATATACCACTTCCCGCTTGGACCCTTGAAGCCATGTTCGTAATATTTTGCCCATGGCAGAGCGTCAAGACCATCGGAAGGAGAAACCGGTAGGAAGCGGATCAAGGCATTGCCGTTGCCAGCCTTATCGACTGTCGGTTGCCAGAAACGTTCGTCTTTGGCAGATTCAGCGGTTGCGCTTGATTTGGTGATTAGGTTATCGAGACGGGATTTTTGTGACTTTTTCAAGTCGGAGAGAGATAGAGACAATCTTATATTCCTGTATTATGTCTTATCCACCTTTCTCATAATATAATTTGATTTGACTGATTGATGTTTTCTTATCCACAATCACATAATGTAAGTCTATTTATACGTCGAAATTAGATAGAAGTCAAGGTTTTTTCTATTATTTCGGTGATTTTCTGCTTATCCTTTGATATTAAAGGGATATATTTTTTCAAGAAATTTATGTAAGACCCAAACAATATTGTATCTTCACAGTTCTTTTCCCAGTATGTCAGAAATACCGGTCGCCATATCACAACACAAACTATAGTGTTGAATGATATCTTTCCGTCTAGATATTGTGTGAATATCTGCGGGTGATCGCCACCCACGCAACGAATGGTTTCACCAATCTTGCCGTCATCGTTGAGATTGGATAGGGTGCGAAGATCGGTAGCCAGATTGTAGGATGTAGCATTCCACCAGTTGTCAGCCACATCCATGATTTCCACGGCTTCCTTAGTGGCGTAGTTACCGATGAAGGTATCCACTTTGCCCTTGGTCAAAAACGAATTGGCCATGTTGGCAACAAAAAAATTTTTTAATTGGTCTTCATCGGTGAATTTTCGAGCGATGCGCTCTAGGGCATATCGTTCCCGTGCTTGAACCTTGGAAGCTCGGGTGCGCCCGTGATATTTCACAAAATCGTATTTTGACGTGAAGTGGAGCTTCAACGCCATGAACATTTCTTTAATTTTTTCGAGGGTCATTCAAAAGAAAGGGATTGCGGCTTCTCACCCAACAGATTTTTTTCTGTCGCTTCCTTTTCGATCATACCCTTGATGTTCGAATTCAGAAGTTTGGCCGCTGTTTCTGGTTCTATGTCACGCCGCTCGCATATGTGCAGAACGGCGTCAACATAGTCTGCGCCAGTGGTGATAACGAATTGTTCGACTTCTCTAGAAAACGTTTCTTTCGTAATAATGTTTGGTAGTGTCAAATATCTGTTGCCTTGCGATGGTTGCGTTCATTTTTCTGGATTTCCACAAGTGCTTCATGAGAAACAGGCTTGTCACCAACGGACAGGACTTCCCAACGGCCTTCCATGGAAATTTCTTCGTCCAGCACTTCGACAAATTTGCCGACAACAGCGCCACGTTCTTCGATGTAGGTTTTCATGTGCGTCGTGCCGTTGCGAAGTTCGCACATTCTATAGTTGGTTGGACGTGCCATGATTCATCTTTCGTGTTTGTAGTGTTGCGGTTTAGTTGATTCATACCAGAATGCCACACGTGGCGGCTCTTTGTAAAGAGTGTGGACAGAATGTGGAGTGTTTTCATAGCGCCGGGATGCTTTGCGAATGGTCTTCCCGGTTTGCTCGGCTGTGTCGATGATCAGCAATCGGCCAAGATGGACCGGGGCATTAGCACCATAAGGGATAAACGGAATATGCAGGAAGTGAGACGCATAGACAGCCGCTACCGCTCCGGAACGACCGGGACCGGTGACGACTCCAAATTCCCCAAAACTCACATCCGATAACTGTTCTCTTAAAACGGTAGAGAATTCTTCTTCACTTACGATTCGCATTCTTTTTCTTTTGCTGTTCCATGAATGTTCGGAGTGCAGCGTTAATTCTTGTCTGATAACCTTCGCCAGCGGCCTGAAAAAATGCCAGAATATCCCGATCAAGCCGAATGTGTATCAGCTTCTTGGCTTCTGGATTAGCCTGTGTTTGCTGGACTTCCTTGGTGTAATCTCGTTTCTTTTCGTGATCACCAAAGAGGGACTCGAAATCATTAAAGAAATCGCTCAATCTTCGTCTTCGTAAATTCTCTCACCATTTTCATCAACAATGCCATGATTCCGCAATAGTTCGTAGGCATCCTCGATAAGGTGTGTATCACCTTCCATCAAAGAAAGATAGTAGTAAGCTAGCAATTTGAAATCTTTGTCTGTGTCTTCAATTTTCATATTAGTGCCAATGCGTGAAAATAATTAATTCAAGATCGGAAGGGGATATTTCTTTACCTATGGCTTCGGAAATTCTTGAAGCCAAATCAACCCTATCTGTCACTAAATTGTCGGGATCAAGCTTCGTCAGCTTCCATCCTTCGTATTCGTCGGATGATCCGAGAATTTCGCCAACTATGAAGTATTCTCCGGACATGCCGTCATAAACGGCATCAAAACGTGCGCCGGGAGCGCCTTCTACTTCCTTCTCAAAATCGTCCCAATCAAAATCTTCTGTACCAATATCGACACCTATCATAAGGTAGTCGGTTCTATCTACACCCAAAAAAAGTAAATCCTATATTTACAAAATTCCTCTTTAGTGACCACACAAGCCATACCGGTCGTTGCCATGCCTTTACTAGCTTTGCGAGCTAGGGAAACGCCCGATCCGTCTGTTATTTCGACCGTCGCTAGCACAATCGAGGCAGACTTACATCATTTCCGGCAGAAAAAATATAGATTGTAGCTACTCAATCTATAAAACTCTGTGTAGTCACTAAAAAGGAAGCGGCGGTTGATTCTGTTGACAAGTTCAACCGCCAAAACTCCGATCTTAACCATCTACTGCTTACGCAGCGACGGCAAACTCATGTGCTACGTTATCGTTTGCACTTACTGTTTTAGCCCGATATCGGCGGTACAATGCCGGTTGCTCCAACTTCCTATTACGCAGTAGTCGATCCTGTTTCTGGCCCATCATAACCACATCGACAAATCAACGAGAGTCGTTCCGGACTTCATCCCGTCAATCCCTCATCGAGCCACGGGATGCGCTATCCCGTGTTAAGCCCTGCTTGCCACCTGCGGTGGTCGATGTGGTTGTGGTGGACCAGCGGGGTACTGCCCCCCGGTCCTAGCTACCTTTCGGTTGTCTTCATCACAACGACTATATGTATAATCTATCCGGCATTGAGAGTCAAGGGGTATTACAATGTTTTTCTGCCGTGGGATTACAAGTTTTTTCTGTCGTGCCGTTACAAGTTTTAAACGATTGTCCCATCACGCCGAACCGACCACATGTTGATACGAAACGGCATCCTGCGAAATTGCGAATCAGGTTCTGATGGAACTTCAAGAGCTTCCAAAGAGAAAATGATGAACCGTGGTTCGTCCGGAAATTGTGCCAGCATTTCATCGAATTGTTGCTGGATACCATCGGCATTTCCAAATTTGGAGTCCCATGTGGGAGCGCCGTTGCGGAATCGATCCTTCAATTCTTCGATGTTTTTAGGATCATCGTCGGTCAAATACTGGATAATTCTATTGGTCAACCCAACGTCCTATCGATCTTATGACCGGCGATCTTGTCGAACAGATTGACAAACATGTTGTAAACCCAATTCCAAATTTCAGTGAATAGATCATGTGTAATCGACCAGACAAGCGATGGCGGCCACCAAACCATCCAACCCGTGATACGCATCTTGTTCAGGCTCGCCTTCACGGAATTGTATGAAGATGTCTTGAAATTTTCCACAGTTGATGTATTTGGGAAAGCTTTCTTATATTCATTGTAATCGTGCTGAATGCGGGAAGTCGATTTCTCAACAACCCACCACCACTTCACCGTGGCATAGATGGCACCAGCAAAAACATATCCACCAAGATAAAGCAGAACAGTCAGCCAATTAGTAAGCGCCCAGTATAGCGGTTCAACGCCCGTCTTTGAGTAGACAATTAGCCCGGCAATGATAAGAGCTAAGGCACCCGCAGTAATCGATTCATATTCACTTGCTGCTAGTGCCACACCAAATGGCACTAGCATTAAACCCCAAAAAAATAAGTCCATAAATTTCCTTTTATGTTTGTATTCGCAAACCCTCTGCGATAAAATGTTCAAGGGTCATTGTTTTCAGTTTTTCCTCTGGGATATTTGCAATCACTTTTGCATTCTCCCAGTGTTCGCCCCATTGAATGGCACGGTTTAGCTGTAGGCGGCAAAACACCCAGAAATGAGGAAAATCTTCTTTTCTGTATGGCGTATTATCTGGGTCTGGCGGAACTTTCATACCCGCTGCAATAGCGGCGTCCACCAACATCCCTTCAAATCCCATCATGGTTTGGTATCCTCTGCCCAAAGTTTGCGTTCTTCATCCGTGATCGGACGGGCTTCGACAAGCCAGTATGGAAATCTTTCGCACCATTCCTTCGTCTCGGCAAACTCGTTTCCGTCAATAACGAAAAGTTCGTTGGTTGGGTCTGACGTATCGAACCAGCCAGCGGGATAAATTTCTTCACCCCAATCTGTGCCAGTGTCTCTCTTTTTGGCAAGATAGAGGAATCGAGGGTCTTTATCCCTATGCCATAGCCCATACCAAAGCGGATAGGTTACGTAAAGGTCGAAGCCGTCTTCATCGATAAACAAATCGGACAGCGGACCATCGTAATAGAACAGATTTCTAATATACCTAAGCTTCATGATTCTGAAATATATCAGAAGCTTATAGGCGTGTCAACCCTTAAATCATCCATATTGATGATATCGCTCGGCAAGCACTCTGGGTTGAAATTTACCAAGTGCTAAGTCTTTTTCGATTTTCAACAATGTTTTCGGTGATGGAATCCAGAACATGTGGAGTTGCAAACGACGCTCTAGGTCATTGCACCAAGTTTTATATTCTTTAGTTCGTTCAAACGTATCGACTCGCATGAAAAACTCGATGTCGTCACGATTGTATTGGCTGATAATGCCCATGACGGCATGATACTTGTCCAAAGGCTTTATAGGTTCAGGAAGTTCTGCCTTGTATTCCTCAAAGAAACTTTCGACAAACGCTTCGTCATGGGTTTGGTAAGAATCCAGAAAAACACGCTGAATGAGCGCTTGGTTCACCATACCCCAGTCGTCATAAACTTTGATACCCGTGGTATCCGAGAAATCCTTTGACGCACATTGGTATTCACCGAACATTCTCTAACCTTTCGAGATTTCGGTACAAACCTACGATACCGGTTTCTCTTTGTCAAGAAGTGCCAGAAGGTATTTTTCGCTGGCACGATGGTCCATAGCACGACCACGTGTCCAACCATCCGCCAGATAGATTTCAAGTTGGTCGGCTGGCACCGACTTTGTGGCCATGTCTTTGTAAATCCAGACACTGTTTTTTCTAGAAGCCGCCACCTTGGCCTTGGCTTCCTCGGTATGGTGCTTCCCATACATCGGGTTCTTTTCTCCGTCAAAGAGTGCTTCCTTTTTCTTCGACATTAAAATTTTTGACTCGGCTCTATGCTTCTTTCCGGCCATAGGATTGTTTTTCTTAACCATTTGTCCTCTTGGTCTTTGACCTAACCCATTGATTTATTTATGAAGTCAAAATCCGGATTCTCCTAAATATAGACGAATATATTCTAAAAATATAGGAGAATAAATGCTATGCCATTCTTTCTAAGCGCTGGTGTATACACCGAAGAATTCGATACAACAAATGTTATCGCCAACATTTCTACCACAGAAGGTGGTATTGCTGGTGCGTTTCAGTGGGGTCCAGTAAACGAACTGGTGTTGATCGATTCAGAAAACGAACTTGTTAGCACTTTCTGGAAGCCAAACAACACAGTTGCTAACGACTGGTTTTCGGCTGCTAACTTTCTTGCCTATGCTGATAAGCTTTGGGTCGTTCGTGTTGTAAACGAAGACAACGCAAACACAGCTTTGCGAGCAACCAATGCTACAGCCGGTTCGGCTGGTTTCCTTGTCCGTAACGATGACGAATACTCGGGACAGTATGACAATGGTTCTCTTTCGACAACTCACAACACTGGTGCTTGGATTGCCAAGTATGCTGGTTCAGCCGGTAACTCTCTAAAGGTTTCTATCTGTTCATCAGCGGCTGCTTTCCAGTCAACATTGACAGGAACACTTTCAGTAACAGCCAACTCGACAACTGTTACAGGCGTTGGCACATCGTTCACGTCACAGGTTCAGGTTGGTGACTTGCTGGTGTTGAATGGCGAAACTCACCAAGTTAAAACAATTGCTAATACAACATCATTGACAATCGATTCACGCCACGTCACTGGTGCAACTTCTGCTACCGGTGTGCGTCGTTGGGAATACTACAATCAGGTTGACACTGCACCAACAACGTCGAACTACGTTTCGGACCTTGGTGGCGCAAACGATGAAATGCACATCGTTGTTGTTGACGAAGATGGTTTCTGGACAAACCAGACAAACGAAGTTCTGGAAGTTTACCAGAATGTTTCGATGGCTGTTGACGGCAAATACGAAGATGGCTCGACTTCATACTACAAGGAAGTTGTAAACCAGAAATCGGATTACGTTCGTTGGGCCGGTCATCCGGATACATTGGTAGATGCTGGTGACACAGCTTCTGGCACAACCTTCACCAACGTAACCCTGCCAATCAAGTATTCGCTAACCCACGGACAGGACGGAACCACAATCGGTTCGGCTGAAAAAATTCGTGGTTATGCAATGTTTGCATCGCCAGAAGACGTTGAAGTTTCTGTAATCATCGGCTCGGACGCAACCCAGACTGTTGCAACCTATGTCATCAACAACATCGTTGAAGCACGTAAAGACTGTGTGGCCTTCTTCTCGCCTCCACGTTCATATGTTGTTAACAACAAGGGTGACGAAGCTACAGATACAGTAACTTACAGAAATACTCTGCCGGTTACTTCATATGCTGCTTTGGATAACAACTGGAAATGGCAGTACGACCGTTACAACGATTTGTACCGCTTCGTTCCAATGAATGGTGACATTGCTGGTCTGCACATCAAGACCGACACAGACCGTGATCCTTGGTGGGCCGCTGCCGGTTTCAACCGTGGCCAGATTAAGAACGTCATCAAGCTTGCGTGGAACCCACGTCAGGCGGACCGTGACATTCTGTACAAGAACAACATCAACCCAGTGGCAACGTTCCCCGGTGATGGAACAGTTCTGTTTGGTCAGAAGACACTCCTAACCAAGCCATCGGCATTCGACCGCATCAACGTGCGCCGTTTGTTCATTGTGCTTGAAAAGGCGATTGCCAAGGCTGCGAAGTATCAGTTGTTCGAATTCAACGATGAATTCACACGTGCCCAGTTCCGCAACATGGTTGAACCATTCTTGCGTGACGTGAAGGGTCGCCGTGGTATCTATGACTTCAAGGTTATCTGTGACGACACAAACAACACACCAGAAGTTATCGATAGAAACGAATTGATCGGTGACATTTATATTAAGCCAGCAAGAGTAGCCGAATTCATTAAGCTGAACTTCATTGCAACTCGTACTGGTGTCGCTTTTGAAGAAATTGCTGGTAAGTTTGGTGGTTAATAGTTCCGCTTACATAAATACCGGTAATAACAAGAAGAACATATAGTTAGATTGGGCCGGGTTTTCGAATCCGGCCCGTTTTTGTTTATAAATATACTTGAAATATGTAAGAGATTTAAGGAGATACATATGGCCTTTAACATTGACACATTTAGAAGTGCTTTGAGATATGGTGGCGCTCGTTCAAACCTATTTCAGGTTAAATTGACGAACCCAGTCAACGGCGCTGGCGATCAGGAATTCACTTTGATGTGCCGTGCAGCTTCGATCCCACAAAAGGATACGAATGCAATCACAGTTCCGTACTTCGGTAGAAATATCAAGGTTGCGGGTGTTACCCAGAATTATGCTGATTGGGATGTCACAGTAATCAATGACGAAGATTTCTTGATCAGAAATGCTCTTGAAGAATGGGTACACGCAATCAATTCACCAATCGGCAACATCAGAAGACTTCCTACATCTGAACAGACACTGTACAAATCTATTGCAGACGTAACACACTATTCCCAGACAGGCAACGTTTTGAGAGAATACAAGTTCAATGGTGTATGGCCATTGTCAGTATCTTCTATTCAGTTGGACTGGGGAACAGATGACGTTACTTCATTCAATGTAACATTTTCTGTGGATTACTGGACCGTTGGCGACACTTCGACAACTGGTTTCGCTGGTGGCGTCGATATCTAATAATTGATTTTGCTATATAATTGTATAGCTTAATTAAAACAAAGAAGGCATAATGCGTTTTTTTGGATATCAGATCAATCGTGCCGTTGACGAAGAAAAGAAGGCACGTGAAGCAACAACTATTCAAGTTGTAGAAAAGCAGGATAACGATGGCGCAATGGAAATTGGGTCATCGGCTTCCGGCTTTTACAATTATGGTGTTTCACTCGATAACTCTACAGTAGACGAAGGCGCTCTTATCACGAAATATCGTGAATTGGGCCTACAGCCAGAAGTGGACAAGGCCATTGACGACATCATCAATGAAGCCTTTGCCTATGACAATCCAAACGGGCCGGTCGATATCGACACGTCCAAGCTGGATATTGGCGAAACCACTCGTCACAAAATCAAAAAAGAATTTGACGCAATCTTGAAGATGATGAACTTCAAGAAAGATTGCTACCGCATCTTCCGTTCTTGGTATGTTGATGGTCGTATCTACTACCACAAGATGCTTAACGAAAAGGATACCAGTCAAGGTATCTTCGAACTTCGCTATATCGATCCTCGCAAGATCAAGAAAGTGAAAGAGCAAATCAAGGGAAACAAGCGTGTCCCTTCATATGCCAATATCATCAACAGTTCATTCGAAGTCAATAAAAAATATATCGAATATTATGTGTACAATGGTGCTGGTGTAAATCGTAAGAATCCACAGGGTATTCCGCTTTCACCGAATTCTATCACCTACGTCCACTCTGGTATCCCGGACAAATCGAACACGATCATCCTGTCAAATCTTCACAAGGCCATCAAAGCGTTTAACACGCTGCGCATGATCGAAGATGCGATGGTTATCTATCGTATTGCCCGTGCGCCAGAAAGAAGAATTTTCAACATCGAAGTTGGCAACTTGCCGAAGATGAAAGCCGAACAATATGTGGCTGAAATCATGCGCAAGCACAACAAGAAGCTGAAATTCGATCCTCAAACTGGTGAGGTTTCAGACGACAAGCGCATTGCCACGATGTTGGAAGATTTTTGGTTCCCGCAGCGTGACGGCAAAGGCACGACCGTTGAAACTCTACCAGCCGGTGAGAATCTGGGCCAGACAGCCGATATCGAGTACATGAAGAAAAAGCTTTACGAAGCGCTGAACGTGCCGATTGGCCGTCTCGACTCGGAAGCCACATTCAATCTTGGCCGTCCATCGGAAATCACCCGTGACGAATTGAAATTTTCTGATTTTGTGAACCGCCTTCGTATGCGTTTCGCAGAAGTATTCATCGATATCCTTGGCGACCAATTGATCTTGAAATCTGTTCTGACTTCAACAGAATGGGACAAGTACAAAGACGATATCATTATCACGTTTCTGGAAAATAACCATTTCACCGAACTAAAAGAAGGTGAAATCATGCAGAACCGTATCAACAACTTGCGTGATATCGAACCTTACATTGGCAAATTCTATTCCCAGAATTGGGTTCGTACCAACGTGCTTCGCATGTCGGAAGAAGAATGGATTCAAATCAAGCAGGAAATCGATGAAGAACCGCCATACCAGATGTCGAGCATGATGGGCATGGGCGGCGGAATGGATGGTGGATTCGGTGGTGGCATGGATGGCGGCATGGGTGGATTCCCCGGTGGTGATCCTAGCCAAGGCGCTCCAATGCCGGGCCAACCGGGTGATCCGGGCGACAATGATCAAGATCGTGAAGATGAAGACGACCAGAACAATAAGGGTTGGATTGGGTAAAACCCAATTATTATAAATATTTGAAACTAATAAGGGTAAAAATTCATGATCAGTAAAGAAAAACTGGCAGAACTTTTCGAAGGAAAGTTGGACATCCTGTCCGATGCTCTGAACGAAAAGGCTGAAAACTCAATTGCCGACATCGTTGGCGAAGTATCGGAAGCACTTCTGTCAGAAATGACTCCGGGCCACAAGGCTATGATGAAGCAGCATTTGGATAATGTCGATATTGTCGATTACACAGATGAATTCGGTAAGCCTACCAAGCCAAAGAAGACACAAGACCCTCGCATCAAGAATATCAAGCGTCCGGATGATCGTGACGCCTACAATCAGCTAGACGATTTCCAAGCGGCTAAGTCTGGCAAGAACACAAATTTTGTCGGCAAGACCTACACAACCAATGAACGTGCCCTTCGTTCCGAATCTGTAGAGTCCGAAAAAGAATATCAGGATAAGATCGGAAAATGGGCTGCTTGGAAAATGCAAAAACAACAAGCCAAAGATAATAAGAAAAATCTTGCTCGGGCTAAGGCCAACGAAAAGCCAGTCAAAGAAGACCTTGACGAAGGCATGATGAAAGACATTGCTCTTGCGACAAACTGGCATGGCTCTGGCGTAGATTCATACGAAAAGGCGCAAGATCGTAAGAAGGCTCGCAAAGACAGCATCAAGAAATTTTTCTCTGGCAAAAAGAAAGAAGTCAAGGAAGACGTTGAACAGCTTGACGAATTGTCGAGAGGAACTTTGGCTAGTTATGCATCCAAGTCAATAAAGAGCAAAGACAATGCTAAGTCTGAAAAAGACAGAGCTTTTGACCATCACATGCGTACTGGTGGTGGAAATTTTAGAGATACAGCAAATCGTCTGAATAGAAAAATCGACAAGAGAGAAAAGGGTGTTGATTCCGCTCTGAAACGTCTTGCCAAAGAAGAAGTAGAACCTTTGGAAGAATTGTCACAAGAAAAACTGGCAAAGTACAAAGATCATGCAAGTGCTCAAATTCTTCGTTATGACGGTAAGAGCCACAACACAGATAAGAAGTTCTGGAATAGAGTAAAAGGACTTAATACTCTCGGCAGAAAAGAAAAAGCTAAAAAGGACTAAAAATGAAAATGAAGAATTCAGTAAAGCGTCTGCTAGAAGGCTCACCTTCTAAGTTTTTTGGTGAAATCAGAACAAAGTTGGATGCCAAGGCAACTAACATTGTTGAATCAGTAGCTTCTACAGTCGCTGATACTGTTTTCGAAGAAGGCAAGAAAGCCGACCGTGACGAAGATAAGGTAACTGTTTCCAATAAAAATATTCAAAAAAACATCGAAAACAAAGAGCCTGAAAGAATCAAGAACAAAAAGGCTATTTCAACGATGGGTGAATCTATCATTGCTGAAAAGCAGGATGTCAAGATGCTTGGCCGTTACCGTGTGGTTCACAAAGAAACTGGCGCTGTCATGGGTAGCCATGACGACAAGGCCAAGGCAATCGAGATTGGTCGCAAGGCCGGTGCCGGATCATGCCGTTTGGTCGATACCAACAAGGGTATGAATGAAGACCTTGGCGCACACACCATTTCCACAAAGCATGGCGGCAAGCACGGCAAGTCATTCACCACATTTGTAGTCAACAAGAAGCGTGTTTCCAAGGAAGCGTCACAGCGCAAGTGGCAGGACATGATCAAGAAAGCCACACCAAAAGAAACCGTTTGGGATAAGCACACGAAACAATAATGAAAAAAGAAATCAAGAAATAATGAAAAAAGAAATCAAGAAATTATTCGAAGGCAAGCCTTCGCCATTCTTTGACGCCGTTAGGGCACAGCTTCAAGAAAAAGTTGAGACAGTGATTCCGTTCATTGCGGAAGAACTAGCGGAATCTGTTTTCATTGAAGGTTACAAGCCTACCAGTTCTTTTATTTTCAGTGACAAAGACTACGCACAGCATAAGCCTCTCGGCGCATTCACAGAAAAAGATCACGGCCATCAGTTCCAATACTCCGGTCATGACAACGAATGGGCAAAGAAGCACGGATTGCAGCACAGAATTAAAGTCGGCAATAGCGCTGGCCTTCATTCAGACTACCGTTACGGCAACGTAAAAGGCACCAGAGCGCATGTCGCTGTGGATGAAAATGATGATGGTACGCCAAAGATGGAAACTTGGCATTTCAAGAAACACTATAGGTACAACGATTAATGCTACTGCTTACAGAACTTAACGAAGAAATCGAACTACTTACCGAAGAAAAGAACGGCGTCAAGCAATACTTTATCAAAGGCCCATTCATGGTTGCTGAAACTCTGAATGGCAATAAGCGCATGTACCCAAAGGCAGTGCTTGAAGGTGAGCTAGGTCGCTACGCACAGATTATCTCGGAAAACAGAGCCATGGGCGAACTTGGACATCCTGCTAACCCAACCCTGAACCTTGATCGTGTTTCACACATCATCACACAGCTTACCATGAACGAAAATATTGTTTTTGGTAAAGCAAAAATTCTCGATACCCCATGCGGCAAGATCGCCAAGACATTCTTGGACGAAGGTATTCGCCTTGGTGTTTCCAGCCGTGGTCTTGGTTCGATCAAAGAATCAAACGGCCTGAAAATTGTTCAGCCGGACTTCAAGCTGATGACAGTTGATATCGTGGCAGAACCATCGGGACCGGGCTGTTTTGTTGAATCTCTAGTGGAAAACGTTGAATGGATTTTCGACGGTCTAGAGTGGAAACGTCAAGAACAGATTAACGAAGAAGTAACAAAAATTAAGACTGTTGCCAATAAGAAACTACGTGAAGAACAATTCCTCGCTGCTTTCCGTAAGTTTTTGAAATCATAACAGTTAAAATATTCAGAATGCTAAATATCACCAAGAAATATACTCTTTCAGGAGAAAATAATTAACATGTCGAAGATTTTGGATTCAATCAAGAAATCAGTAAAAGAAAAGGCACTTGAAGAAGCTTTCAAGTCAGATGACAAGGTATCGGAAGTTCCGGACGTAACATTTGACAAGCGTAAGAACGTTCCTGCGAAGAAGGACTTGAAAAAGACTGGTCCAGACCTGCCGGGCGACGTTGATAACGTTGCGGCTGACAATGCCAAGATCGATGCTGGTATCGACAAGGCTAAGAACGACAATCAGAAAGACATCAACCACAAGAAGTACAAGCAGAAGGACAAGGCTTCTGTCATCGGTGAAGGCGACGACAACGACGACATGAACGACGAAGTTGATGGCGACAATGACGATGACGGCGCAAACGATGACGACAACAAAGCCGGTAAGGAAGTCAAGATCAAGAAGCCAGATGATTCAGGCTCGGATGACGACGACTCTGGCGACGACGATGACAAGGGTGAAGTTGACATCAAGATTCGCAAAGTAACCAAGGAAGACTTGGACGTTGCTGAACACCTAGACGCTCTATTCGGTAAGGAAGACCTTTCAGAATCGTTCAAGTCAAAGGTTAAGAACATCTTCGAAACCGCTGTTGTAGCCGCTGCTAACGAAGTTATTTCGGAAACAGTAGAACAAATCCTTGAAGCAAACGCAACTGAACAAGAACAGTTCATCGACAACATGGTTGAACAGATGGACTCGTATCTCGACAAGGTTGTGTCGGAATGGCTTGAAGAAAATCGTGTTCAGGTTCAGTCGAACGTTCGCACAGAAATTGCGGAATCGTTCTTGGCTGGTTTGAAGACACTATTCGAAGAACATTATATCGAAATCCCAGAAGATAAGGTTGAAGTTGTTGAAGAACTCGTAGCCAAGGTTGAAGCTCTTGAAGCTTCTCTTGACGAAGAAATCAACAAGAACGTTGCTCTGGTAGCTGAACTTACTGAATCAAAGAAAGAACAGTTGGTAGCAGAACACTTGGAAGGTCTTTCTGACAATCAGAAGGAACGTCTGCGTATGCTTGCCGAAGGTATCGACTTTGAAACAGAAGAAGACTTTGTATCACAGATTGAAGATTTGAAAGAATCTTATTTCAACAACGTAAAGTCAACTTCTATTGATGCCGACGATGAACCAGTAGTTCTGACCGAAGAACTTGAAGACAAGGCTTCTGCAAAAACATCAATTGGTGATGTCATTGCACAGTCGATCACCAAGAACATTCGTAAGATTCGCTAAAATATAAATATAATTAAGAAATTCCTACAGGAGAAAAAACTAAAATGGAATATGATATCAACACACTAATGGAAAAATGGGCACCAGTCCTTGACCATGAAGATTTGCCAAAGATCAGAGACTCGCACCGTCGTTCGACTGTAGCTATTCTTCTGGAAAACCAGCTTAAGGCTAACATCGAAACTATTGGTCGTGACCGTACTCAGTCATTGACATACCTTTTGGAAGCTGCACCAACCAACTCAATGGGTAACTCGTCATCGAACGCATCTGATGGTGCTATCGATACTTATGACCCTGTGTTGATTTCGTTGATCCGCCGTTCGATGCCAAACTTGATCGCTTACGATCTGTGCGGCGTTCAGCCAATGACATTGCCAACTGGCTTGATCTTTGCCCTACGTTCACGTTACGGCAACCAGACAGGTACAGAAGCTCTGTTCAATGAACCAAATGGCACTTGGGCTTCTTCGGCGGCTGGTAACACAGCATCGCAGACAGCCGTAGGTGTTCAGACAGGTACTGACCCAACATTGCTGATTACTACTGGTAACACAGCATACACATTCGCAACTGGTATGACACGTAACGCTGCCGAAGCTCTTGGCGATGGCACAAAGAATGCGTTCCAAGAAATGTCATTCAGCATCGAAAAGATTTCGGTAACTGCTACATCGAAGGCTTTGAAGGCTGAATACTCACACGAACTTGCACAGGACTTGAAGGCTGTTCATGGTCTGGACGCTGAAACAGAATTGTCAAACATTCTGTCGTCAGAAATCCTTGCCGAAATCAACCGTCAGGTTATCCGTTCGATCTATGCAACCGCTACAATCGGTGCACAGGACAACGTTGCAACAGCCGGTTACTACGACCTTGACGTTGACTCGAACGGTCGTTGGATGGTTGAAAAGTTTAAGGGTCTTCTGTTCCAGATTGAACGTGAAGCTAACCAGATTGCTAAGGCGACTCGTCGTGGCAAGGGTAACTTCGTTCTCTGCTCGTCAGACGTAGCATCTGCCTTCCGTATGGCTGGCTATCTTGACTACCAGTCGGCAATGCAGAAGGAAACTCTTGAAGTTGACGACACAGGCAACACCTTCGCTGGTACTCTATTCGGCCAGTACAAGGTATACATCGACCCATATGCTAACTCATCGGCTGGCAATCAGATTGCCGTTGTAGGTTACAAGGGTACTTCGTCATTCGACGCTGGTATGTTCTACTGCCCATACGTACCTCTACAGATGTACCGTGCGGTTGGTCAGGATACCTTCCAGCCAAAGATTGGCTTCAAGACACGTTACGGCATGGTTGCTCACCCATTCGCTACTTCGGCAGCGGACGGCGCAATCCACGTAAACAAGAAGAACAGCTACTACCGTGGCTTCGTTGTAAAGAACTTGGTATAATCTACCAAACACCAAAAATGGGGAGCTTCGGCTCCCCTTTTTATTTGTCTTAAGATCGCTTGAATGTTTTAACACTATCAAAAAATTTTATCTTTGGGGTTTCCTTAGTGTCACTCCGTTTAATTATTTCATCAACGATGAAACTATGACCATAAAGATTTTTACCAAATTCTTCCTCGCACTTGTCTAGAGCTTCTTGTTCTGTTTCTTTTGAAGGCAAGAAATCAAATACAAAAAATTTCACTTTGTCCGGATCATCAGTGGCTCGAATAACCATACAATATAATTTCATATCGACTCTTTTTTTATAAATAGAACAGACGAATAAATCGTCATACACACATTAAGAGGGTATACCAAATGAAGACATTCGTAGCAATTATCATGCTTGCAATCGTTGGCGTTTCTGTTGCTGCTTGCGGCAATGGTCCAGTTAACGTTCCTGCCGTTGGCGACCATGCCGGTGGCAACAGCAACACACCAGCACAGTAAGACTAAGGGGAACTTCGGTTCCCCTTTTTCATTTTACATCCGGAAATGGCTCTGCCAGCCAGTGAGAACGTGCCCAAGCATTTTGATCACGCTTATATTTTAGTATGGCTTCCGGATTATGTTTGGCTTGGTATTTCAAAGCCCAAATAGTAATTGGCGTTCCGGAACATAAATCTTTTGAAAATGTTTCAGCCGCCGCTTTCAGGAAGTCACGAATTTCCTGTCTTTCATCGAAATCCATCATTTTTCTAGCGCCCTTTTGCTCGGCACACAAACATAGTAGATACCTAAGCTACCATCGCCAGCTTGGCTCGAAACGTTTGTTCCGGCTTCCATGCATTGCTGCATGGAATCGTAGTCATACTGACTACTACCAGAATCAACAATTGGCACAGATGATATGCTACTTGAAAATGTGAACAACTTGAACATTATCCAATCCGGGTAATCGTCTGGAAATCAGTTTCAACCGACTCGCCAACCTTCAAAGTCAGCACATGTTCATTCCAGAACCAACGATTATCCATGGTTGAACCTTTGACGGTATTCTTACTCGTCAACCAATCTGGTGCTGTTTCTTCGTCAAATTCATCAACCACATCTTTGAAAAATTTGTGGCGCATAGAAAATTTCATTGCTTTGTCCCCATATTAATCAGATGGTCATACTCACCAGAAACAGCGGCTGCATCCCAATCAATGCGCCAATGACCGGGAAAATTCGGTTGTGATCGAATGATGGAAACCGACAAAAATTTTCCAAGTTCTGTTTTGGGGAGATATTCCTGTGCACATGGGGACGGTCCACGACCACACAGTACGCAATTACCGACCGGATGTCGCCACCCATCATCACATCTGATGCATTTTACAGCTTGCATGAAATGATCCTATAATGGAAATGCCCGGCCTTTTTTAAACCCTACACAAATCAATCAGAAATCTCTGGTGGCCGGGCAGACCATCCTTAACCAATTGACCGTGGTGTATTCCCTATCGTTTCAGGAATACTGGGGTTATTTTCTGGTAACACAATACTCTAGTAAAAGCAACCGTCTTTTTCGCCCATTTTGGCCAATTCTATACGAATTTTTAGGATAGCATCATCATCCGAGTAAAATGCATCCACGCATGAATCACATATGCCATAGCCGTTCGCATACATCATCTTGTAGCAAACGTCACACGGATGCAAATGCCGACGATTGCGCCAGCGCCACCAGTCTTTGATTCGGGAAAAAATTTTCATGGGAAGTGACCGGAGCGAACCCGGTCGAAGGTGGTGACACACCCTCTCTGCTTTGCGACGTTATAAAGAGCCACTAGGTCACGGCTCAATCGTCCAAGCGCTTGCATACCAGATTGTAAAGGCGGTTGGGCTTCGGGGGGCTTCGGCCCAACCGCCACTCTGTCGAGAAGGGACTCCAGAACAAAGCTAGCTCTTGTCGCATTTCCGCCGTCCACAGTCAACCCTTCCACTGATGCGCCCGGTGTTTTTTCCAATTGTGACATTTCGGAACGTAAGTGATATGATCGTCTCTGTCGCCCGGAATGTAGCGGGTACGATGCTTGATTCTGTATTCCAGACGGTATTCGTCTGATTCGAAAGCCTTTTCGGCTTTCAGTTCGTGCAAGGTGCGGATACGGCGGTCGTGGCCGTAGCTGCGCTTCCCTGTGTGCGGAACCGGCTCCTTACGGAAGTGTTCCGGCTTGCGATGGTACTTCCACCAACGCCAGTAGCCACGATAAGGCGGATCACGGACATCTACCGGAAGATTGTAGAAAGCTTCCTTGACACGCCAGACGGGAAGCAAGCCGATTTCGTCATAGAACACAACATCATCGCCAGCACCAAAGGTAAAGTTAAAACTGCGGCTCCATTCTTTCAGCCAACCGTATTTCAGATTGGCGATAGGAAAGCTTCGATCCACAGAGACAACAGCGTCTTCAAGTGAATCGAATGTCCAAGTCTTGTAGAGAGACTTGACGGTAATATTGGGCATTTGTTTCTCCGATTAAGGTTGAGTACCTTAATCGACGGCGAAACGAGGTTCCTTCATAGTTCCATTCCTTTTCTATCCATTCCCACATATAATGAGAATGGATAGAAAGTCAACTACTGTTTGTAGGTTACGTGAAATTTATTCATCAAGGCGCACATATCGGATGGTGCCATGACATAAGTAATAGGTGCCGGATGTTTGCCGAATTCGTCGGTCCAGTACAGGATTGCATCGACAAGGCCGAATACCTTGCCATCAGAACCATAGACAGCGCCACCAGAGTTGCCATGGAACGATGCCATGTTGATGACGTACCGGAAATCGGTTTTGATCAGTTTCATGATTTCTGGGTCTTTTGATTCGGTCGGATATGGGATGGCTCCCATAGCGACGTGCCCATAGGTGATCATGTTCTCGAAACCTTCTGGCGAACCGATTGTATAGACTTCTTCGCCTGCCGAAGGGGTCTGGCACGAAAACCGTGTTGTTAGTGGCACATCGGTTGTGTCGTCCATTTTCAGGATGACCAAATCAAGATCGTTATTGTCTGGTAGGCCATAGACAACAGCCTTATGCTGAACACCATCCTTGGTGACCACCGTCAAATCGTTCTTCCCGTCAGAACCCTCATTCTGATTGAGAAGATGTCGAACTGTGATAACGTATTGATTGTTAACCAGAACACCAGCGCCAAGCTGAACACCAGCTTCCATTTGACCAGTTTCTGGATTTTTTCTGAAAACGCCGTTTTCGATGTACACGGCATTCTGCAAATTCTGTTGTACTGTGATATCGTTGTATTTGTGGTAATATGGGGTTGCTGCTAGAGCAACTAGGCCGACTATTGTAAGAGTTTTAATACCGTCTACAATATACTTAAATGAAACCAAATATTAACTTTCGAAGTGAGAGGGATTTACATCGTAAGGAATTATTAAGTATTTATGAAAAAGGGTCGCTCGGGATAACCGGCGACCCTAGATATTCTCTGGATTTAACGAAAAGTGAATGCGCTCATACGGCTTTCTTTTTCTGGAAATCTTTTTTCAGAAAGTCCGGTATGTCGTCATCTGATGGCATTTCGACATCAGCATGTCGGTGTTCTTTGGTTGTGAGAATTGGGCCAGCGATCAGTTCCTGCTTGGCTTCCTCACCCATTTCCTTGGCGATATTAGCAGTGGTGGTGGCTTCTGATTCGGGGATACGATTTCGTCTTGGTCGCCCCTTTTTCTTTTCGCCATTCGGCTCGGCAAACGACTCAAGAAGTCGTTTTTCCATCGTGGCGAAAATCTCTCTTGCCTCCACGATGATATGGTTTATACCCTCTTTTGTGAAGGTGTAATTGTACTGATTGCCGAGATTACCAGTGAGTTTGGCCGCACGTGCCAAGTCTTTTAAGCGAGCAACTGAAAGCCTGTCAAAGGCTTCTTTTTTGTCTCTGCCTGCTGTTTCCATGCTAAAATTAACCTTTCACCAATGCGAATGATCGTCCTTTAAAAGACTTCTACCAATTATTGGAGAATATGTCAAGCTGAAATTTTGTGTGTGGGTGGTTGGCAAGGATGGGTTCGAACCATCAACCTTTCAATTATCAATTGAAGGCTCTCCCAGTTGAGCTACTTGCCATTATTACTTGTTATTTATACCACGAAACACAAACTAATCAAGAAAAAAATGAAAACACATGATACAAGAACCGGCAACGAACGACCGTTCCATCCGTCATACTGAATAACCGGTTCTTCGATCCAGACTGTCTTTGAGTATACTGGATTATTCGGGCGCTTTTTCAGGTTCGCTTCGACTTGCCGTAAGATCGTCGGATTTTCCGGGTCCACGTTCACTATCTGGTACTGATATGTCTGTTCCATAATGTTTCTTCTCTGGAAATGTTATTGGGAATTCATCGAAACCCAAAGGGGCTTCTGGTGATAATACACGAAAATATCCATCTGGGATTTCTTCGTCAAGGTTCAGTGTATCTTTGTCAACTTTGAAAGCCATATGAAACAGTGCTTGGACTGGGGATTTCAAGATGTCAACAACATTAGTAACAGCTAATTGATATTGAACACAGGCTAATAGAAAATGGCCTTTGTTCAAATTATCTTTTACCAATATATCGAAATGATCGTCTTGTTCAGGCTCTGGTGGTAATACGGGCGGTGATGCCCAAGGAGAATTATTCAACAAAAATCCTATAAAATGGTTGCCCGTGTCGGATTCGAACCGACGATCACTCTGTTATGAGCAGAGGGCTTTAGACCGCTAAGCTAACGGGCGTTAAAAACTACATTCTCAAATTTTTTGGGAAATCGCCATGTTTTACAAGAGCATGATAAAGCTGAACCGCTTTTAGGAACGCAGCGGAGCTTAGCTCGATATCGTCGTCCCACATTCCCATTTCGTTCATTGTATATAGCGCTTCCGCCAGCGCCTTTCTATCGACATCGGAATAGGTATGGTACGCCGAGTCTAGAAAGTCCTGAACTTGGGAACGTTTTTCGTCTCGTGAGTCTTCTTCATCGCTCTGGCTCATAATTTTCAATTTCCTCTTTGGTCATAGGCTTCCATCCTATGATCTTTCCGGTATCGTTGTCAATCGTTAGATTGATGTAATCATCACCTTCGTTGAAAACACCAAAGAGTCCGACACCATATCCATTATGTTCCAGAAGTTCGTTGCCTTCATCGTCAACGACCGTCATGTTGAACATATCTGAATGCTTACAACCGATATAAATTTTCACTTTTTCATCCTGATGTTGGTGCGGGCGGGGGGATTCGAACCCACCATACAAAAGATTTTAAGTCTCCCGGCGATACCAGTTAGCCTACGCCCGCTTTTAGAAGTTTGTCCTATTTATAGGGGAACAACTTCGAATTCATCTTTTCCGATTGTGTAGAAACCGACATGTTCACCATAGCGAACCACTACTCGACCCTGATTGGTGATTTCAGACACCACTCCCACCTTTCCAATGAAAGCTTGTGAAGTCTTTACAATCACTTGATCGCCAACCTTCATGTCAATTCCCCTTATAAATACAATATGAACCGTATATTCGGTCACACCCATTGTCAAGAGAAAAAATGACTGAACATACAATTGTACCAGCCAATGTGAATCCTCTATATGCTGATAAGTTCAAATTCATCATCAACGAAGCACGAAATGTTGAATTCTTTTGTTTTCGAGTGAACCTACCGGGTATTTCACAGAATCCAATCTCTATACCAACACCTGTGAATCCTCATTATGTTGGTGGTAAAAAATTATACTATGAAGACCTAGAGTTGTCTTTCCGTGTCAATGAAGACCTTGCAAATTATAAAGAAATTTTCAATTGGATGGTTGGTATAACTGGACCACAGTCCACCGATCAATTCAAAAATTTCAATACCAATAGACAGAGTGTGACTATAGCCAACAAATATGAAATCTGGTCTGATGGAACCTTGTTCTCATTGACGAATTCATCGAATCCGAACATCATCATCAATTTCAAAAATTTGCAACCAATCAGTCTATCCGGACTCCAAATGGATTCTACAGATTTCCAGACAGTGGTTGCCTCTGTTGGATTCCGTTACGACTGGTACGAGTTCGGTTAATTCACCAAAATCCAAGAGTCATTATGATTCACTTGGACTCATTTGCTGCTTCGCAGTGCCCTATCGGGCAAACTTAGTTTTTTGATTCATCAGACTCTATAATAGACTCTATGTTCCATAAAGAGTGACGATATATGAGCGGAAACAGCGAGTCAAATCACGATTTTGGGAATTTTTGTAACAATTGGCTAAACCTTTGGAATCTCTATGAATCTTTTTTCATAAAAGGGCTTGACAAGGTTGACAAGATTCAAGTTTTTTGCTAATATAATAGGTTATTACCAAGAGGAAATAAGTATTGACGCTAGAAGAAGTCATGAAAATGTGGAAGGAAGATGCGGTTATCAACTACAAAGACATACCGCTCATGGACCGAGATACTGTCAATGGTGGTCCCCTTCAAGAGAAATACAGAAGCATTCTCGCTGTTCACAGGATTCAAGCTGGTAAGCTGCAATTGGCCGCTACCACGCTGCGCTATCGGTTGGAACAGTTTTACACGAATAGCTTGTATTGCGACGAACTGGGTACAACCGATAAAGAGACAGGCAAGGTTATTCCAAGGAAGCCAGCACCGAAGCTGGCCAAGACCAAGGCAGAAGCGGAAGCGATGATCGCCACTGATCCTAAGTGGGTCAATCTGGCAAACAAAATTGCCGAAAACGATGAAATCATTCTCTACACTAAAGATGTAGTTGATTACATTCGCTATAATAGAACTAAAGATATCACCAATCATATAGAATGGCTTAAGTGGCATAACGGAAATACGATGTAGGAACTAAGTCATAGAATTTAATACAGTAAACGTTCACTTTCTCAATCACACATACATGGTTGTCAAATCAGACAACTCGATAGAAAGGGAACTATGGGAATTTTTCACCTTTACAGCGCCGAATGCGCATCACAGTCCGAAGTTCAAGGCGAAGATTTGGGATGGAAAAATCCGTCTCTACAATTTCCGTGACAAGACGATCTATCGTGGCCTTCTGGACTATGTAAAGAAGTTCTGCACCGACCGCAATTATCGGTGCGTGGTACATTTTGATGATTCCACCACAAGTTTTTCGATCAAGGAAGCGGAAGACTTTGTGAAGACACTTCGCCTGCCTGCGAAGATCGAACCCCGTGATTACCAGCTAGCGGCGATTGCCCATGCCGTGCGTGAGAAACGCATGTTGGCCCTGTCAGCCGTCAATTCGGGTAAGTCGTTCGTCATCTATTCCATTCTTCGATATTTCAAAAAGAAAACTATGCTGATCGTGCCATCCAAGGCACTGGTGGAACAGATGTACAAGGATTTCGCCGCCTATTCGGTGGAAGACCCTTCATGGGATGTTTCGCAGAAATGTTCCAAGGTCATGGAAGGGTACGCCAAGACCGGCCTTAACGATATTGTGATCACGACATGGCAATCAGCCGTGGTTCAGCCGCCCGAATGGTTTGAAGATTATGAGGCTGTGCTGGTGGACGAAGCCCATGAAGCCAAAGGCGCTTCGATCCGCAAGATTATGGATTTCCTAGCCAATGCGCCGGTCCGTCTGGGATTCACCGGAACGACTGACGACATCGACCTTCACGAACTGGTATTGACCGGACTGTTTGGTCCTATCAAAACTTTCATCAGAACCCGTGAAATGATAGATCGTAAGTTTTCGTCCGATCTAACTCTAAAAGTGATAGTTCTCAATTACGATGAGGATGTCAGACAACATTTTGCCAAGAAGAATAACAAAGACTACCCCACGGAAGTAAAGTTCCTTATCGGCAATGAAGAAAGAAATAACTTTATTGCAAATCTGGCGCAATCCCTTAAAGGAAATGTTCTTGTCTTCTACAATTTTGTTGACAAACACGGTCAGATATTGTATGATAAAATACTGGAACGAAATGAAGAAGGTAAAAAGGTTCATTTTGTTTGGGGAAAAGTTTCTGTTGAAGATCGTGAAGTCATCAGGGAACACACGGAAGCTAGCAGAGATAATATTATCGTAGCTTCATATGGAACATATAGTAGGGGTATCAACATTGTAAACCTCGATTATATGATATTTGCCTTCCCTTCCAAAGCCAAAGTCAGAAACCTTCAATCTATTGGCCGTGGTTTGCGTCGTGGTGATGAAAAAGATCACGTCACGCTGTTTGACATTGCCGATGATTTCTGCACTGCAACACGAAAAAATCATACATATACTCACCTAGAAAAGCGTTTGAAAATCTACGCAAAGGAAGGTTTCAAATACAAAATTTACAAAGTCAAGCTTCCGACGAAGTAGAAGATCAGACTATTTATATTAAGTTCAAAAATGGTCATGTGATGCTTGCCCTTGTTGAGGCAGAAGATGATAACACCATTTCTGTAACGTCCGCTATGGATGTGGTCCTTATAGACCAAGGTGAATACGCCGGAATGTCTTTAGTGTCAACTATTCCATTCGGTATAGACCAAGTTTTCACATTGAACAAAGCGGACATCCTGTTCACTGTGAAGCCAAACGAGTTTCTAGAAGCCATCTTCATGCAAAGGGCCGAAGAAGCTATCGATACACTCCTAGATTATGTTGAAAAGGCAGAAGCGAAGAAAAAGCAACGAAGCAAGAATTTAAATTGAAGAAAGACTCAGAACACTACGTTGATAACAAAAAGTTCTATACTGAAATGACCAAATATGCAACGGCGGTCAAGCTCGCAAAAGAACAAAACAAACCGAAACCGTTGGTGAATGACTACATTGGAAAATCGCTCTGGGATATTGCTGAAAAGCTATCGCACTTGCCACAGTTCCAAAAATATAAATTCCGTGAAGAACTGGTATCGGATGCCGTGATCAATTGCCTCCAATACATTGATAATTTCGATCCAGAAAAATCAACATCCCCATTCTCTTATTTTACCCAGATATCGTGGTATGCCTTCTTGAGACGTATTGAGAAGGAAAAGAAATATTTGTACACGAAATACAAAAGCATTGAAAACACAGAAATTTTCCATGGTACAGCGGAAAATTCTGGACATGAACACGGCACGAATACAATCAAATATTCAGAGGGTGCCCGTGAAAATATGACTGACTTTGTGGAGAAATTCGAAGCTTCTATTGAGAAGAAGAAAAAGAAGGCCAAGAAGGAAGATGACGACACCGAAACACCACAACTGGCACGTGTATCAACTAATAAGGGCAAGTTTTAATTGAAGCTAGCTCTTATTACCGATCAGCACTTCGGCGTTCGCAACGACTCCTTGGTGCTGTTGAATTATCACAAAAAATTCTATGATGATATCTTCTTCCCATATCTCGATAATCACGGGATTGATACGATCATCGATCTAGGCGACACCTTCGACCGTCGCAAATATGTCAATTTCCAGACCCTGCAAATGACACGGGAAATGTATTTTGACAAGATCGCAGAGAGGGGTAAAGAGCTTCACATCATTCTAGGCAACCACTCGTCATTCTTCCGCAACACGCTGGCGGTCAATTCCCCCATGCTGCTTTTGAAGGATTACAATTTCAAAATTTATTCGGAACCGGAATACGCTGTTTTTGACGGTCTGAAAATTTTGATGGTGCCGTGGATTACCCCAGAGAATCAGGAAAAAGCGATGACCATGATTGCCGAGGCGCAAGCCAAGATCATCATGGGCCATCTGGAAATCCAAGGCTATGAAATGTTGCGTGGTCGCCCGGCTGAACACGGTCTTCAAAGTTCGATCTTTGATGCCTATCTGTCGGTATTCTCTGGTCATTTCCATTTCAAATCTTTTTCCAAGGGTATCATGTACCTTGGCACCCCATATGAAATGACATGGGCCGACCATGATGTGCCAAAAGGTTTCCATGTTCTGGATACCGAAACTTTGACCATTGACTTTATCGAGAATCCGTATAAGCTGTTCAAAAAAATCTATTATGACGATACCAACGGTGCGCCGGATTTCGACACCAGCGTCATTGATAATTCATATGTGAAAGTGATCGTGCAAAACAAGACCAACCCAGTCTGGTTCGAACAGTTCATCGACAAGCTCAATAAGACGAACGCCGCCAACGTGATCGTGGTGGAAGAACCCGTGTTCAAGACCGAAACCCAAGCGGCGGAAGGTTCGTTTGAAGTCGAAGATACGCTATCATTCATCACGAAATATATCAAAAACTCTGATCAAAAATTCACTGCATCGAAGGACAACATTTTGAAGTTGGTGCAAGATTTGTACCAGAAGGCAAACGAACTGGAATTATAGAATGACATATGATGAATACAAAGAAAGATGGCAGAATATACAAGATGATACTGCCTTTGCATCGCTGTGTAGCTATTATTTCAAGCATCCTCTTTTCAACAGTCTACTAGAGGATGAAAATGCGAAAGCGTATTGCTACGGTCTTCTGGCATATGAAGAACTGTCATGGGTAACATTGTCACTTGCCGCCCGTCTCTGGCCTGATATTAATGTGCCAGAAGAACATTATGGTGTAGCAACAAAACTTAGAATAGACTACTTGAATTGGATTGAAAGTCACAGTTAATTGGTAATTTTTAAAAGACTTCTATACAAAAATTTTCTCGCTACCGGTAATACCCCAGTCGAAATAGACCTTAGTGCATATCCAAGAACATTGATCATTGGACAGAACGGCGCTGGTAAATCAACCATGATTTCAGCGCTGACTTTTGCTCTGTTCGGCAAGGATTTTCGGAAAATCAACAAACCGTCATTGGTCAATTCCATCAATGGCAAGAACCTTCTGGTAGAAATCGAATTCGAGACGAAGGGTAAAACCTATATGATCCGGCGTGGTATTAAACCTGCCGTGTTCGAAATCTATATGGATGGCACACTGATTAACCAGTCGGCGTCGTCAAAGGATTATCAGAAGTACATCGAAGAAAATGTACTGAACCTGAACTTCAATTCCTTCAAACAGATTGTGGTTCTGGGTTCGAACAACTACGTTCCGTTCATGCGTCTGAAAGCACAAGAGCGCCGGGAAATCATCGAAGATTTGCTGGATATCTCTGTATTCTCTCGTATGAATGCCTTGCTTAAGGAACAGATGGACGAAACCCGTGATTCCTTGAAAGAGCTTGAAAACCTTATCAAAATCGAGCAAGAGAAGATAGCCTTGAACGAAGGCTTCCTTGAAGGTCTGGAAAAACAAAAGAAGGACAGAAAGGAAAAGGCCCGTTCGGAAATTGACAGGCTGATGGGAGAGAACGCCAGTGCAAATGAAAAAATCGCCAAGCTCATGGAAGACAAGGCGACGCTTGAAAATCGTCGGGACAAGTTTGTACAGCTTGCCGAGAAAAAGGCGGTTATCGACTCATTTGTCGCAACCACGGAAAAAACGATATCCGACGCCAAGAGAAGAATTCAATTCTATTCAGGCAACGACCATTGTCCTACCTGTAAACAATCGATTGATGATGCTTTTAAAGCGGGTGAAATTCGCAATCATGAGTCCACCTGTGCGGCCCATGCGGAATCGCTCGAAAAAGAGTTGGCCAATCTGAAAAAGATTAATGCCATGCTCGAAAAGAAGCATGAAGCTTTCGATGCAGTGGACAAGATGAACCGTAAGATTTCGGAACTGCAATCGTCGGTCCACATCAATTCCAAGTTCATCGGCAAACTGGAAAGCGAATTGCTGGACGATGGCGTTGATGCGACACAGGAACAGAACACCAAGAAGGCGTTGAAGCAATCCAAGCGTCTTCTAACGGAATATCTCGGATCGAAACATAAATTGATGAACAGCCGGGAAGTCGAGAACGTCGCCTATCTGATGTTGAAGGACAACGGATTGAAGACGGCCATCGTGCAGCGCTACATCCCGTATATGAATGAATTGATCAATGAATACCTTTCGGCCATGGATTTCTATGTGAGCTTCAATCTGGACGAAAATTTTCAGGAGTCCATCAAATCCCGCTACCGTGACGAATTTTCTTATGAAAATTTTTCGGAAGGTGAAAAGCAACGTATTGATTTGGCTATCCTTTTCGCTTGGCGGCAGATCGCCAAGAAGAAAAATTCTATGGCTACCAACTTGCTGATTTTGGACGAAGTTGGTGACTCGTCGTTGGATGAAGACGGTATCAAATATGTGTTCGAAATCCTTCGTTCCATGGGAGAGGACACCAACATCATCGTTATCTCTCACAGGGAAAACATGGTGGATAACTTCGACAGGGTGTTAAAAGTGGTCAAACAGGGTAATTTTTCGTCAATGGAAGCATTTTAAGGGTTGACTCCTTAAAAACTTTGATATATAGTAAATGAAGAATTGGTGCCCCGCTCCTTTACGCCGTAGCGGCGACGGACTAGACCCATGTGGCTACTCCGGTGAGTATTAGAAGGGGGTAATGTGAGACTGCCGGGTTTGAGATATCCGGGCAAAACAGCGCTCTAAAAACAGCCAATTCCACGAATACGTGGTGAAATGCAAGCGGCTTTAGCCCACCACAGAACCGGGAAACATAGGGTTCGAATCCCATACCTGTCCACCACACTATGGACGGGTTCGTCTAGTCTGGTCAGGACGCCCGTCTAATTCTAAAAAATGAAAGCTTATTGATTGGCACTTCCAAGAAAGTATCCTCCACAATATCTAGTAGTCAAAAAACTAAACGAAGCGGGTGATTTCCCGCTTTCTTTTTTGACCCCAGACGGCAACGACGCCGCCGCCGCCAAACGCAAAGACACAGCCCGTCAATGGGCCGGTGGTTACTGGTATGGCCGGAAAAAAGAAGATGATCCCGAACCGAAAGAATACGTGTTCGATAACGTTCCGGTAGAGGGGTTTAGGATAGCGGATACCGTATCCCGCTGGACCACGGATAATAAGTGGTTTCGTATCCATGATCCTCGTGGTTTCATGGTCGAGATTTCTGCCTACAATCTCACTGACATTATCGATACCGGTGTGATCGATCATGGCAAACTTCTAGGGTCATTCGTCTGGGCACGTGATGGAAGTCAGAACTATTTGGTTCGTGGCGATCATCCGGAATATCTCGAATCCATCAAGCCCAAGGAAGACTACACACCAGTTCCCGGTGATGAAATCGAAGGAACGAATGTATCTGGCATTTATATGGGTAAATTCTATATGGCCAGAGTTGGAACAAAGGTAAGATATACGGAAAGTACCAGTTGGCTTGGTTCAAGAACTTATCACTATGATCTAGTTTTGGGGTGGGATGATAAACCTTGGCATATCTTCATGCAAGGTGATTATATGGACACTTCCCGTAGTTTTCCGAAGACATATGTCGTCAAAGAGAAACAAAAAGAACCAAATCCAAATATAATTGCAAAGAATGGTTCGAATGGAAAATTTTTGTTCCAAACTAAAGCTGAAATTGAATCTTTTGACTTGACGGAAACAGAAGCAAAAGATATTTTCAAAACTTTCTGTTCGAAGGTTGACGCAGTAGATGAAATGCTGTACCTTGGGAAGGTAAAAGACCCAAGGTTGGTGTGATGATGGCTACCTTTGAAGATTGTGTGGATTACGCTCGGAAGAATTTCAGAGGAATCCTCTGTCAGGATTTCGAAGGCACCAGCTATGTTCTGTTTGACCTACCAGAGCCTATTTGTTTCAAGGCCCGAACGGATAACCACGTTGTTCTGACTGAAAAAGATACCAACGAAGAATTCGATAAAATTTATAAGGTAATGAACCAATTTGTCAGTAAAGCATCATGATAATTTTGGCGACCGCATGAAGGCATATGAAAAGCCATTCACGGAAGCAAGACTAGATACCACTCTACCAGTTTACGCCAGACTCGATGGTCGCTCTTTTTCTTCCTTCACTCGGAAGATGAAGCGGCCATTTGACCGTGACATGTCGGCCTGTATGATCGAAACCACGGAATTTCTGGTTAACGAAACCAAAGCATCGCTTGGATACACCCAGTCAGACGAGATTTCGTTGCTCTGGGAACCTTGTGCGCCTCCCGCACAATTCATGTTCGATGGCAAGATTCAGAAACTAGCATCCGTTCTGGCCAGCCTGTGTTCGGCAAAGTTTGCCATGGCCTACACGATGTATTTTGGCGGAATGCCAAAAGTGATCCCGTCATTCGACTGCCGGATCATCAACGTGCCTTCTTGGGAAGAAGCGGAAAACATGATTCTGTGGAGGCAACAAGACGCTTTCAAGAATTCTGTTCAATCAGCCGCACATTATTTCTTCGGTCATTCCAAGCTGATGAACAAGAATACCAGAGAAAAGCTGGAAATGCTCCACGAATCTGGCGTCAAGTTCTTTGATCAATATCCACCAAGTTTCCGTGTTGGTACAGAGATAACTAAGACAACAGAAGAACGATTCTTGACAATGCAGGAACTGGCGACTATACCAGATGCATATCATCCGTCAAAGCCAGTCATTCGTTCTAAGATCGAACGAAACTATCCAATCAAGGTAGAGGAAAAGTATCGTGTCGGAAGTGGAAGCAGTCAGCCGGGCGATATGTAAAGCCGCTGGTATGTCTGTGAACAAGGTACAATGCCTTATGTGCGACCATACCGGTTGTACGATGTGGAAAGAATTTAGAGACGAAGCCCGTCCCGCTATTCGAGCGCTGGACGATTACAGAAGAACCAAAAATGCCAATCTTAAAGCCTAATACATTTGACAAGCTAGGTATCCCACTTCTACCATACAATTACCCGAAAGTCTTCCTTGGCGGTTCCATTGAAATGGGCAAGGCCGATGATTGGCAAGCCAAGACCGAAACTGAACTTGATGAAAATTTCGATGTGATCATTTTCAATCCCCGTCGAACCGACTGGGATGCGTCGTGGAAGCAAACTCCTGTCCCCGGTGAACAGTTTTACGAGCAAGTCGATTGGGAATTGAAGGCACAGGATGCCGCTAATTTCATCATCTACAATTTCTTGCCCGGAACCCAGTCACCAATCACTCTGCTAGAGCTTGGTCTGTATGCTGAAAAGGAACAGACCAAATTTGTCGTATGTTCGGAAGATTTCTGGCGCTATGGTAACGTCAAGATTGTATCCGAAACACAGGGTAACAATCTGAAATTTTTCCACTCATACGATGATATGATGGAAGTTCTCAAAATCCATCTGTCTGAATGGCAGTATGCGACAGTGGATAGAAACAAATCATTGTTGTCAAATTTTAGTTATGAACCAACCCTTGAACAGCAAATTGAAAATATACAAGGTCAATTTGCTGTAGAGAGTTTGTTCGAAAAGGAAGAAAATGAGCCATCTTGATTTGGTAGATTTTGATAACCCAATCCTTTATACCGAAACTAGACCGTTCGATTTTCAGACAGAGAATGCCCAAGAGGCATTCGAAAATTTACGAGACAAGCTTGCTGAAATGAAGGGCTACGGTCTGTCCGCTAATCAAGTCGGCCTGCCGTATCGGCTGTTTGTCTTTGGGGACGGACGCACGAAAAATTCGATCATTCCATGTTTCAACGCACAGATTGTTTCCGTATCTGGCGAGACAGAGCTTTTGGAAGAAGGGTGCCTTTCATTCCCCGGTCTGATTGCCAAGGTTGAACGTGCCCGCTCTATCCGGGTGCGCTATGCCAATGTGAATGGCCATGTGGACACGATCAAGTTCGATGGATTGACCGCCCGCATATTCCAGCACGAAATGTGCCATATGCTTGGCAAGCCGTTCTTTGCCGGATTTAGCAGGCTTAAGATCGAAATGATGGTCAAGAAGTGTGCCAAGCGTACTGGAATTCACTACAACACTACACAACTTTTGGGATTGCGAAATTGACACCACAAGAATTGTTGGAACTAAATCAAACGGCCTATGATACGGTGGTTCGAAAACTTTCCGTTATGGAACCATATTCAGGGCATGTTATGCAAGATCAGTATGAATTGTATTTCAAGGGTGAAGTATCATCAGTGAAGGTTGTTGTTTCTGGACCTGATGCCGACACTTCCACACATCGTTTCTGTGTTTATGACACCAAAAATGGTGGATACAGTTGGAATGCTATTTTTGACTATATTTACATGTCAGACAAATATAAGCTGTCACAGAAATTCGCCAACATGGTGATAAACAAGGCACGGGAATATCAAGACGACAAAGATCGTCGCCAAGCCGAAGAAGCCGAGAAACGGGCTATCAACGAACGCATCGAATTGGCTAATCTGATTAAACAGTTCGTCACTTCATTCTAAATGGCATTTTCTATCGAATACGCCAATGTGTTTTCCAACATCTTGGCGGAAGAAGACATTACGATTTCGATAGACCAACAAGCAGATACCGCCCGGTTCAATCTCAACACCAGAGTTCTAACGCTCCCGCAATGGGATGCAGCCCATGAATTGTTGCGGTATCTGCTTTGTCACGAAATTTCCCATGCAATTTTTACGCCTTGTCGTGAATGGCTAGAGGCCATCGAATCACGTCCCGATGAACATCAGCGCTCCTATATGGATGTGCTGAACGTATTCGAGGATGCCCGTGTGGACCGTCTGATGACGGAAAAATATGTGGCCATGCGTCAATGGTATGCGCAAGGCAATCACGAATTTGTCAATGTACAGGATTTGTGGGGCATCGCCCATGATCCGGCCAAGGCCCATGATTTCAGTCTGATTGACCGAATCAACCTCTATTACAAGACGATTTTCCTCACCAATCCATATCATCTGGTTTTCCCGCACCCAGACGATCAATGGATTTCCAGAACCAATGCTGCACGAACATTTGCCGAAATAAAAAAAATTGCGGATGATTTTTTTGAACAGATGGACGATGCCGCCAAGACGGCGGGTTCGGAATCAGAGCCTCTGTTACTTCGCATCGGTGTTGGTGATTTCAACGTTGAAGTGACCTTGCTCGAAACCCAGAAGGATTTGCAGGGGCTGGTAAAGCGGGTGACGAACATCAATCCCAAGCCGCCGAACCTTACATGGAAGGAACACGGAACCCTCTATGTGCCGGACAGCAACTACAAACACGTATTATCCTATTTTTCTGGTACGCTCGCCAAGACAACGGCACCGCCACGGCATAAAAACCTTATCAATAAGATGGCGTCCGTTTTTCAGCGCAAAAAGAACGCTAAACTGTTCTCTAGGGTTATGACCAACAAGACCGGCATTATCGATCCGTTGAAGCTGTACACCTACAAATTCAACAATGATATCATGTTGCGAAAGACCATTGTCGATAAGCAGAAAAACCATGGTTTCATTATGATCGTTGACACCAGTTCTTCTATGTCTGGGGTCTGGGATGCTGTTGTAGAACATTTGTATATATTGACGTTGTTTTGTAAGCAAATCAATGTGCCATTCGAGGCATACGGATTTACGGATGGCAAGAACGAATGTGCATTGACCGGTACAAAATTTTCATTGCGTCCGTTCTTCACTTCCAAGGATTCTATCGGTGCCATCACTGATATTCTCCCAAAAATTGAAAATTTTGACCTGTGTGGATTTACCCCGTTGACTTCCGCACTACATTATAGTAAAACTTTGACTCTTGACTTCATCGACAAGAACTATATCGACGTGATGAATGTCATCTTTTTGACCGATGGCGGCTGTACCAATTCTGTGAAGGCCGCAACATATATCGACAAAAAATCTAGATTCATGACATCATCGGCTAATGACTTCATGGGTCGAGACACGGCGCTTGCGCCCCTCTCGAAAATTTTGAGGCACAGGACCGGTGCCAACCTTTGGACCTATTTTATCAAGTCGGGTAACACTTACGATTTCAAACCGGAAGTGGGTGGCATGTCTGGGGTGTTTACCATCGGAACTAAACTTTTGAAAAACAATCCTAACATCTTTGTCAACGATTTCGTGGACAGGATGTCGGAATTTGGCGGCAAGATTGATACCAGATAAGAATCCATTATTCATTCCTTTTGGCGTTTATGACGATTGTACGAAACTTCTAGAGTCTAACATCTATTTCCCCTGCCTGCTTTCCGGCCCGTCCGGCTGTGGCAAGACTGAAACCATCGAACATATATGCGCTGTCAAACAGCGTGATTATTTTCGAGTGAACATCACCTTTCAAACCGATGAAGACGACTTGATTGGTGGCATTCGATTGGAAGACGGTTCCACAACATATTCGAAGGGACCGGTAATTGACGCCATGGAAACCGGTGGCGTGTTGCTGCTTGACGAACTGGACTTGGCTTCTCCGATGCTGATCATGTGTTTGCAGAGCATCTTGGAAGGCAAGGGATACTTGATCAAGAAAACCAAAGAATGGGTTCGCCCAAAAGACGGTTTTCAGGTGTTTGCGACCGCCAATACCAAGGGCATAGGCGACGATACAGGATCATTCGTAGGAACACAAATCCTGAACGAAGCCTTTCTGGAAAGATTTCCCATTACATTCGAATGTGATTATCCAGAGGAAAAGATCGAAAAAAAGATATTGACAACCGTTCTTAAATCATATAATGTCAAGAACGATACCTTGATCAAGGCCGCTGTAAGCTTTGCCAACAAAGTTAGAGCATCTTACAAGAATGGCCGCATAGATCACACTATATCCACCAGACGACTAGTTCAAATAATGAAAGCATATTCCATTTGGAAAAATGATATGCTGGCAGTTGAATACTGTATGAGTCGTTTCAATACTCATACCAAGAACGCTTTGATGGATATATTTAAACTTGAATACGAATCTGTGAAACCTAAGAATGTAACCAGTGATGTTGTAGATGGAGACAAAGAGCTAATACAGCCATGGACGCCATGGCTCTGAGGATTACTTTTGACAGATAGACAGATTACACTTAATATAGACCAACTACGTAAACGTTCAGTATTTATTGCCACGCCAATGTATGGCGGACAGTGTTCGGGGTTCTACACCAAATCTGTTATTGATTTGATTAGCATCCTGAATAACTATGGAATTCGCAATATATTCTTCTCATTGTTCAATGAGTCTCTGATAACCAGAGCTAGAAATTATTGCGCCGATGAATTTATGCGTAGCGATTTCACAGACCTTCTGTTCTTGGACTCGGATATCGAGTTTAATCCAATGGACGTGGTTGCGATGTTGCAAATTTCCGAGGATGAAGATAAGAGCATCATCGGTGGACCATACCCAAAGAAGTCGATTTCTTGGGAAAAGGTCAAGCGGGCTGTAGATCAAGGCTTTGCCGACGAAAATCCTTTCACGCTAGAACAATATGCGGGTGATTTCGTTTTCAATCCAGTCCGTGAAGGGCCGGTGTATCTAGACCAGCCGCTTGAAGTTCTGGAAATTGGTACAGGCTTCATGCTTATTCGCAAGAGCGTGTTCGAAAAGTGGAACAAGGAACGTCCGAATTTCCTCTATTCGCCGGATCACGTTCGTTCCAAGAATTTCGACGGCGAACGCCGTATTATGGCGTATTTCCAAGACCCCATCATGAATGACCGGCATCTGTCAGAAGATTATTTCTTCTGTCAGGAATCTCGCCGTCTCGGGGTATCGATTTGGATTTGCCCATGGATGAACGTCAATCATATCGGCACCTACAAGTTCGTTGGTAATTTGCCAGCCGTGGCGTCCACAAAGTCAAGCCCTACAGCCGACAAGGCTGATGTCAAGGGATTGAAGAAATGACCGGCGACCCTATTCCGTGGTATATGCGGGCTGACTACTGGCATAGACCATTTGATCCCTTGGATGATTGGGATCAATCATGGTCAAACATCACAATTCAAAGTAAAACAATACCATTGCAGAAAATAGATTACAAATTCAAAGAAGATATTACTTTCAAGGAAGTAATGGATTATATCAATTCTACCTATGAAGCACATTACTCTGAAAAGGGTGGTGTGCAAACTCTAGACTATATTATGGCTAATTCCGAAAGTCTAGATTTTCTTAAGGGCAACGCTATCAAATACCTTGCTCGATACGGAAAAAAGGAAGGAAAGAACAAAAAAGACTTGTTCAAAGCCATTCATTATATTATACTGCTACACTACTATTCAGAGAATAACCCTAACGAATGAAGATTTCCAAAGAAACACTAGAAATTCTACAAAATTTTTCGACCATCAACGAGTCGATCATGGTGTTTCAGGGAAACCGTCAACGCACTTTCACTAAGCTGAAAGTGGTGTATGGGGAAGCAATTATACAGGAAGAATTCCCAAGGGATTTTGCGATCTATGAATTGCCTACATTCCTTGGGCTTCTGTCCCTGTTTAAAGACCCAGAACTGACATTCTCTGATACCAAGGTGACTATTCAGGAAGGTAGCCACACAGCTACCTATCGCTATTGCAATCCGTCTCTCATTGTCCATCCGGACAAGGAAAAGAATTTGCAGTTCGGTGAAGCGATGTTCTCATTTGAGCTATCAGCCGAACACTACAGGACCATCCTTAAGGCTGTCAGCCTGTATCAACAAGAATATATTTCTATCGATTGCGACGGAACGGATATCGTGGTGCGAACCATGAACCCAAAAGACCAAGGTGCTGATTACTTTTCCCATAAAATCGGTGAATCGGACCAGAAATTCCGTATCGTTCTGAAAGTCGAGAATTTGAAATTTTTGCCTCATTCCTATGACGTGACGATTTCTAAAAACAGACTTGTCATGTTCCGTTCCAAGAACATGAACCTTTTCTATGCTGTACCAGCGGAAGCCAACTTTTCAGGAATTTAATGCTAGAACATGTAATTTGGTCGGAAAAATATAGACCAAAGCGTATCGCAGACTGCATCCTACCCAAGGATATGAAAAAGAAATTTTCGGAACAAGTAGCATCCGGTCGGTTGCCAAACTTGTTGCTTGTCGGTGCCACGGGCACTGGCAAGACCACGGTCGCCAAGGCCATGTGCGAAGAAATGGGCGTGGATTATATCGTCATCAACGGTTCTATGAACGGCAACATCGACACGTTGCGAAGTGAAATTTTGCAATTCGCTTCGTCCGTCTCTATGTTTGGTGACAAGCGCAAGGTGGTCATCCTTGATGAGGCTGACTATCTGAACGCCAATTCGACACAACCGGCGCTTCGCAACTTCATGGAAGAATACGCTATCAACTGCGGATTCATCATGACGTGCAACTACCCGAACCGCATTATCGACCCTCTTAAAGGCCGGTGTGCTACGGTTAACTTCGTCGTCCCCAACGATGAACGTTCAGAGCTTCTGAAACAGGCGCTACGGGCCATCAGAGACATGTTGGATGCAGAAGGCATCCCGCATGATATGAAGGTGATTGCGACCCTCACCAATGATTTGTTTCCGAATCTGCGCAAGGTCATCAACGAGCTACAGGATTATTCTGCAACCGGTCGGATCGATGCTGGCATTCTCGCCAAGCGCTCGGACATCGGTGAAATCATGAAGATTTTGAAAACAAAAAAATTTACAGACATGCGCACATGGGTAGCGGAAAATTCCGATTTGGATTTCGCTGTCTTCATCGATGATTTGTACAATCAGTTTTCGGAACAGATTGAGCCGCAAAAAATCCCGTTCTTGACCCTCATTCTGAACAAATACGATTACCAGAATGCCTTTGTGGCAAACCGGGAAATCAACATCGCTGCTATGTTGCTCGAAATAATGACGGATTGTATATGAACCCTTGGGATTTTGTCAAATCTATCAACGAAAAGAAATATTCTTTCCATGAAGACATTGACAAGAAGGCATATTCGAGCTACATTGTAAACAAGGCTTTCTCATTCTTCCCAGATACAATCTTCCTCGCTAACGAGTTGAACATGTATCCAGAGACAAAGCCCAAAGCCCATTATGATTTCCTTTACCATGCCGTGTCGAAGAAGCCACGGTATAGTAAATGGATTAAGCAGCAAAAGGATGCTGATGCAGTCTTTTTGTCTGAAAAACTATCTATTCGTTATGATCGTGCTGTGGAAATTATGAATATATTGACTGAAACTGAATTGAAACAATTAATAAGCTCCCTCACTGTAGAGGGGCAGTAATATAGGAAAATACTTCACTTTGACTTCATTGAATGAACAACAAGATTACAGTAATGTAACAGATAATTTCATTTGGATTGAACTGCCTGAACCTGATAATTTTTTGAAGGTGAAGGAAACATTAACCAGAATTGGTGTCGCTTCCCCGGTTAAGAAGGAACTATACCAGTCCTGTCACATCCTGCACAAGCAGGGTAAATACGCCTTGGTCCATTTCAAGGAAATGTTCTTGCTGGACGGCAAGCCAACGAATTTCTCGGAAGATGATCTATCGAGGCGTAACACTATCGCCAATCTCTTGGCGCAATGGGGCTTGATTAAGATTGTAGAGCCTGAAAAAACAAAATCCCCGGTGTGTCCGCTAGGCAAGATCAAGGTCATTGCCTACAAGGAAAAGAAGGAATGGACACTCACGGCCAAGTACACAATCGGCAACAAATCAAAACAGGTAGCATAACGTGACAACTGCTTATAATCTGGAAGACTTCTCTGCTTGGATGACTGAACTTCACGGTATCATGCGTGACAAGTACGCATTTAACGACACTGTGATTGCAAACTATGGTTCAGCAGAGAACTGGGAAGACTATTACAACGAAGAATACTCGCCTCTTGAAGCAATTTCGGAAGACGAAGAATTGCACTGGGAACAATAATTGACTAATTTTGAACAAGTAAGAGAATTCCATCAAGTCTTCAAATTGCTTGATAATGATAAACCGACAGTGCCCGCTCTATCGTCGGTAGTGCTTCGCAAGAAGTTGATTAATGAAGAATACAAGGAACTGATGGCGGAAATTGATCCGTACATCGATAGCTCGGGTACTGAACCCGTCAATCTCGTCAACGTGGCGAAAGAGCTTTCAGACCTACTGTACGTCTGCTACGGTATGGCTGTTGATTTTGGTATCGACATCGACAAGGTATTTGAGGAAGTTCATTCTTCCAATATGTCCAAGTTGGATGAAAATGGCAAGCCTGTGTACAACTCGCTTGGCAAAGTGATCAAATCAAATTTGTACAGACCCGCAGATGTTAACAAAATCTTAGGAACAAACACAAATGTTGATTGATATTATTGCATTCGTATTGGTAATCGCTGCCGCTTACTGGTATTTCATCGTAAAGCCGAAGAACGACCAGAAGAAGGACGGCACGGAATAATAATCGGGAAGGGGCCTAATCAGCCCCTTCCTTTTCTTTGACGTAGCCCCATGCCTTGAACACATGATCGATATCGACCAGTGGACCAGAACCATCGGTCTTTTCATATCCTACCAGAAGAAACACAGCCACTTCATCTTTCTTCTGCATCTTGAAGCTTTCGTTGATGATGCCATGTTCTCCTTTCTTGATCGGGAAATAATGGTTCCAAGAACGAAGCCTGTAGAAATGGCCGATCATTCTGTTTCTTCCTTCGAAAGACGTGATTGATGTCCGTCATCATCTGGTTTTTCATCCTGTTCGGCGGTTGGTAACCAGCCGGTTCGTTTGCAATGTTCGAAATAGTCGGAAGTTATGGGCGTTGATTCCTCCCATTTTCCTTCACCCCGAATTTGGCCGGGTTGCGGCCACTTGATCCATCTTTTTGTCATGTCGATGTCCTGTCGATGATAGACACACCTTTTTTCGTAAGAGCGACGAAATGTTCACCACTCCCCAGAAAATAAGGATTCATGAAAAATTCCTTCACCAAACCAAGCCGTTCGCCGTGTTTGATGATACTGTTGATTTGGCTTTGCGTGAATTTTCGCATATCAAGGAACATACGAGACGACGCACGAACGCCCGGAAAGACGACTCGCATACCACGAATGCGTTCGTCAGAGCGTTCGTCATAACCATCCAGAGCCAAGAGCAATGACCGAAGGCCATTTACCCGGTTCAGGAAACGTTCTGATGGGAATTGTGAAAATTTCTTCATCGAACCCTCTCGATTGGTTTTACAATTTGCCGGTCTTTCACTTTGAGGTTGGAAGCGGCTTTGAAAACCTGCCCCTTTTCCAGAAAGAATTCGCCATGTTCCGGATTGCGAAACGCCACGACTTCGTATGACCATAGGCCCGGCAAAAATGGAAAATATTTACATTCCGTTTCCATCATGGGTGCATGATCTTATACGTTTGGTGACATATCGTGGTCTGGCCAGCGCCGGAAGGCGAACAATTCCATGTGACCGGGTGAGCCGTGTGCATGTGCATTACGGCAATGATTGCAATTAACAGGTTCATATTCACTTCCTCTCTTACCTTGATTTCCAATATAATGAAACCCTAGAGGAATGTCAAGCCTTGACAAGCTTTCAAGATGAATATATAGTAGTCCATTATACGGAGTTCCCCCATAATTTTCTATACCAAGATCGAACAACAGTTCGATGATATCCTAGTTCGTGGTTATAAAGACGGTAAGCCTTTCAAAAAACGCTTGAAGTTCAAGCCAACGCTCTTTGTTCCATCCAATACCAGCGAAGCCACGCACAAGTCACTACAGGGTGCCAAGCTCGCACCGATGCAGTTCCAAAAAATCGGTGCTGCACGTGAATTCGTCAAGCAGTACAAAGATGTAGCAAATTTTAACGTCTTTGGCCAGCAAAACTGGGTGAACAATTTCATCCACGAGGAATTCCCAGTCGAAGTCGAATACGATGACTCGCTGATCAAGATTGGATATCTCGACATTGAAACCGATTCGGAAGGCGGCTTTCCCAATGTGATGGAAGCCGACAAGGAAATTACCGCAATCGGTCTGGTGTATAAGGAACGAACATTCCTCTGGGCCATGAAGGATTTCAAGGCTCCCAAAGGCGTTGACTTCTTTTGGTTTGAAACCGAAGAAGAAATGTTGCGCCATTTTGTCAAGTTCTGGGAAAAGCTGGCGCTCGACGCCGTGTCCGGTTGGAACACGACCGCATTCGACTTGCCCTACCTTGTGCGCCGTATCACTCGCCTTATCAGCTTCGATTGGGCCAAGCGCCTGTCGCCTTGGGGTATTGTCAAGCCACGCAACATCAAGTCCTATCGTGGTCAAGAAATCGAAATTTTTGATATCTATGGTATCATCGATATCGATTATCTGCCTGCCTTTAAGAAGTTTCGTCCGCCATCGCTGAACCCAGATGACAACAAGCTCGATACCGTTGCCTATGTGGTTCTAGGCGAAAAAAAGGTTGATTATTCTGAATATGGCTCATTGAACAAGCTGTATAAAGAAAATCCGCAACTATTCTTTGAATATAACATCAAAGACGCTCGCCTTGTTCAACGAATGGAAGAAAAGTTGAACATAATACGTCTGCTATTCAACATGGCGTATTCTGCGAAGATTAACATTCAAGAATGCTTCATGCCAACGAAGCTTTGGGATTCCATCATCTATGGTTTCCTGAAAGATCGAAAGATCATCGTTCCAATCACCAAGCAGGAAGAAACGGACGATCAAGGCTTTGAAGGTGCATATGTCAAGGTTCCGACGCCGGGATTGTACAAGTGGGTCGTGTCTTTCGACTTGACTTCGCTGTATCCGTCTCTGTTCATGCACTATAACATCGGTGTTGACACGTTCAGAGGCAAACAGGACGTTAATATGTCCACATTGCTTTCGGGCAATCCCCATGGTTTCGAAGATTTCCTGAAATCCAAGAACCTATCCATGGCGGCTAACGGCGCTACCTATACCAGAGAATTTCCATCATTCATGACGGAAATCATTCAGTATTATTTCGATAAGCGCCAGCAATACAAAACCTTGATGAAGGATGCCAAGAAGGCCAAGGAAGCGGCCAAGGACAAGGCAGAGAAGGTCAAGCAAGAGGCTTTGGCCGTTATCTATGATATCTATCAACAGAACTTCAAAATCTCTCTGAATGCCTTGTATGGGGCTAACGGAAACAAGGGTTTCCGCTTCTATGATTTGATTCATGCCGAGGCGATCACGATTTCAGGCCAGCTTACCATCAAATGGGCTGAACGTCATATGAATGAGTTTTTGAACAAGCTCATGGGGACACAAGGCGTTGACTATGTGATTGGTGCCGACACGGACTCGCTGTACATCAATTTTGATCCGATTATTCAAAAATTCAAGGTGCCGGAAGGCAAGGAATGTGAATTCCTGAATCGCTTTGCAGAAGAAAAGGTTCAGCCACAACTGAACAAGTTTTTCCAAAACCTTTCTACCTACATGAATTCATTTCAGCAAAAGCTGCATATGAAGCGTGAAAAAATTTCCGAGAAAGCAGTTTGGCTTGCGAAGAAAAGATACGCCCAAAAGGTGTTGGACAATGAAGGCGTTCGCTATGAGACGCCCAAGATCGAAGTCACTGGGTTGGAAGCGGTTCGAACAGTCAATCCTGAATTCTGCCGCAACAAGCTGAAAGAATTCTATGATATTGTATTGAACAAAGACGAACAGACTATGCGAGAATTTATCGGCAAGGTTCGTGAAGAATTCCTAACGTTGAAGTTCGATCAAGTGGCATCGCCAAAAGGCGTCAAGGGTCTGGACAAATATGGTGATCCTCATACTGTCTACAAGCGTGTCAAAGGATTGGCTGTCCCAATTCATGTCCGTGGCTCGTTGTTGTATAATCACCTTCTCAAATCGAAGGGTTTGACTGACATCGAAGAAATTCTTGAAGGTGAAAAGATCAAATATTGTTATTTGAAAATGCCAAATCCAATTGGTGAAAACGTTATTGCGGCACCCCGTACTCTGCCAAAGGAATTTGCACTAGAAGAATATATAGATTACGACACACAGTTCGACAAGACATTTTTGGACGCTGTAAAAGCCATGAACAAGGTAATTGGTTGGCGTGAAGAAGAACTTTCGACACTAGAGGGATTTTTCGCTTAATGACTGCTAAAAGTATCAATAGTATAATCAAAGAATATTCTGAACAAAATGATTTTGGGTTCACCACTTCCAATGCCAAGGAAGTGGTGGACAATCAGAACCTTGCTATCGACGCATACAAGGAAAAAATCAAGAAAATTGAAGAACTTATTATGCCTCTGTTGGCTAATCTTCATGCTTCGGCAGATGAAGGCGACACCATTTTTTGGCCTAATCGCAAGCCACAACTAGAAGAAAAGATAAAGGAATTTTTGGCGTTAACACGATGAATAACAGATGGGACTACGAACGACTTTTTTCAGATATCACTGCATACAATGGTAAATCAAAAACCTTGGAAGAAATGAATGCCGACAAGAATTTGCTAGAAAACTATTTGTATGAAGGCGGTATAGTAAATGAATTTGATAATCCTAGAAAGGATTTGGAAGCTGGATACAGAGCCTATGTTCAACGCTTCATGCATGTGGAGTCATTGAAACCAAAAGAAGCACAAGCAAAACCTCTTTACGGCATTCCGGTTGAAGAAGAACTATACAACATAGTTAGATATGAATGTGAAGCAAATGCATACTTTGCATTAAAAGAAATGTGGTTAGATTTGCTAGAAAAAGAGAAAGAACTACTGAAAAAGGAAAAATAATACTACTCTTATAGACTTCTCAAAAGCCTAAATACTCCGTTCGCTTAATCAGGATGGGCGAATTAAAATTAACAACATCCTACTACACGACACACAACGGAGTATTACAGCAACGATGAAAGATTCAGCGTTCCTTAAGCTATTGAAGAAGTCTAATCCGGATTATGATGGTCCAGTTACTACCACTGGCTTCCTAGATACCGGTTCATATATCCTAAACGCCGCATGTTCAACCTCAATTTATGGCGGCATCCCAAACAACAGAATTACGGCAGTTCACTCCAAAGCGGGTGTAGGTAAGACATATCTGGCTATGTCGGCTGTCAAGGCGCTTTTGCAATCCGACCCGGAAGCTTGCGCACTCTACTACGATACAGAATTTGCCATTGACGAAGATTTTTTGAAGCGTCGTGATATTGATCCGGCTCGCTGTTTGATCGATCAACCGGCACACATTGAAGAATTCAAGATGCGTTCCCTGAATTTCCTGTCTCAATACATGGAACTTCCGGAAAAAGATCGCATGAAAATGATCTTGGTTCTTGACTCCCTTGGTATGCTTCCTTCGATGAAGGAAAGTGCCGATTCCGAGGATGAAAAGAAGCAAGGCACCAAGGATATGACCAAGCAACAAGGTGTTCGTTCGCTTTTCCGAACGATCACACAGAAGCTTGGAACCGCTCACATTCCGTTCTTTATCTGTGCACACTCATATACAGACATCATGAGCTACGGTGCGCCACAGAAGATGTCTGGCGGTGGCGGTCTTGAATATGCAGCTTCGACCATTCTAGGTATGTCCAAGAAAAAGGATACCGAAGAAATCAAGGTAGGTGGAAAGAAAGTCAAACTTCATGATGGTAACATCATTGTTGTGAAAGTTGATAAGTCCCGCTTCTCCCGTGAAGGTAGAACAGTACAAATAAAGCTTCATTTCCAAAAGGGTGTGGATAGATATTACGGCTTGCTCCCGTTGGCTGTACAATATGGAATTGTCAAAAAAATATCTACAAAATATGAATTTCCGGATGGTTCAAGCCATTTTGAAAAGGATATTAACAAAGATGGCGAAAAGTTTTTTAACCATCCGGAAATATTGGCCAAATTAGAGGAAGCTGCAAAGAAGCATTTCAGTCTTGGTTCTGGCGATACAGAATTTTCGTTGACAGAATTTGATTCTGATGCTATAGATGATGATACAGATGTGGAAGACTCGGTAACACTTACCGAAGAATAATCCTTCCAAACCCCCGAAAAATCTATGAATTTTTGACCCTACCGTGCACAACGGTAGGGTTTTCTTACCCACTAATATAGGAATTAATTTGCAAGTAAGTAATATAATCATAAAAAGCCTAATTGATAATGATGATTATATGAGACGAGTGATACCTTTCCTGAAAGACGAATATTTCGTTGGAAAGGGCGAACAGACGATCTTCAAGCACATCAAGAACTATGTGGATAACTACAACAATCCACCTACTGTTGAAGCGCTGATGATCGAAATGTCAAACGACAATACGATTGTCGAGGATACATTTTCCGACATCGATTCCGTCATGGGTTCGGTGAAAGAGGAAATCAAGAAGCCAGACATGGAATGGCTTCTTACGACCACAGAACAGTTCTGCAAAGACCGGGCGCTTGAACTGGCTTTGCAGGAATCCATCCTGATTTATGAAGGCAAGGATAAGAGCCGAGCAAAAGGTGTTATCCCGTCCATTCTACAGGACGCCTTGGCGGTTGGCTTCGAAACGACCATCGGACACGACTATTTCGAAAATTCCGATGAACGTTACGAATATTATAACCGCAAGGAAGAAAAGATTGCAACCGGCATTGGCTACCTTGACAAGGTGACAGGCGGTGGTTTCTCGAAAAAGACCCTCAACCTGTTCCTAGCTGGTACAAACGTGGGTAAATCGTTGTGTATGTGCAACATCGCAGCGAACATGCTTAAAGACGGTAAAAATGTCCTTTACATTTCCGGAGAAATGAAGGAAGAAGAAATCGCCAAGCGTATCGATGCGAACGTTTTGGATATAGAAATCAAAGAGTTGGCAAATGTATCGAAAAGCTCTTTCGATAACAGACTGACTCGCCTAAAAGGCAAGACCAATGGCCGATTGAAGATCAAGGAATATCCGACTTCTTCGGCTTCCGTGAACCATATCAGGATTCTTCTGAATGAACTTCTTCTAAAGAAGCATTTTGTACCAGATGTAATTTTTATCGATTATCTGAACATTTTCGTTTCAAACCGCTTCAAGGCGGGCCAGATATCGAACACCAACACATATTACAAGGCCATTTCCGAGGAAATGCGTGGCCTTGGCGTCGAAATGAACGTGCCGATTGTTTCGGCATCGCAATTTAATCGTGGTGGTCACGCCAACACGAATCCGGATATTGACGACACATCGGAAGCCTTTGGCATCAACTTCACCGCTGACTGGGTTGGAGCGCTGGTTTCGAGTGAAGAATTGGCCAAGCAGAATCTATTGTTGTTCAAGCAATTGAAATCTCGCTACGATCACAAGAACAACATTCCGATGTTCTTCGTCGGCGTCGATATTCCAAAGATGCGTTATTACGATCTTGACGACCCTCTGGCGGGCTTGATCGAAAACAATATCACTTCGGCACCAGCGCCTACCAAGACCGCAAATACGAATGCAGGCAAGAATTTCAACGGACTCAGTTTCTAATGTATTGTACCAGAATTTTTAAAGAAAACGACAAATCAGGCTATTCAGAACTAATTCGACAACTCTCATTATCGGGCATCAAGTATGAAGTAGTTAGAATCAAGAAAGCGCATCTTACAACTACCCCTGTGAAACAACGTTATTCAGCCATTGTGTGTTGGGAAGAAAATGTACAAACTCTCGAAACAGAAGAATAAATTCCGTGTTGTTGAAATCGAAAGCACAAACGTAATTGATGAATTTGATACCCATGAAGAAGCGAACAAACTGTATCAATCACTGAAAATGGGACGTGGTTTCGAAGGATGGACACCAGCATTTATTCTTAAGAGTTTCAATTGATTACTATTACTGATTTTTGCCTACCGGAAGCCTTTACGCCTGTAGAGTTAGATGGTGCCATTTGCTACACACGACTTTTTCTTGAAACGGTTCTGACAGAACCCCACGAAAAAATTATCGTGAAAATTTTTATCAAAGAGAAATCGGACTCTATCTACCCTGATTCGGGTGGTTTCACGGACCAATACGCCCCCGGATGTTTCAATGTGGTGATCTTCAAGGATACCCGCAAGAAAATGATATCCGTTCTTTCTCATGAGCTTGTCCACGTCAAGCAGTATATGGAAAACGGGTTCCGGATCGATAGGTCCAAGGATATGGTGTACTGGGAACATGACGAATACATGCCGGTTCACCAGTTGGTTGCGATGCACAGGGACAAGGCGCACGAATTGTACGCCTTGCTTCCGTGGGAACACGATGCCAATCTAACCCTTCTGGCGATCATAGAAATGGTCACAGAAAAATTCGAGGCATTGTGCAAGAGCGACCCGAACCTACGTTCATTCCTTATCAAGGCAATGAAACAGCCTGATTATAATATCGCTTGACGTATTGTAGAAAGTTGGATATACGGAAAGTATGATTAAGTTAGGTCCATACAAAGATTTTCGTGATATCCCGCAATTCACACGGGAAGCGCCTTATGCGGTGGATGCCGATTGGGGATATTTCATCCGTCATTGGGTTGAAGGAAAAGAATTTTCCGACGATACCCCACTTGAATTGTGCCCGGATTTCCAGCGTGGTCATGTTTGGACCGAAGCTCAACAGATTGCCTATGTCGAATACGCTTTGCGTGGTGGCAAGAGTGGTCGAGACATCTATTTCAATTGCTCTACATGGATGGGCGATTTTAACACGCCATTGCAACTTGTGGATGGTCTACAGCGTGTTACGGCAGTTCGTCGTTTCATGAACAATGAGATTCCTGCATTCGGGACGATGTTCAAAGAGTATGGTGGGCAGTTGCGGGTGTTAAGCGGCAACTCCGGTTCATTCAAAGTGCATGTGAACACCTTGAAAACTCGGGCCGAAGTGTTAACGTGGTATCTGGAAATGAATTCCGGTGGCACCCCTCATTCACAGGCAGAGCTTGATCGTGTTATGAATCTTCTGAAAGAGGAACTGAAATGAACACGTTCGAAAAGTGGTGGGAAGAATATTACTGGGAATATTTCAAGGGTCAATCTGGCCCTATACCCCAAATGACAAAAAATATTGCCAAGGAAGCATGGATGGAAGCTTATACACTCGGCTACCGAAAGGGTGTCGAAGCCGCCGAATATGATGATACTAAATGAAAGAAACTTGATTGAGAATTTGTCACTTTGAAGATTTGCTGTTTGAAAACAGCATTGACGTAAACCATATTATCCACAACATCGCTGCCAAGAAATATCCCGTTTCTGTGAAATGGGATGGTTCGCCCGCATTCGTGGTTGGCAACGACAACAAAGGTTTCTTTCTGGCGTTCAAGAACGGGTATCTGAAAAAAGAACCCGAACTGTTCCGGAAATTCGAGGAAATCGCACAGAAGATCACAGACCCAGACTTGATGCGAATCATGTCTGAACTATTCATTGCTTTCAAGGACATGCGTCTTCCACATGTCCTGCATGGCGACTTCCTTTTTGACATGTACACCATAACGAACGGCTATTTCACGCCAAACGTGGTGAAATATAAGCTGCATTCCTTGGATATGTTCCGAGACTATGCGCTTGGTGTGGCTATCCACACGGTCGGCGGACGTATGTCCAATTGGGCACCGACAAGCCCAATCAACATGCTTGCCGTCAACGTCATGCCCAAAATCGAGTACCATGCCGAACCGTTCAGGGCCAATGATGCCAAGGGTTTGCCGAACGCCGACAAGGAAATGTTCAAAAAATATGTCAATTCCCGTGTTCGTCTGGGCAAATGGGATTTGAACCTATCTGACTTGTGGCATTTCGCACCGCCGAACAAGAAACAATTCATTGCAGCAAATCAGCACAACTGGATTGTTCTGATGCGCAATTATATGTCTATGGCTGAATGGAAGAATGAACTTCTGCAAAGTATGAAGGTAGTCAACAATCACGCCGCCCCGGCTCCCGGTTTCGGTCATGAAGGATTGGTGATTGACACGGGGACCAAACTGGTTAAGATGGTTGATCGAATACAATTTTCTTCTAGAAATTTCAATAAGGATAGAACCCGTGGGCGGGAAGTCGTTTCCTAACACCAAACCTTTTAAAGCTGAAAATATTTACTATATCGAACCTGTTATTGAAAAATTGCTTCGTTTTTCTTTTAACTATGGTCATTTATGGGAAATAGTTGGTTCTGGTCGATGGAAACGAACGGGTGAAATTGGTGATGTCGATGTGGCCGTAAAAATGCGGGACGATGAATGGATATTATTCTGCACCAATATCAAAGACGCCGGGTTTAGCACCAAGAATATCACCAAACATTGTATGTCGGTAGAAATCCCGTCTCCGTTTCCTATGGGTGATGATCCTACGGCAACTTATCAGTTGGATTTCAACCAAACGCAAAGTATTGATTTTTCTGTCAATATGTTTTGGTCTTCTGCTACATCATTGTATAAAAGTGCCCACAGAAATATCCTGTTACAGGCGTATCTGAACATATTGACAACTAAGGAAATGAATTTAGGTGAATATGATTTGCGGACCAAAGAGTATCTTGATCTATATGAAGGTCTAGTGTTCTTGGTTCAAACAACTAGGGGTGCCAAGCGATACAGCACTGTGGATAGGCGTACATTGATGTCTTCCAAGAATCATGGTTTTGTTTCTATCATAGAAAGCTTCTTTCCTGAAATCCTTTGGTATGAGCTTGATTGTTTCGAGAATGTATACAAAGTTCTAATGAAAAAGTATTATGTCAAGGATACAGCCAACGACATGATGCAAATGATCATGCGTGAAGCCGGATTCATGATTCAATCGGCTAAACTCGAAATGCCTCACGAAATCAAATGTTGGGTCGAATTTGACTAAGCTGTTTTTTACGTGGGGCCGCTTTCAGCCCCCGCATAAAGGCCACATGAAAATCGTGAATATTGTCAAGCAGTTGGCCGAAGAAAATTCCGGCGACTACATGATTTTCACGCCTTGTTCCACCAAGAACTATCCTTTGACCAATGAACAGAGGTTGGAAGTTCTAAGGGAAGTTTTTGGCGATTCCGTGCTTTCTTTTCAAAGATTTTGCGATGTCATCAATTATATCGTTGACTGCGAATACGAATCTGCCATCATGGTCATAGGTCAAGACAGACTAGCAGATTTCCAGAGGATGCTTGCGGTCTATGAGAAAGAATCCAGACTTCCTATCGCCCTATCTGCCATTTCTGGCGGCAAGCGGGATGCATCCAAGGCCGGGATAGAAGGTCTTTCAAGTTCAAAAATGAAAGACTACGTTGTACAGGAACAAAGGTATATGTTCTTGAACAATCTACCAGAGACGATATCCGCCAATACCGCTCTTATGCTCTACAACACAATGAGAAATGCTAAATAGAATCAAAAGGGTTCTATATGGCAATCGACTTTTCCAAGGCTTTTCAACTTGCGGAAGCAAGGGTAGTAGATCAAAAGGAAGAAAGTCTAAAGAGACAAGTCAAGATGTTCAAAGCACATCTTGATCGCATCAATACTAATCTTAAAGCTCACCAAGATCGCAAAAAAGAAGAAGCGATGTCTAAGTTGTTCAAGGAAGAAGTTATTATGGAACGCAATGAAAAAGTCCTAGGTCGTTATAGAATTATTCACAATCAGACCGGTGAAATCATGGGCAGTCATGATGATAGAAGCCAAGCGATGGCGCTAGGCAAGAAGTGTGGCGGGTTCCCGCATGTCCGCATGGTGGATTCGGAGAAAGCCTAACCCACTAATTGCTTTCATTTAAACATTTCCTAAAAAATTACGGCAAAAAATATGTTTCGTTGATATTGGACGAAGCCTCTCAAACGAAAATGAGAGAATGGTGTAAGGCGCAAGGCTTTAACATCAGCCAGTCGTTTTCTGGTGAAGCAATCGATCCAAAAAAGTTCGATTTCCATATTACCGTATTCTATTCAGATAACCAAAAATATGTGGCTAATGGAACGTTTCCTATTGAGCCTGTGCCACTGAAACTCAAGCAAATGGAATTGCTAGGGCCTGAAAAAAATGTGCCTACAATTCTCATTGACAAATCCAATGAATTAGTGAATATAAGGAAGCTGTACGAAACAACCGGTCTAAAGGATTCATGGCCAGAGTGGAAACCCCATCTTTCAGTGAGCTACAGTTACTCGGGAACCCCGGTGATAAGTGACGTGAAGCTTCCTGATTTTGAAGTGCGGGTTGATACCATCGTGGTCAAGAATCAGAAGGGACAGTAAAATGGGCTTCAAACAATTTCTCGCTGAACAGGCTGGCTACGATTGGGATTCATATCGCAAGCCAGCCGAATACCTTGAAGGTCGGGAAAAGGAACAGTATCTAAAGGCCATCGATCTTTTCCAGAAGGGCATTGAAACCAAGGATATCTACAACGCCGAGTACAAGGATTTGTACTCCTACGGTTTCTCCCGTGGTTGGGAAACGGCTATGGAACAGACCGTTTCAAAAAAGTATCTGGACATTCCCCATGGGCATCCCGACCGTAAAAAGTTCGATGCCGTTTATTGGATGAACAAGAGCCCGGTTGGTATTAAGAAGTCGTTCAAGGAAATCACGCCTTTCAAGAATGATTTTCCGGAAGCTTACGCCTTGCTCGCCGGGATGCAGAGCTTCCCCGACATGCTGAAAGAGCTTAAGGGCTACATCAAGTCGGGCCGCAAGCCGGACGAAAAGAAGGAAGCCGCCAAGGCACAGTTTCAGGCGATGGTTTCCCATGGCGCTGCCAAGCGCATGACCGAAATCCTTCGCAAGCTGGTGGAACAGGTTCGTCCGACCTACGAAAAGTATTTCGAGGAAATGAACATCAAGGATGTGACGTGGGCTTTCAGCAACATCGACAAGCTCACGGCGATCATGGAAAAGAACATGATCGATAAGGAAGTGGAAAGCCGCAAGCGTTTCCGTCGAAAGGATGAAGACGAAGCTTCGATCATTGCCAAGGTCACTTCGGAAACCAAGGATCGAACCAAGCGCCACGGTCAATCATGGTGGATGGCGGCTCCGCACGGTTCAGGCCAGCTTGTTCAGGATTGCATCGATTTCCAGAAGGGCAAACCTTACGAGAACATGAAGCCGAATTGGAAAGAAATCTGCCACGCTGATGCAGTGCGCACGGTGAACCTGATCCTTGAAGGCTTTGTGAACAAGAACACCGCCAAGCTTGGTGCGATTGTGGACAAAAAGCAGAACATGGATGAAATCAAGATCATCTACAATCGTTTGAAGGGTGGTCATCTGGAAAACGAACTTCTGGTGACCTTCAAAGACGGTGCCCAGTTCACGGTCTACAGTCAGACGATCTACAAGGTTTCTCACCTTGGGACGCCATTCTTTCAATATCCGACCCGGTTCACCAATGTCCGGAATTCCGATGGAACCCGGATGCCCCTTCCCGACGAAGAGTCGATGAATAAGAATTTTCACTAAATATATGTGAAAACTCATAGGGATAAACCATGTTCGGAAACAAGTCATACTCTGGTGGCTTTGGCGGCGGCGACAAGGCCAAAGACAAAGGCGACGAAAAGAAAGATCAGAAGTTCAAAGATTTCTCTGCCGAAGATAAGGCCGATTTGGTGCAAACCAAAAACGATACGGTTATCATCCATCCGCAAGCCAAGGATTTGGTTGAAAAAGTCATCAGGACATTAAAAAAGGGAGCTTAACGCTCCCTTTTCTTTTTGTATCGGGTTGCCACCCTTGCTTAGAATTTCATACCGATACGTGCCATGACGGTCTGTTCCCGCAGTTTGCCGGAAATTTCCGTCAACGTCCCGTTCGAGTCCAGCCCACTGAACGTCTTCTTGCCGAAGTCGATGTAGTTGTATTCCACGCCGACGAAGATGTTATCGGTGACGGCATAGTCCACGCCAGCGCCGACCACGAAACCGTTCATGAACTTGGAGTCGCTCCAAGTCGTCGGTGTGCCGCCCGGATGGTAATCCTGTGTCGATTCGACATCGGCACCAGCCCAACCCGCCTTGACGTATGGCAGGAAGCTATCCACCGCATAGCCAAGCCGCCCGGCGATGGTCGCCACGTATTTCGATTTGGTCGTGGTGGAATTGTGATAGATTTCGAATTCGCCGCCGTCATCCATCTTCATGCCGGAACGAAGCTGGCCTTCGACACCAAGTACGATGCCGTTGGTGAAAGCGAAGTTGTAGCCGACACCGACACCACCAACGAAACTATGCCCGCTGTCGGAATAGGTTCCACCCGGCCCACCAAACGTATTGACGTTCTGGTGTTCGTGATCCGATTCACCCCAACCATAGCCGCCTGTGCCAAGAACGTAGAGGCCGGACCAGTTATAGGTCTGTGCCACCACTGGCGGTTCGGAAACGACCGCATCAGCCGCATAGGCATGACCAGCCATAAGCAGGACAGCGCCTGCCAAAAGTCCAGAGATTTTCATGTGTTAGTCCCTTGTTGATTTCAGATGAAGATATGCGCTTTGGGTGTTCCGTCAATATGGCTATTTCACATGGTTTCCCTCCGTTGCAAAAATGTGACTAGATCGCCCGCCCCATGATGCGTTCGGCAATCTCTTTCAGTTCCGGATCACGCTTGAACATGTACCCGTAATTGATCATGCCGTTATCCAGAATGCCGTAATAGCCGCTTTTAGCCAGTTCGGCTCTTAGGTCTGGCTTGGGAATTTCAACGCCAAGGTAGTGATAGCGCTCCGGTTCTTTCAGCGTCGGATCAAGGATCATGCCGTCATCGACGCACCACGCATGATGGAACGGAATCTGTAGATCGTCCCTCATGCAATAACCTTCGAAATACTCGACGTGAGTTTCCAGAGACAGATGTGTTGCGTTCATGAAACACATCTTTGGTTCACCCAGTTCGTCATCGAATGGGATGCCTGTCATTTCACCCGGCGAATTGCGCAACACGAAACGTTCCATCAGCGATGGAAATTTCATTGTGTCGAACATCGCAACTCTTTGTTCCAAATTCTCTTTTAGCATTAGAATCCCTTCGTTTTCCTATAGATAGCCATTCTATTGGAAAATGTCAATACCCCGAATTTATAAATATGGGTGAAGTATATTATGCCGAGTAGTTAATTATAACGAAAAACGAAGGAATTAAACAAATGTCACTTTGGAATAAATCAGGTAAGGTTCCTACACACCTTACAGCCGCTGAAAAGAGAAATGTAATTGCAACGAAAGCAGGATGGACACGCCGTCTTGTTTACACTGACGTAAACGGTAACAACCGTGTAAAGGATATCACTCTGGTAGCTCTTGGTAACTTGGATAAAGAAGTTACAATGGGTAATCCAGATATTACACAGATTTACGTTGCTAACTCGACTGGCGGAACATCACTTAAAAAGAATCAACTCAATCACGTTTATGTCGTGTTCACAGAAGCTCTTTCGATTGCTGCTTCACCATCGCCATTCCGCTTGACCATTGCTAACACCGCTGGTGGTAACAACGTGGTCGCAACGTCGAATACCAACAAGGCATCTATCGTAAATGCCAACAACACGTTGGATTTCCGTTTCAAGGTAGCGACAGCCGGAACATACAAGATTCAGGCACAGAACCTATCGAACACCGCTGCTACGAAAGTTTACTCCGTTTCGGGTACAGGTATCACCGAAACCGTAAACAACAACATCAGCGCCGTTGTATCGAACACGAACGGAACGTTCACAATCTCCTAAGAAGGGAAACACAATGAACTACAGAAGTAAGGATAAGCTGGCGGAAGCCCTAAAAAAGGGGCTTCTGGAAAAGCGTGAACAGAAGGCACAGCCTGCACCTTCAACACCAATCAACATTGTTGAAGAACAGTCTCGTTTTGAAGAAAGCCAAGCGAAGCCGACTTCAAAGGATATCAATCTTGTGGCGGACGCTTTGAAGCCGAAGCGTCAACCATGGGCACAGAAACTCTGGGAAGAAAACAAACCGGCTCCAAAGCCAGTTGCTGCACCAGCGCCTGAAAAGAAAAAGATCACATTGGAATCCATGAAGGAATCCGTAGCGGGCCTGAACCCGTCTATCGATCCCAACAAGAAGCCAATCAAGGCAGAAGTGTTGGCCGAAAATATTTCGGAAATCACATCGTCACTGACAGCACAGAATCGCACTCGATACAAGCCTGCAAAGCGTGAAACCTTGGAAGAAAAGGTAGCACGTTTGGAGGAACAACTTTCAAAAAAAAAGTTAGTTGAAGCGGAACAGCTTAACGAATTCAAAAAGGGTGAAGACATCGGTAAGCCCGGACTGAACTTCAAGAAAGTCGCTGCGAAAGCTGCCAAGGAATATGGTTCCAAAGCCGCTGGAAAGCGTGTGGCTGGTGCCGTTCTACAGAAGATTCTCCACAAGGAAGAAGTAGAACAGCTTGACGAACTAAAAGCTTCGACACTTGGTCGTTACATCAGAAAAGCACAAAAAGATGCTAGTGTATTGCCCCAAAAAATTGAAGCTGAAAAAGAAGGTGATCGTCATTGGCCAGAACCTTATAAACATGGCCCAAAGCTACAACGTAAGCTTAACAATAGAAATATTGGTATGGATAGAGCCGAAAAAGCTTTGGACAGAAAAGACCAGAAATTAAAAGAAGACGTTGAACAGCTTGACGAACTTTCAGCCGATACATTGACAAAGTATGGTGACAGAGCTTGGCGTTCAAAAGCTAACGCTCACATTGATCGTGGCGGCGCTGATTACCTTGACGACGATAAGGCAAGATCAAAGGCTACAAAGACTATTGGAAAGCGTGAAAGAGGTTTGGCTTTGGCGAAAGCTATGATGAAGAAAAAGGATTGCTAAATGCCATCACGTAAAGTCACAGAAATGGAATCAGCGACAACACCAGTAGGACTTAACGTCCTATATGTGATTGTCGATACTCTGGGAACACCGACCGGCAAGCAGATATCATTGGATACTCTTTTCGGTCATGTTCCATCGAATACAAACATTATCGCAAATTTCAACGTTCAGGGTCAAACAACTCTTTCCAACACAACAGTTGCCAAGATGGCTGTAACTGGCCCGACAACGCTTGGTCAAACCACGGTAGCGTCAAATGGTATCGTGATTTCTACAAAATTGACACCGGCTAACTCGTCGGTTTCATCTATTTCTGCGGGAAAATTCTTTTATGATGACAACTACTTATACATAAAAACGTCGAATACAGTCATCAAACGAGTGTCACTTTCGACGTTCTAAGAAAGGTAGAAATTGTCTGGTTTCAAGAAATTTCTGATTGAAAAGGTAGGTGGCGGTGCCGAGGCTGGCGCTTATGAAATCGTCAGCACCCCGTTGCCGGTCGCAAAGCAGTTGGTGGCAGATGTTTATCTGAACAACCATACTGTAGCACCCCATAGGGTGATGCCGAATTTCGATCAAAATTATCTGTTTGCACAGCGCATGGCTTCTTTGGGTAAGACCAAGAGAAAAGATATGCCTGTCATACGCCGATCAGACGCTTTTGGTTTGCAGCGCAGGCTTGCTAGAGGTGCCTTGGACATCAGGGCACCTTTTGCTAAGGGGACGGACGAACACAATCCGTTTCCAGAAGGTCTGTCCGGAGCGCAAGCACAGAAATTTTTGACCAATGGATTTCGTGACGGAAAGATATCTGATGATGTGGTGAAGTTCCATGCTGACTTGAAGCCAGCCGGGAGTCTGAAACCCATTCAGCAACAGATTTATCTTGACAAGGCAATCACATTCGGTCTGCGAATGCACACCGATGAATTCGAAAGAATGGTCGCCAATTCGTTCATGATTTCATCGGCAGATAATTTCATCATCGACGGTCACCACAGATGGTTGTTCGCATTGCTGGTAAACCCGAATATTAGAATGTCAACCTTGGTAATAGATATGCCATTGAATAAACTTTTGAAGCTTCTTACAGCATATGGTGACGCTATCGGCAACAAGCGTAATCAATAAGGTAAGAAATGATACTGAACGAAGCCAACTTTACTCTGTATGCTGCGAAATACTATGATAATCCGAATTGTCTGTCACCAGAAGAATTCATGGAAGATTTGAATAGAATTAAATATTTGAAGAAACTATTCTATGGTTTCAAGAACAAGAATTCTCTTAGAGAACGATTGATCATTAATCATCTGGTAGTCTTATACAACGTTTTTCAAGTCAAGGCTTGTACAAAGATGTTGTTTTTCAAACTAGACGGTTACCATGATTGTTTGGTTCCATTCCTAATGTATCTTGGGTATCTGCCCGAAATAGTACATATGGATGATGGGACCAATATTGAGACAAAAGGTATCATTATCGATCATGGTGTGGTCAAGGCTCTAAGAACACTGGACGAAGAAAGATTGAAATAAATGGCAGCACTTGGCGTTTTCGATTCTGTATTATTGTACTCTTTTATCAAGAGACTGGTGACGCCGTTCAATAAGTGGAATGCCTATAAGACTGGCGTTATTGATGGTCAAGGTAACATCATAACACCAAAAAAACAGAGAACAACTGTGCAGAATAGATCATTCAAAATGTATGATTTGCTTCTGCTTAACCTTAAGAAATTGCTAGGAAAGGTGCCGGGCGGTAAATCCACAATCGCCTCATACGCCGCCGCTATCATGCTCTTGCGTGAAGGCGAGAACCTAGACCCAGACGATGAAGACATACTGTGGTGGAAGATGCAGACATATTTCGAGGAAGCGCAAACCATGTTGATGGAAGATGCTCCCACGAATTCAGTTGGTGATGCTTCGGCTATGGCCGGTCTGGACGACAATCCACCCGGCAACCCAGAAAAGGTAAAGAAGAAATTGTTGCGTCGAAGAATGTCGATGTCGATTATGACAAAGAGGGTCATCTAATGGAATCGTTCAAAGAATATTTGCTAGAATGGGGCTTCTTCAAAAAGAAGGCTCCACAGCCACAACCACAGACAGCCGCTAAACCAGCGTCGAATCCGGCTCCCGCTCCAAAGACCGGATTTACCTCCCGCAATCCGAAAGATCATCCTCGCAACTATGCCCGTGACTTTCTGGTATCGGAATATGAAAAGCACAACAACATTTCGGAAAAACATCATACCGACGAAACACGAAAGCGTCGTGATGCATTGGAAGCAGAAGTTGTGCGCCGTGGTGGTAAGGCCAGAATGCGTCCAGAATGGCATGATGCATATAAGGATAGGCCAAAGCCAGTCGGAACTATTCATTGGACCAACGAAAAGGGCGAAAAAAGGAGAGGTTACTAGATGCAGGGCTTTAAGCAATATTTAACAGAACAACAAGAAACCCAGATTTCTTGGGAAGCAATGAAACATATCGAGAAATATCTTGATGCTCTTTTCAATACAATTGGCGTCGATGTTTCCTTCACCAAACATTTCATGGAAAGAGTGAACGACATGCGAAATAGACCGCATATCACACTTCAAGAATTGTCTCGTTTGTTCAAGCTAGTTTACCAAAAATTTGGCGGAAAAATCAAGTTCATGAAACCTTCGTCGGAAGCTGTTCTAAAAGACATGCAAACCGACATCAACACACCGGTAGTATTCAAATGGAATCCAGTAAAAAGAATGATGGAAATAGTGGCCAAAACAATAATGCGAAAGAAAAACTTTCACAGTCCAGACCCTACTCTCGCCGTTCGATAACGTTAAAGCAATCTGAATGGAAAAGAAGAAGACTGAGACTTGATCTTGGTCTTCTTTCTATTCTGGTACTTGTTTTCTATATCATTTTCAAAGGAAATGATGCTGTCATCTATCAGCAATCAGTCATTGCGCTTATTGCCGCAGGCGTAGCATTGCTTGGGCAATACGTATTTGGTGCTGTCTGGGATGATAAAAACTACATGAATACCATCGCTTCCATGCACCAAGCACAGTTGGATGCAACTGGCGGTAGCTCTGGTGAATTTATAAATACGGGTGATAATCAGTCGGATACCCAGACAGACCAGAGCAATTCTGGCGACAGTTCTGGTGGCGGAAGTAGCGGGACAGAGTGATGTTTGGATTTTCAAATCTATGGGTTGCCGTCGCAGGCGCTGTAATTTTCGGACTGATTGTCTGGAAATGTTATGCGATTGGCTATGACCACGGTATTGCCGTATCTAATGTCAAGATCGTTCAGATTGAGGCTGATATTCAGAAGCAATATGCGGACCAATTGAATGCTCTATCAGAGGCAGCACGTCGAGCAGAACAGAACCAATCACAGCTTTCTGATCAGCTTGATAAAGCCGAATCCGATTTGCAAAAGCAACTACAGATCAATGAAGAATTGGCACACAAAGACCCGAATGCTAACACAAATGGCATTGGAAAGGACTCGGTTGGTCGCCTAAATTCAATCCAATAAAGGGGCAACCAAATGAGACTACTAGCCGCAATTATTATGGCACTTGTATTGACAGGATGTCAGACCACTAGCAAGGTCAGTGTTATGCCGCCCGCACCAATTCAATTGCGGAAGATTGATTCAAGCCTTTTGAAGAAATGTGATCTACCGGTTCAACTGCCGGACAGAATGTTGACACAACAAGAAGTCGAACATTATTGGGGGATAGATCGCAAAAATCTCATCATTTGCGCTAAAAGACATGGATACCTTGGTGACGCTATAAAATACCGTGATGCTCAAATTGAGGCACTAACGCCACCCAACATAAAAAAGAAATAAGGGACTCCAAATGTCGGATGATTTTCAGTTAAGAGATTCAAGCAAAGAAGATGAAATTATTGACGTAAAATTGCCTAGAAAAGATTATGAGATTATGCGTGAAATGATCCGCAAGCAAGAAGCTCTTGGATGGCTCGGAAGATATTTCAGAAATGTTATTCTGGTTGCCATCGGTGGATTTATAACATTGTTCACGTTTTGGGATTCCATCAAGCTATTCATTGCGGGCGTTTTAAAATAGTATGAAAGCCATCATTAGAAAACCAGTAGCGGTTCTGATTGTTGGCTTGATTGTTGGGGGATGCTTCTTCACGGCCTACAAACATATGGAACACAAATTTTTTGTGATTGTGGTTCAGAACGATTGACATCGAGGTATAAATAGGTTATCCATAACGAAATGGGGCCTTAGCTCATCTGGGAGAGCATCTGCTTTGCAAGCAGAGGGTGGTCGGTTCGAGTCCGACAGGCTCCACCAAATTCTGTTGACATAACAGGGTTCTGGTGCTACTATCTTTCGAATGTGGATTGATCAAAAGTATATTTCTCTCTTATCGTCTTCCGTTCGAAACTTCAAGAAAAAGTCTAATAATGTATGGGAGTTTTCCTGTCCAATTTGTGGCGATTCAGCTACAAATAAGAGGAAAGCCCGTGGTTACATATTCCTGAAAGCTCGGAACTACCGCTTTATGTGCCATAACTGTGGCGCTAGCATGTATTTCTCGAAACTATTGGAACATGTCAACCCGAATCTCTACCGTGAATATCGTTTTGAAAAATTCCGTGATAGCGATTCGTTTGTCGAGAAAGAAGTGACGCCGGACAAAAAAGCCGGTGAAATGTATTTCACTCTACAAACCAATTCCATCGAAAAACTGGCACAGAAGATATCGACTCTGGACGAAAGTCATGAGGCGTATCGCTACCTCAAAGCGAGAAAGCTACCAGCCGTCTGGTTTGACAGGCTGTATTTCTCGGACAATTTGAATGAGATAGCTACCCTGTTTCCCGGTAAATATGATGATACCAAGTTCGCCCGTGAACCCCGTATCATCATCCCGATCTACAATCGGCAGAAGGAATTGGTAGGCGTTGCCGCCAGAGCGTACAAACCATCCAACCTTCGTTATGTCATGCTGCGAAAATCAGACGATGAACCGCTGATTTTCAACATCGAACGAATAGACCTATCCAAACCGGTCTATGCCTTTGAAGGCGCTTTCGACAGCATGTTTGTGGAAAATTCCGTTGCTGCATCTGGTATCGACTTTTCGAAGATTGAAACCATGGTGCCGAAAGAACGAATGATTGTCGTTGTAGACAATCAGCCACGCAACAAGGAAGTTATCCAGCGCATAGACAAAACTGTTGCCGCTGGTTTTCCGATGCTTGTTTGGCCGTCTCGTAAAGATTTGAGAAAAGACATCAATCAGAATGTTATTGATAATATCATTCCGGCTGATAAAGTGAAAAAATTTATTGATGATAATGTGTATTCAGGTATGATTTTGAAATTAAAACTTACAGATTGGAAAAAATTAGAAATTAATGCTAACGGAAATTTCAGCACAAGTTATCGAAGATAGTATATCAGAACTTGGTATCAGACTTACAACATTACAACTTAGATTTCCCAGATTTATTCTGGCCGAACTTAATACCCACAGACAAATTTCCAAAAATGCCCGCTCTACTCGGGCCGTCCCTACTCTCAAACTAATTGACGAAGTTCGCACCAAGCCTTTCATTCCCGTTAAATGGCTAAAAAACAAGCCGGGAATGCAGGCTACCGAACCCATGTCACCAGAAGACGCCGTGAAGGCGGAAGCGCTCTGGCGTCAAGCCGCTGCATCAGCCGCCGATTATGCCGAAGCTCTGTTCGCTACCGGTCTGCATAAGCAATGGGCTGGACGTGTTCTAGAGCCCTTCATGTATGTGGATTCGCTCGTATCATCGACGCATTGGGCAAATTTCGAGGCTTTGCGTGATCATCCGGACGCACAGCCTGAAATTGAGGTTCTGGCCAAGGCGATCATTGCCGCCCGTGCCGCCTCCAAACCGACTCCCCTGAAACAGGGTCAATGGCATCTGCCATATTGCACGTTCGAAGAAAAATTCACTGTCTCACAGACAGGCGATTATAGGGACGCATTGAAACTTTCTACCGCCCGTTGTGCCCGTGTGAGCTATGCACCTTTTGACGGTAATGCGTCACCAGAGAAAGAAATAGAAAGATATTTCAATCTGGTAGGCTCTACTCCAATCCATGCTTCACCCACCGAACATCAGGCAACCCCTGATATTATGGTGGTAAAGGCCGGAAATCCACACTTTGGCCGCAAGGATTGGGAATTCCCCGAAAAACACGGAAACTTTTTTGGCTGGAAACAGCATAGAAAGTTCATTGACAACAATTACATCCCAGATTCGTGGGAAAATATTTCTCTATAACATCAACATTAGAATTTAGTTCTACTGTATCCAGCAACCATCTGGATACATAGACTCCCTATATTAATAATAAGAAGAAGGACTACTATGCTTAGTAAGAAGAACAATTATGGAATGGACGTTTATCAACAATTCATTTTCAAGAGCCGCTACTCAAAATGGATAGAAGAAGAAAATAGACGTGAAGAATGGCCAGAAACTGTTGCTCGATATTTTAATTTCTTTTCTGGGCATCTTGCCAAGAACCATAATTATTCTTTGACTGACGAACTAAGATCAGAAATCGAAGAAGCCATCCTGAATTTGGAAGTCATGCCTTCCATGCGAGCGCTTATGACCGCTGGTCCCGCCCTAGAGCGTGACAACATCGCCGGTTATAACTGTTCCTTCCTGCCAATCGACCGCACTACGGCGTTTGACGAAATTCTCTACATTCTCATGAATGGTACTGGCGTCGGCTTCTCTGTTGAACGCCAGTTCGTTTCCAAGCTTCCAGAAATTGCAGATGAATTTTTTCCAACCGATACAACCATTGTGGTTGCCGATTCCAAGCTTGGTTGGGCCAAGGCTCTAAAGGAACTTATCCATCTTCTCTATGGTGGACAGATTCCGAAATGGGATACATCCAAGCTTCGTCCAGCCGGTGCCCGCCTTAAGACTTTCGGGGGCCGTTCTTCTGGTCCCGCCCCTTTGGAAGACCTTTTCCGCTTTGCGGTTCGCTTGTTCCGAAACGCAGCCGGACGAAAGCTGACATCAGTCGAAGCCCATGATTTGGTTTGCAAGATTGCCCAAATCGTTGTCGTGGGTGGTGTCCGCCGCTCGGCATTGATTTCCCTTTCGAACCTTTCAGATGATCGTATGCGCAATGCGAAGTCTGGTCAATGGTGGGAAATCAATCCACAGCGTTCGATTGCCAACAATTCAGCCGCTTATACCGAAAAGCCAGAAATTGGCATTTTCATGGAAGAATGGCTGTCTCTATACCGTTCGAAATCTGGTGAACGTGGCGTTTTCAATCGTGTTTCGGCTAACAAGCAAGTCGCCAAATATGGCCGTCGAGAACCCGATAAGGACTGGGGTGTCAACCCTTGTGGCGAAATTATCCTTCGTCCATACGAATTCTGCAACCTATCGGAAGTTGTGGTTCGTCCAACCGACACACTGGAAAGTTTGAAACGCAAGGTGCGTTTGGCGACCATTCTGGGTACGTTCCAATCCACCCTTACAGATTTCAAATACATCAACAAGAAATGGAAACAGAACTGTGATGAAGAACGTCTGCTAGGCGTTTCCTTGACCGGCATCATGGACCATGAAGTCATGAACGGTTCGAAAAGCAAGGTTGAGTTGATATCATGGCTCCAAATCCTTCGTCAAGAAACTGTTGATGTCAACAAGGAAATTGCCGCCGCTCTGGGCATTCCGCCATCAGCCGCTATCACAACCGTCAAGCCGTCTGGCACAATCTCACAATTGACTGATGCTGCATCCGGTATTCATACCAGACATAGCCCATATTATATCAGAACAGTTCGTGCGGATAAAAAAGACCCACTGGCACAAATGATGGTTGACATGGGGTTCCCAGTGGAAGATGATGTGATGAACCCAAATCATAATTATGTCTTTTCATTCCCGATCAAATCCCCGGAAGGGGCGGTTTTCCGTGATTCCATATCGGCCATTACACATCTAGAAATTTGGAAAATTTATCGAACCTATTGGACGGAACACAACCCCTCGATTACCATCACGGTCAAGGAAGACGAGTGGTTCAGCGTTGGCGCTTGGGTGTATGCCAACTTTGATGACATTGGCGGTGTTTCGTTCTTGCCTCACTCGGATCACTCATACCAGCAAGCCCCTTATCAGGAATGCACGGCAGAGGAATATGAAAAGCTCTTGGCTGTGATGCCGACAGAGGTTGACTGGTCTACATTGTCCAAATATGAAACGGAAGATAAAACCAGCGGTAGCCAAGAATTGTCCTGTGTGGCTGGAAATTGTGAAATCGTGGACCTTTTGAAGGCTTAAATTCAAATATTTTTTTGGCTTGTAAGTCATTGATTCGGCTAGGGTTTTTTAATTCTAGCCGAATTATCTATTTGATTTCCTTTGTTTTTCCTTGCAAAAGTTTTGATCCCGGCATATATGACCCCTTAACCGAATGGCTTCGGGGTGTCTTTACCAGAACGGTGAAGGCAAAACATTAACTGTGTAAGGGCGTAAACAAATGGACACAACTGAAAACGTGGGAGCACATGAAACCACAACCGGCAAGGAAGGCAATGGCGGACATTCGCCAGCACGTGCCAAGCCGGAAACCAAGATGATCCGCATTCCGCTGGCATTGTTCGTAAACAAGCAGTATCTCGCAATGCTTCCGGAGTCGATTCAGAAGAAGGCCGAGAAGGCTGGAATCAAGCTCGCTGGTGAACGCAAGTGGGGGCCGGAAGTTCCGGTAACTGCCAAGGAAGCCGGTGAACTGTTCAAGGTGTCGGAAGGCATCTATCGCAGCCGGGATACCAGCATTCCGAAGAACATCAAAACTTTCGGCTACCAGCTTCGTGCCACAGTCGCTGACGAGTTCGGCATTCAAATCGAAAACGTTCGCACCTATGTCCGCAAGCCCAAGCCGAAGGCGGAACCGGTTCAGGCGGCACCAGCACAGCCGGAAATGCATATGGCGGCATCAATGCCTCCCCGTGCCAATCTCGACCGTGCGACGGACATCCTGTCCAGCGTCGTAAGCATCTTGAAGGACAACGGTCAATCGGGTGTTGCGGCTCTGGTCGATCAGGCTACCGGCCTGATTGCAGTTCCGGAAACGGAGAACGCATAACCCTTTTCCTTGGCGGGCAAAGGGTTATGCTAGGGGAGTGGCTTAGTTCCACTCCCCGCATTTTTGCTATTGACTTTTCTAAATAGATTGGTTATATACCAATTGAAGAAAGGGAAGACAATGGGCAAGCGTGATTTTATGGCCAAGCACATGTTGATGAACAATCACATGCGCTCACATGCCCTTCCAGATCGTAAGGAACGCTTTGAGAAGCGTCACGATGACGATTGGAAGGATGATCTTATTCTCTCCAATGAGCCTGATTGCTGGACGTGCGACGATGATCCCAATCGTTGCCGTTGTTACAATGAGTAATTATCGTTCCATCTTCATCAGATGTGCACGGCGAACCCGGCACATAATCCAGCCATTGTAGTAAGATTCATCTAGCAATACGTCATACTGGAATTGGAGCTTGGTTTCCCAGTATGTCATTTCCGCCTTACTCTTGCATAGGCGCAAAATTTCCCGCTCAAATGGTTTCCCCGCAGCGGCTTCTGCCTTGATTTCATCGTTGGACGAATAGTAGTCCTGCCAATCAGATGGAACCTTGGTTCTGGTCTTCTTGACCTTCCCTGTCTTTTTGTTCTTTTTCTGGGATATTTTAGTACCCCAGAAATTTTTCTTTCCGATGTATTTCCGGCCAGTTTCTTTACTCACCAGCCGGTATATGAAGCCGACATATTCAGTTGATGGTTCAGTGAACTCTTGGCCTTGGTAGAGCCAATTATTCGTCATCGTAAGCGTCGTCTTCGTCTTCGTCGTGTGCGTCTTTGGTTTCTTCTTCGATAGCAACACCACAGAATGGGCAGAACAATTCTACCGCTTCCTCTGTCGGGCTAGAATATCTAAGTGTGAATTCAAAATCTTCGCAGGGGCACATTCCCTTGTAACTAATTGCCAAATGTATTTTCCTATTTTTGGGCGAACGCCCGTTGTTGTTACAACTATATAGTATTATCAACAACTTGTAGGATTACATTTCGTGGCATCAACCGTAGTTCGCATCGATTATCAAGATATTTCTGCAACATTCAATCTAAATGATTTGGCTTATATCACATATTGTTCAGAGGATGATGAAGGAGAACCTATCAAGGTTCTGCGAATTTTCTTGACATTTGGTGAAGCGTCAACTATTATCATTGAAGAATCTAACCCAGACGAATTTGAAGAACTTAAGACGCTCTATCTCGATCTATATACGAAGTGGCGCAACAAAGCCGATGCAGATAAGACAGAAGAAGCGCAGTTATTGAATAACTATTACATGTCATGAAAATAGGCTATATTTCCGACCTACACCTAGAAGTGTGGGATAGGCATCATGGTTCCTTTAACGGGAAACGTATGTCCGAACGCATTGTTGACAGCATCTATGAACAGGCACACGATCATGGTGTGGACTTGCTGATGTTCGCTGGCGACATGGTTGACGGTATCGAGGATGCCCGTGGCGGCTATGCACACAACAAATTTGGTGCTGTTGGGAATCCTTGGCAGTACATATGGGTCATGGGAAACCACGATTTCTTCGGTCATAAATTGATGGATGACTGTAAAATTTTCGATGGTGGTTTGACTGTTGCGGCAACTACACTTTGGACAGATTGCCACGATAATTTGGCGTCCCGCATGTGGTTCCACCACAACATGCCGGATGCGATCAAAATAAAAAATTTCAAATTGGCAGAAATGCTTTTTTTGCATGGTGAACAAAAAAGATTTATTTTTTCGGCCAAACCGGATGTGGTGATGACCCACAATCCGCCTTCCATGCAGTCTGTAGGGCCGAACTACCGGGATTTTCCTATCCAGTCAAACCAAGCGTTCATGCCCGAATTGGGTAACGAGATTGCGGCATCCAACATCAAGTTGTGGATTTGCGGGCATGTTCATCACAAGCACGAATACATGATTGGTGATACAAAGGTCGTGTGCAATCCGTTGGGAACAATTGGCGAGCGTTTTACAGACCCACTGAACTACGAAATCGGTATCGAGGAAATTAATTGAACCATCTAGGCGGACATCTGTGGAAAACCCATGTCGATGAAGGCGTGATAAAGTATTTGCATCATTGCGGATACAGGTCTTTGATTGACGTTGGTTGTGGACCGGGCGGCAATGTGCTGATGGCTAGGGAATACGGTTTCACCGCCATTGGAATTGACGGTGATCCGGAACTTCAACGTCTCAATCCGCAAAATGATCCTATCATTTTCAAACACGACTACACTTTAGGTACTCTCCCAAATAGTATCGAACTGTTCGAATTCGACGTTGGTCTATCCACAGAATTTTTGGAACATGTAGAGGAACGGTTCATTCCAAACATTATGGACACGTTCAGGCGTTGTCGTATTGTCATTTGTACCCATGCGCTGCCCGGTGAAACAGCGGGACATCACCATGTCAATCTACAGACCGAGGCATGGTGGATTGCGAAATTTTCAGAATATGGCTTCAATTATTCCGACATTGCCACGGAAAATGTAAGACAGGCTTCAACCATGCACAAAGGGTTCATGAAGAAGACTGGCAAGGTTTTTATCAGAAAGGCTTTAGCTTGACAGAACCGATCAAGGTTTTTGTAGGAACAGACGTAAACGGCGGATGCGCCGAATGCCAGATGGTGTTTGAGTACAGCTTGCGCAAACACGCATCAGTGCCAGTCGAAATTTATTGGATGAAAATTTCTGATGATCCAGAGTCATTCTGGTATGGCTGGAATACCGACACATGGTCAACCCCGTTCTCTGGCTTCCGCTATGGCATTGCAGAGGCATGTGAATTCAAGGGCCGGGCGATCTACTGTGACGATGATCAGCTATGGCTTGATGATCCTGTCCATTTGTTCAATCAAATGATATTGGATGGCGACGTGATGACCGGTAAGCTTCTGCCGAACGGAGAAGTGCGCCATTGCGTGTCGGTGATCGATTGCCAGCGATTTGGACAGGAAATTCAAGGTGGCCCGCTTGGCTGGTCTATCCATCGTCGCAACAAGAATGCGGATTTCGTTGAAATGATGAAATCCAAGACCTTCCCGCTAACCACAATCATTGATGATCGCTGGAATTGCTACGATGGTGAACACATGGATATCGAGGATATTGGTATCCTGCATTTCACGGATATGCGCTCCAATCCGGGCGTTCACATGGCTGTAGATCGCCTGGGTGGTCAGGCCCATCACTGGTACGATGGACCGCTTGTGCGCCACCGCAGGCAGGATTGCGTGGATATTTTCAAGCAGTATTATGACGAGGCTCTTGCGGAAGGTTATTCCGTAGCCAACTACGTTCCAAATCGTCAGCTACAGTACAAGAAACAGTCACAGGCGCTCTATTCATCTAATAATGGATATGACGTAACGCAAGGTCAATGATATGACAGATGATATGATGTTGTCTGATGATGATATTAAGATAGAGGCGATGCTTTATCTCAAAGAGTTACATGCTGCCTCTATCAATAATTATAAAAACAAGATGTCTACTGCTATTTCAACCACTGAACTTGAATTGGTTGGTGAACAACATAATCAACTAGTGAACGACGTTTTGCATAAGATTAAAACTATTGTCGGCTTGAATTTGGAATGCCATTACTATACAATAGGAAAGACAACTTTCCACGTCAAGCTGTTTACATAGGCCGTCCATCCATCTTCGGAAATCCCTATATACTAGGGAAAGACGGTTCAAGAGCGGAAGTAATCAGGAAATTCGAACAATATCTTTGCACTAATGCCGAATTGATGGTGGAAGTGAAAAGGCTGAAAGGTAAGGATTTGGTGTGTTGGTGTGCACCGCTTGCCTGTCATGGTGATGTAATTCTGAAATATGCAAATACCAGTGAATTGGAGTTTGAATGACTGATGCAGAAATGGAAGACATTCATAATTTGTATGAACATTTTATGGGTGAGAAACAAGATTTCCATATAAACCTGAACAAAATCTTGGTTGGTAAAGTATGTACCATAGATTATTGGAAGAATGGTAAGAAGCAAGAAAGAAAAGCTACTATTCTTGCGGCAGATCATGCTGATAGTTGGGGAATTACTATCCATATCGGAATACACAGACACGATGGCCAGCCGGGATATCTAGACGACCACTCCGCAAGCTGGACAAAACTATCAAGGGTAAGATTTGAATGAGAACACTGCTATTTGCCTCTTGCGATGTAATGTATTACAAAAAATATGCCAAAGCATTCGTCCATTCGGCAATAGCCCATGGAAATTGGGTACACGTTCATATTATCAATGCTGATATCGGTCTGGATAAGACTGAACATCCTCTGGCTTCATATAGTTTCGAGGAAGGCACACCCCGCACACGTGAATATTACGCTGCGAATAGGTTCTTCATCGCCCCTGAAATCCTGATGGCCAATCAGGCTGACGATATGAAGCTTTTGATTCTCGATATCGACTGCATCATTCGAAAAAAGATCGAACTTCCAGACGCTGCCGTTGGCCTATGGATGCGTGAACCATTTGGTGCCAATGATTGGGAACGCCGGGGAACCCGTGTCGCCGCTGGTGCCGTGATGTATGACTCCACGGCATGGCTGTTTGCCAAGACTGTTGCCGACAAGATCAAGGCTCTGCCTGAATACTGGTTTGCCGATCAAGTCGCATTGGCTGAAACCATGGATGAATTCGCCTTGGGGATCAATGTCCACAATCTAGCCAATGACCCATATTTCATGAACTGGGATTTTTCAAAAGATCAATTAGACAATGCGGCCATTCTTACGGCCAAGGGTGATAGAAAAAATTGGCCTGAATATCAGGAATTAGTAGATTTTTATTCTAGCATGAGGTTCTAATGGGAGAAATTGTTCTATCAAACAAGCAATCCAAGAAATTGGATGGCTCGGTCGTATCTGCCGAAGAAAGGGCAGAATTTCTATTGAAAAACGACTATCCAGTTCCTACCAGTGATTTGGAAGAACTGACTGAAATCATTCAAAAACAAATGGATGAACAGGAAAAGAAAGAGAAAGAAGAAGCAAAGAATGCGAATTCTATTGTGCCACGGGCGACTTGACATCCCGTTTAAAGATTTTGGCGGCGGAATTCCATCCAAAGACTACAGTGCCCTTCCACCTATTCGCCAGCCGTGGGCGGCTTGCTATGAGCTTCTGAAAGCCTGTGACCATGAAGTAGAGGAATATCTTGTTCCTGTATGGAAGATCACAGAAAAATTTTTCGATGATGCGATGTTCGATGATTATGACAGGATCATCGTCCCGCATCGTCAGCTAGAGCAATTGGCTGGCGTTCGCCAGTGTGTCAAAGACAAGATGCTCTTTCTGATGCAGACAGTGTTTCCGGAGCGCTTCACGCTCGATCCGAAGGGTTGGGGCGCTAACCTATCCTTCCTGCCTCTGGAATCGCAGGATTGGGACGAAGCTGAACCGTTCTTCAATCATCTGAAAGAACGCATCGACAACAATGTGTCGAAGTTTGACCAACCGAATATGTTGCCAAATCATATCCTAGATGCAGAGCGATTTGACGCTCTATTCGTATGCCAACTTCCGCACGATGAAACGATAAAATTTCATTCTGATGTCTCTGTCGAGAATGCGCTTAGATACACACTTATTCAAGCCAAAGCCAAAGACTGGAAAGTTTTGGTCAAAGGACATCCTGTCAACCCCGGTTCCATGGCACCGCTAAAGGAAATCGCAGACCTATTTCCTGAAACAGCCACATGGACGGACCATCTGTCAATCCATGATGCCATAAAGCTTTGTGATATCGTGGTGATGGTCAATTCTGGTGTTGGTTTTGAAGCCATGCTGCACGAAAAGCCTATCTTCACTTATGGTCGCTCTGAATACCAGAACTTTGTTAATTACAATAAACCACTTGACAAAGAACCGGCAAATGTGGTAGGGTATCGTTCGTTTCTAAATGATTTTTTGACTAATCATACCTTAGATACGAAAAATCCAAGCCAATTTTATCTGAACTTAAACTCTATTCTAGGGTACGATAATGGAACTGCCTAACATCAAAGACCTTGTAAAGGACAAGCAAGTCCAGTTCGTTCGCTATCGGGCGGGCGAATTGTGGTACAAGTGCGAAAACGGTATGGAATTTCCTGTACCGATTTCGGACATTGGCGATGCCACCTTCCTTGCTACAGACAAGGCCATCCTGTTCATGCGCTATATCCGCAAGCAGCTAGAAGCTTTGGAGCTAGCCGCACGATGACCGTTTTCGAGGATGAACTTCTAGACGCTCTGCGAGACGGCGATATGACCCTCGCAGAGTGGGAGTTTAGCATAAAAATGCTAATTGCTAAATACGGTGCTGAAATCAGAATGAAGACTGATTCCGGCAGAAATACCACGTCTTTCAGGATTATTCTACCAGAATGAGTTTTATTGGACTATTAACGTTACTCTTTATTGCACTAAAGCTTATTGGTATCATTACTTGGTCTTGGTGGTTGGTTCTTTCCCCAATTATTTTTGTAGTTTGTGTATGGATAGCCATTATTACTGTGTCTGTGATCTTGGAAGACAAAGCTAGATCACGGAGAAAATTTTAAATTGTACACTATTTACGCTACTAAAACCTGCCATTGGTGCAATGCTGCACAGAACTTGCTGACACAGCAAGGAAAAGACTACAACGTCAAATACATCGACTCAGCCCCTGCAATTGCCGAAGAACTACAGGCACTCGCACCCGGCGCAAGAACAGTACCGCAAATCTTCCTAAGCGAAGGTGATGGTTTCCATCGTTACATAGGCGGTCATGACGATCTAGTTAGATCGCTTGTCAAAAACTAATTGGAACTAAATGAAATTTGTAGAATTTACTAAGGTCGTTGATTGGCACAATACCAGAAACGACAAGAAAATTATAATCAATGTGAACCATATTCTGAATTTCGAAGAAATACCTAACGGTAACGGATGCACAGTAATCCGTTACCCCAATGGTACAGAAATTCATGTTCGTGAATCATATGATGACGTTTGGGGAAATCTATGACACCACAAGAAATCGAACGTCTAGAAATGCTTGCCGAAGAAGCGAGCGAAGTTATTAAAAACGTTATGAAGATACTTCGACATGGTTATGAAAGCTCCCATCCGGACAATCCGGAAATTACAAACAGACAATTGCTAGAGGAAGAAATTGGCGACTTCCTTGGCATTCTAGAACAGATGGAACTGAAAGAAGACGTTCAGGCCGTCAATGTCGCCTATTACAAGCAGGAAAAATGGAAAAAAGCCCTGCCCTACACACATCATCAAGATAAAGAGTAATTTTGGAAACCTCGAAAGTTTTTCTGCCACCGCTCACGACAGGAAACGATCAAGCTCCACATAACCGAACAATGCACATCGAAGCCCATGGCAACGTCATCATGCATGTATGCAATGACGAGCTATGGCGCTTCGCAGCGATTCGGCGTGACTTGAACAGTGACCGGTATAAAAATCTGCCGCCAGTCGATTTGGCGGAATATCGCAAACACAAGAAAAAGAGAAAATTTCGCAAAGGTGCGAAATACGGAAGGGGACAATACCCGGAATGAGAGAAGACCCGTCTATGTTGGGTACTTCTGGTTATGATCGAATTGAACGTGATTTTTACCCCACACCACGCACTGCTACAGAAGCCATATTCGAGACTGTAGATTGGTTTGGTACACCAACATTGCAAGCCGTCTGGGAACCCGCTTGCGGCGACGGTGCGATGTCGAATGTATTGGCCGAACATTTTTCAAAGGTCATTAGCACTGACATCCATCCAATGATGGAAGGTGCGACCAAGGCCGATTTCTACACATACGAACCCGATGAACTTTTCACGTGGATTATCACCAACCCGCCATATGGCGACGAAATTGATAAATTCATGGAACGTGTTCAGTTCTGGGTTAAGAAGGGTGTTCATTGTTCATTGCTCGCCCGTAATGAACTGGATTCGGCAAAATGTCGTGCCAAATTTTTTAGAGATTGTCCCAACTTTCTGGAAAAGCGTGTCCTGCTTTGGCGTCCACGTTGGGTGGCCGATTCTACAGGATCACCAAGACATAACTATTCATGGTACACATGGGGTCCGAACTGGGATAATAATCCACCAAGATTGACATATTCATTTGAGAAGAAATAATGGGTTACGAATATTACGAACGTCTTGAATTTAATACACTACTAGGTAAAGTTTTTACTAAAGTCTACATGTGCAGTAACAATGGCGACGATGAAATTCATTTCGAAACTGATGATGGTGAACACTATAAGTTGTATCATTCACAAGATTGTTGTGAGTCAGTCAATGTAGAGGATATTGTTGGTGATCTAGAAGACCTTGTTGGCAATCCGATTTTAGTTGCAGAGGAAGTGTCTTCTTCCGGCAGAGACGATTATGACGGAACCAAAGAGGAAAGCGATCTAGGTCCGCCACCAGAACGTGAATACCATGCAGAGTCCTACACTTGGACTTTCTACAAACTGGCGACCATCAAGGGATACGTTGATATCCGCTGGTTTGGTTCATCGAACGGCTATTACTCTGAAAGCGTTGATCTAGCCAAACTGAAATAGTTTTTGTCGAAGATTACCGCTTCGACTCGGTGTCTTGGGTGCCTCCCCTCCCAAGACTAGGGGGTTGGAGTGTCCCGCTCCAACACGGGGGACGGCCTTGTCTGCCGTCCAGTCACCCCGAATATATTCATTCCTTACGAAAAGTCAAGAGGCAAATTTCTCTAAATACCCCTGTACCTCACACAGGAGAGAAATTTGTCACTTCCTACACAATATCAATTCCTTAACAACGAACCCGGCCCAAAGATGCTTCAAGAGGCTTTGAAGCTCTATGGAACGCTCGAAATGCCTAACGATGCCGATTCCCCGGTCATTCTGGGATGGGCCAAGGAATTGGGTCTGAATCGAGTATACACACATGACTCCGTGCCATGGTGTGGTCTATTCATGCTAACCATCTACACACGTGCTGGAAAGACGCTACCAGCCGGACTTCGCAACGATAATATGTTGTGGGCGCTGAACTGGGCAAAAGTCGGTTCACATACACCAACACCTATGCTTGGCGACATTCTCACATTCCAGCGCAACGGCGGTGGTCACGTGACCATGTACATTGGCGAAGATTCTGCAAACTACCATTGTCTTGGTGGCAATCAGTCTGATTCTGTCAACATCACCAGAATCGCCAAGAACCGCCTATATGATGCTCGCCGTCCACCATATAATGCACAGCCAACCAATGTCAGACGAATTATGTTGAATTCTTCTGGTCCGATATCAACGAACGAAGCTTAATGCCAAATCAAAATCAAGTTCAAGAGTACCGAATTCGTTGCCAGTCATGCGATTCGGTCATCAAGTTTTTCCGCTCGGAAGCGGAAATCGTCAAAACCAAGTCTGGAAAGGTGCTGGTAGTGTCCTGCCCGTGCTGTTTCCAGACGCTTTCCTGTCCCGGCTAGGCTGAAAATTCCTTGTTGACATTTCCTACAGATTGATTATATTCGATTTGTAATCAGGAAATGAGGAACAAGATGTCAGTTTTTGATACCGCCCCAAAGCTTCCGAAAACCACCAAGGAAGCCAAAAAGCAGGCTGAACAGCCGACTTTTGCCGTTCCGGGCCTTGCCAATTACGCAATGGTTGATGCCGTTGTGAAGGGCTATGGCGCTCTCAAAGAGACGTTCGCCGGACTGGCCAAGAACGAAATGGTCAAGGTGTTTATCGACGCTTCCAAGAAGCGTGACAACATGACCACCAAGCGTCCACCGAACTTCCGGGGTACGGACGGCAACAAAGCCGAAGCATCGTGCGAAATCCGGGTGCGGAACTGGAATTCGGTTCTGGAACCGGAAGAAACCGCCATCCTTGATCGGCACAAAATTCCTTATGGAACCCGTGTCACCAAGCAGGAAGGCTATTTCGTCAACCCGAAGCACTATGCTCTGGTCGAAAAGATGAAGGGTCTTCCGGAAGACTTCCTGCTTTATCAGGAGGAAGAGTCGGTTCCGGTCGCCACCACCGAATCGGTCGAGGCTGTGTTCGCCAAGGGCCTTGCTGACAAGCTGCTCGATATCGTCGCCACGCTGGCCATCAAGGCACAGTACAAGGGGACGCTGGCCGAAGCGCTTGAAGAAGCCAAGCAGTTCGTGGTTGCCGCCGAAGAAAGCCAGAAGCTGGCCGAAGAAAAGGAAAAGGAAGAAGCCGCCAAGAAGGCTGCGAAGGAAAAGGCCAAGCGGGACGCCAAGAAAGCGAAGGCGGCGTAACATGGCGGGGTGGAAACGGATCAAAGGTCACTTCGACTACGACGCTTCCAAATTCACCGAAACGGTTGGCGGCGTCGAAATCGTCGCCAAACTGTATGATTGCGACGGTGATTTCGTTAGCTGGTCTGTCTATGAGAACGGCAAATTTGTTGCCGGTGCGGATGTTCGTGCCGATGGCAAGACCATCAAAAGCGAGGAAGACGCTTGGAATCTCGCCAAGCGCCGTGCTGAATTGGTCATCTGTTATGGTATCGATGGCATCCGCAAGCTGATGGAAAAACAGAAGGCGGAAAATGTTCCTGTTTCCGCCTAGACCGGAAAAGGCCATCCCGCCTGTGATGATCCCTGCCTTTGAAAAGATGGGGTACATCGCTCAAATCAAAAAGAATGGTTCGTGTACCGTGATCGATACGGACGAAAACGGTACACCGACCTTCTGGAATCGCCACCAAGAATTGCACAAGGCTTGGACGGCACCAGACCACATCATCAAATATTTTCGCCAGTTTCCAAGCTCTGTCATCGTGGCGGAATTGCTCCACAACAAGCACGTGTCTGTGAAGGATACGCTCTATATCTTCGACGTTCTGGAAATGGCTGGCGACGATTTCGTGGGCGTTTCCTTGTCAGACCGTCTCGAAAAAATTCACAAATTTCCTTCCGGTAAGGGTATCATCATTGCAGAAACCTATACCAGTGGGTTCAAGAAGCTCTATGACAGCTTGACAGATGATATCGATGAAGGTATCGTGTTGAAAAATCCGAAAGCGCCATTGAAGTTCTGCTACAAGGATGGGCTGAACGCCGATTGGCAAGTGAAGTGCCGTAAAGGGACGAAAAATTATGGCTTTTGAAATCGGTAACATCAAAATTGTAGATTATGCGTATCCTTTGGTGGAAGAAAAGACCGCTACAGACATCAAGCAAAAGCTTGATGATTTAAAGCGTCTTCTATCTAGATATGACATCAAAACCGAACCCGTGTCCTTTCCAGACTATGAACCGATGCGACATGAACAGTATATGAACCTTAGAGGAAAATTCAAGGAAGTCTGTTCAACCGTCAGGTTAGCATTTTCGGCTAGGTTTACCCAATTCTTAATCGAAACCATCGATTATTACGGAATCGATGTGTCGAAGTATGAATTACTTCGCAATCCGAAAATTGATTGCGTAACCTGTGACCCGTATTTTAATACGAAGTCTCTCAATTATCGAGGCGATAGAATGGGCGGTCCAGAGACATGGGGTGACTTCCAGTTCATCATTCTTCATGAGCTTCGTCACGTCATGCAAATCAATTTTGGTTGGCTTCGCTTCACCGCTGTTGGGACGTACTGGAAACATTCGTTTCAAGACGGAAAAGCCAATGTAAATTTGATGCATCAGAACCCACGCAAATACAATGAATTGCCACAAGAATTTGACGCACACATGTTTGCGATCAATTCTCTTTTAGCAACAGACTCCCCGATATACTGGAAAGAAGTCGTGGATGCTGCTAAGGAACAGGCAAAAACGAAGCCTTGGACGGAACATTATGGCTGCGACTAAAAAAGAAAAAATTTACGAGTTTCAGGATATCCACGAATTTTCCGAAGTTTTCGAGGAAGGTGCCCGCTACGGTTCTGTGGACGAAGTTGTCGATTTTGCAGTGATTCAGAACCAATACAACGAAATGGTGGCTAGAGGATGCAAGCCAGACACTATCAGTTTATGGGTTAAGGTTCGGGCTGATAGTTTTGGTGATCCTGTATTGACCTTGACGTGGCAGGGTTTGCGAACCGAAAATCAAACGGAATATGCCGCCCGTGTCGAAGGTTATGAGCGCCGTTCGGCTTCCGCCAAGGCTGCTATAAGCAAGCGGCGTGAGAAAGAGCTTGCCAAGGCCAAAAAAGAAATCGAGGAAGCACAGAAAACAATTGAAAAACTTACAGAAAAATTTGGCATATCGATATTGACAGACTAAATACTATCATGTAATATCTACAATATGAAGAAGACACAGAAGCCACAACCCGTCAAGAAGCCCGATACGAAGAAGAACGCAATCTTCAACAACACGTCGGACGATTGGTTCGAACGGCTCTGGGGAATTACGTGGTATTAATGCCACATATTGCGGAGTAGACTGGAGTCCGGTCCCAGCACGTCCTCATAAGGCGATCTACGCAGGTTCAAATCCTGCCTCCGCAACCAGTAATTTTTGTGTAATATATAATACTGCATACCGATAATACTTTGAATTACCCACTTTAGAAAGAATTTATTTGGACAATCTATTACTGTATCGATTCTTGCTTGCTAATGGTTTGGGTTTTATAGCGGTTATTTGGGCCTACAGTATAGGCTTCATCCACAAAGTTTTTGATCGTGACCCTGTAGGGTTCTGTTATGTCATCATAGCATTGTTTGCTATTGGCCTGATATCATCTTGTATCAGAGCTTACAAAGTAAGCAAGGCCAAAAACGAGCTTATTGAGGGTAAGCCCGTGGATAAACTAAAGGCATTCAAGATGCCTGCTAAAAACCTTCATCTTTACAGAATTTCAGAATACCTAGCAGTTCTGGGCCTGATTGGAAACATCCTTGGTTTCTTTATCATGCTGAATAGCGCCGCTGGCGCTGACACTGCACAACTAGCCCAAAGCATCATTGCTGGCCTTGGCGTTGCGTTCGGCGCAACTCTGGTAGGCTCTGTAACCGGTTTGTGGTTGTGGATAAATTTTTCCATGATCGAAACGGCTACCAGCACGTATCTTGAAGACGTGAAGCATATTAACGGATGATTCAATGGGTATTCCGAGATTTGATGTTGGCACTTTTGCTTACTTTGCTAGGCATTGTGATGATATCAAATCAAAATCCTGTAACAACACAGGACGCTATCAAGCCGCCCGGTAACATCATCGTCACCATCACATGGCCGCAAGGTAATGATGACGTTGATTTGTGGCTTTTCGGCCCGCAAGAAAAGAAGCCAATCGGTTTCACCAACAAGGATGGTGAAGTCTGGAATTTGTTGCGAGACGATCTAGGAACAGCCGCCGATGAAACCGGCCTGAACTACGAAAATGCGTTTACCCGTGGTACGCCAGAAGGCGAATATATCATTAATGTGTTTGCCTTCAACATTAACACGGGGTTCCCAAAGGATGTTCAATACGAAGTCCGGCTGAACACTGCCTCTGGCACAGTCATAAAGATCGCCAGTGGAACTGTCACTTTGCATCATCAGAAAGAAGAAGTGACCGCCATCAGCTTTCGGCTCGATAAGGACGGACATCTAGTGGACGGTTCGGTTTTGAAAATTTACCGACCACTGGTCTACAAGGATAAATTGCCATGATTTACGTTTATTTCGCATGGTTTCTTTTAACGATCATTTTCGCCGCTCTTGCCCATTTTGCTATCTGGGCAAGAACCGGTAACAATAGACCACGGACTCTGTCCGTGGTTGCCTTTTTTCTCGGATCAGCATTGTCGTTCGCAGCGCTCTTTGTCGGCGCTGGCGTATCACCGCCTTGCGTTCCGGGCATCACGGCACCAACAAAAAAATTTACGGTTCTCGGTTTTTTTCCAGAACCTTTGAAAAAAATCGACATCATGTTCAACGATATGGCTTACGGTGGAACCCGTGTATGCCATATCCCATGGTCTGACAAGACGGCTAATGCGCTTGTCGAGGCACAACAGCAACAGATGCAACTTGGAATGGAAATTCCGGGTGTGGCAAACGGACATGGAATGTATTCGGAAGGCGCACCATCAACCTTCCCGTTGCAGAACCAACAAGATGAAGAAAAACCACACACAGACATAACTGTACCTTGACATTTTCATAGAGTTAGTGTAAGTTAAGAAAAATGGGCGGGAAAGGTAGTGCGTACCCGCCCATTTGATTCGAGGAACACATGAGAAACATTCTACAGTACCCGATTACCGCCGAAGAATGTATTACGCACATCAAGGCGTATGGCCAGCGGGAGCTTGATTCCGGTCTAATCGGTGGAACCGGTCCGTATGTCACACAGATTGTCGCTGATTTTTTGGAAGGCAATGAAGAATTTCGATGGCATGTGAGACAGGAAATGGACCGGATCAAGAATCCATCACGTTCTACACAGACGGAAAAAGACACCTAGTCTGTCTTCCCTACTCAAAAAAGAACTTGCATCGAATGGCAGATATGCTAAATATAAAAAGATGCTGGTTTCACAAAAATCACTACGACATCCCAAAGCGTAGGATATCGGAAATTGAAGCCAAATGTACGATGGTTAGTTCACAGGATATCGTGAGAATCATCAAAGGCACATATCTAGGAGTGTAGCTCAATGGTAGAGCGGCGGTCTCCAAAACCGTAGGTTGCAGGTTCGAGTCCTGTCTCTCCTGCCAAATTCCAGAAAGTTTCCAATGACACTCACTGTCGATACGCTTGAAACGGGCGATTGGCCGATTTTCCAGATCAATGGCAAATCGAAAGAACGCTTGATCAAGGCATTGTCGTTAGCGCCCGGTGGTCCTGCCATTGGTTATGCGCTCGATATTCGTGAAGACGACAATGAACGTGTTCATCGCATGGTCTTGTTCCAATATCCTCACGATAAGATGACAAAATTTCCCGGCAAGGCCACGCCAGATTTCTTGGCGGTCTTCATCGAAATGTGGATGAAAGACCTTGAAGCGAACCGTAATCTTCCCGGTTCGCCAGATATCGATGGTTCGACTCGTCAAGGCTGGAAAATCTATACAGAAGACTGGGGACATATCGAACCCTATGGTCACCCTGCCTATCTTGCAATCGAACCGCATTGGATAATGTATGGAAAATAAGCCAACAATTTCACGTGAAGAATACAATAACTTCACAAATGCCCAAAGGTCGGAATATCTGGCAAGCATCTATACTGCCAAAGAGATTGCCAGACGTTTGGATGCTCTAAGTGGTTATCAGATGGACCTTTACAGGATCAATGAACAGAGCTTTGAGGCACAGAAAGAGGAAGACAGAGTGTTCAACAGTCTTCAAGTTCTTCGGGCCGCACTTCGAATAGCCAGAGAAAAAGAAAAAGAAAATGCTGGACCCGCACAACAGACCTGACCCGGCAACTGGATTTATGAATCATGAACAGATGATCGCCTTGCGTGATCAAGCAATCAAGGATCAGGAAATGAAATATCCCTCACCTTTGGCTCTATGGCCGGTTCCGTGGTATTTGCAGCTTCTTGGCTATCCTGCTTGGCGTTTTGAAACGCCATCTGGTGATTGGCACTATCTCCCAAATTCAGAATACAAGAGATTATTTCACAAATGATGCTGGTTTTCTCGGCAAAAATTTTTGTTTTTCATGTCGCCATGACATGTTCCATCTTTTCACACCATCCATTCTGGGTGCCATGATGACAATAGGATTTTCACGACATTTTGGCACCATCATTAACGGCGTTTTCACCAAAGATGGCTTGCCTACATATGGGTGCAGAGGCATCGGACTTGATTATGATGCCTTTTATGCATGGCTGAAAACTACTTCGGCATATACTACATCAGACGATTGGCCATGGCATTATTTTCGTTTCAAGAATCCGGAAGACGAAACGGAATTCCTGAAACGGTATGATGATGGTCAATTTTATTTCGACAAGGCTGATTGATGCATTGGGTTTTGCAAGAAAATATTTTTCAGGAAGATGGTTGGAACCGGTTGGTTGACACGCTTGACCGACTATCTATCCCGTATTCCACACATAAAGTCGTGCCGTTCATCGGGGAGCTTCAACCGGACATCAATCCGGAAGGACCGGTAATCTGTTTCGGTTCCTATTCCATGCGTCACGCCGCCAAGGCCAAGAACTGGTATCCGGGTGTGTTCGACCTTTTCGACAAAAATTTTCTGGTGCAGAAGAAGCACTGGGGCGACCGGATGTTGAACTATGATTCAACAATCGTGGCGTTCAAGGATGCCAAGCTGACTGAACCGAAGTTCATCAGACCAATCGATGATTCGAAATATTTTGCTGGCAAGGTGTTCGATCCGGATGAATTCCACAAGTGGCAGACCGATGTTTGCGACCTGAATCTTGATTTCGGCAGTTCCCTGTCGCCAGACACGCTGATACAGATTTGCGAACCCAAAACAATCTATCAGGAAGTGCGACTATGGGTCGTGAACAGACACATTGTTACGGCGTCGGTCTATAAAGTCGGCTCTAGAGTGGTCTATTCAAACAATGTTGATAGACGCTTCATTGATTTCGGCTATACAATCTTTGGTGGCTTTCCCGAACGTCTTGCGGGATGGAAACCAGATGATGCCTTTGTAATCGACGTGTGTGAAACTCCGGAAGGAATGAAAATTGTGGAAATCAACACGATAAATTCCTCTGGATTTTATGCCGGGGATGTGCAAAAGTTGGTCATTGCCTTGGAATATGCATTCGATAAGCATCCGAGTCGGTTGAACGCCTTGGGTGCCGAAGAATACCCGGTGCGCCGATGACCCCATTTTGGAAAGACAAATGGTGGTGGTTCTGGACACTAATGGGTGTCGTGGTTGGCCAATTGATAGTCCATGGGCCAAAGATTGTGGCCTTGTTTAGCTAAAGAGGATACCATGAAGCGCCGCACCTTTCTGACAACGGCTGTAGCAGCGTTCGCAACCATTCTGGCGAAACCGTCTCTCGCCTTCATGCGTCCAGCCGAACCCACTTTGCGGGATTGGCAAGACCATCTGATGGATAAAATTTTGCCGAGTTATTATCCAAGTGCAGAAGGCGGTATTCTCGATACGGCGAAGGACGTGAATGCTCGTCTGATACGAGATTACCCACATCTGTTCAGACACAAGCAGATGTTCCATTATGTGGAGCGCCGGGAACATCCGGAACACGGTCCTTATACCGTTGTTGCGCATTCCAAGGCTATGCACATGACATATAATTATGAATTGGCACAAGATTTAGCCGCTGTCTGTGGTTTGGATAGCAAAGCTGAAATGGTCAACATTCTGGCGGTAGAAGCCGGTTTAGAATTCGAAAAATTTCAGAAATCCAAGCCGGATATTGACATGGTATTCTATGTACCGCTCATGCCGGTGCGCTATGTCGATCCGGCAACGTTTATTCCAACCATCGGGTTCAAAAGCCGATTCGGCAATGATCGTTATCCAGTGGTCTGCCAAGGAACCGCCAAGCAACAAGGCTTTCGGCCTATAACCGAAATCGTTTGAAAGGAAATCTGATCATGAAACGGCGTGATGTTTTGACTGGTGCGGCGGCTCTGGCAGTTGCTTCCGTGGTCCCGGCTCTACCGGCTATCGCAATGCCAGTGGCCAAGCCAGTTGTAGCAGAAAAGAAAATTTTCGTTCTGTTCATGAAACTGGCGCATGGATTTGCCGTGATGCGTGTCATGAGTGCCGAAACAGATACGAAAAAGGGTTCTCTGTTGAAGTCGCAATGGTCAAGAAATTATTTGATCAGAGAAGACGCCGACCCGGAAATTCCGAAAATGGGGTCCAACGAAAACGAAGTGAGTGCCCGTATCGTTCGCAGAACAGCGGCACAGGTTGATAAGCTGATGTACAACAACATACCATGTGCAGATAACATGGATGAAATGTTGAAGACCGCTCGCTTGCTTGACAGATGGGCCAAGGGGTTACCGGCTTGACCCAACAACCGCACAAAGATGTGCCGTTTGAAGAAGCGTTCAAACGGGTTCAGGAAGTCATGGGCGGTATGTGGGAAAGAACACACACCGATTGGAATATGAATATTTCATATTGCATGACTGAACCCGTTTGCCCTTTCGTCTCATTCCGACCGGATCACGGAAAATATACGAACGGTGCTTGGGGTGACACGATTCCAGAAGCCATGCTGAATGCATTGGATGCTCTGGAAAATGATTTACCGAAATTTATCGAAGAACAAGCTTCTAGGTGGATGAAGAAGTATGAAACGCCGTGATTTTCTGGTAGGGGCTACGGCGACGGTTGCCGCCACGACTCTACCCATACCCGCAATCGCCTTTCCGAAACCGCAAATACAGATGCATCCTTCTGTGCCAGAGTGGCGCAAGATGATGTTTGGTGACGATATTAGATTGCATTCGAAAGTTGGAGCAAATCTGTATCGAAGATTGAACAATATGTTCATTGATCGCCACCCGGATTTGTTTGTCACGGCTCCGTATTCGAACAGAACAGAAATGCGGATAAAGCCGGGTGGTTCTGATAAAGTTGGGGTGACTTCAGATCGATGGCGGCATAAGATTTATCCACGTGGGATTGTTCACGATAATGGTATCATAGGAATGTCACGAGAGTCCCAAATATTTGTTGTGGATTCTATTGCCGAACGGATGCGGTTCAGACGCCAAAAAATGATGGAACACTATAAGTCAGAAGTAAATTTGGCGATATATATTCCGGTAGCGTTGCGATGGGTTGATGCAGACTTATCCGAACTTCACATGTATCAACAACAACCTCCGTTAGAATGGTCGGACTCTGATTGGCATCATTGGTGGCATCATCCATATGCGCCGGGGAGGCAACTTAGCTTCCTTTCATATGTGGCTGTATACCATAGCTATTTTGCCAATTATCGACCATACACAATTGAAGACATGAGAAGGGAAGCTAGGGAATCGTTCGCATGAAACCACGGTACTTCAAGGGAACTAATCTGTATATACCAGACCCATATTGGTGGGTTGATCCTATGATCATCGCTGGCATCGTTGGAATTGATATCAGCATTTTCACTGCAATATTTTTGCATCTGTTCCACATTTAGCCTTGACATTCCTGACTAAATAGAACATATTGCATTCGTGACTGTCTCGAAAGAGACGATTGTGTAACTGGTAGAGCCTGAACGAACCGCTGCCCGAATCCATGGAAAGGGCATGTAGCCGAGGTAACAAGCATCGCCAGAGTCACAGGTGAGGGAGTCCGTTTAAACCCTAAGCCGGTAGATCGCTAAGACAGGTGCGGTCCCCTAAACCGGAGTGTTGGATTGTGGCAGAGTGGTAATTTGCGCCCGGCTGTTAACCGGAGGCCCATACGAAAGTGTGGCGGAGGTTCGATCCCTCCCAATCCAGCCAACATTTTTAATATCGATAGTGTAGCTTACTGGTGAAGCGGCCCTACAGAAGGGGTGTCAGTGGATCAAGCTAGTATTAGTGTAATAGCCGGATAAAAACTAAGAAAACTCCCAAGTTGGTTCAATTCCAACCCTATCGACCATCCCCTTTTTTGGAAAATTAATTATGGATATCATTGTTATCATTGGCGCTATCGCCATTCTTACTGCCGCCTTCCTCTATTTTCGCCATCTAATCCAGAAGTCAGACGCCGAGTCGGCTGACATCATTGCCAATGGCAGTATTCACGACACACCAAAAAATTCTGACGATGCCTGAAAAGCCAACGTTTGGCATTGCTGCCGTTCCTGATGATAACAGCGAATGGCCCCGCCCTATGCTGGCTTGGACCGCCTATTGGAAAAAGCCTACCGATGAAGATTTTCTTGCTCTGTACCAAGAATATGCAGAGGATGAAGAATTGGGTCTTGTCGGTGTGGATATCTATCTGATGGAATTGGACCAAGATTTCGTTGAACATCTTACAGAAGACTGGATTTATATTGACGACTCTACCAGATGAATTTCAACTAAAAGCACCATATTATAATGGTTTCGCAGATGAAAACGACCCTAAAGTATTAGAATATATTGAAGCACAACACACACTAATCGATAAGTTGCTTGAAGGTACTCTATACATCAAATGGATTGATGGTGATAGAAAGGGCGCAATTGCCAAGGTAGTTCCAAACAGGAAAACTTTTGGTGACAATGCCGCTAGGAAAGCGAAAGTTTATTGTCGATACAATTCTTGGAACAGAGACGCACCATATTATATCGAGAATGACCGTTTCTATACGTTCGCCACGTGGACTGATATCAAGCGCAAGAACCAAGTTCAGGTTAATCTCCCTCACAGAGACACGGTTTTCCTTCCCAACTACACTGGTCCGACCGTATGGGCCTTATTCGATCACAAAGCCGCCAAAACCGAAGTTCTAAAAAATCCTGATCAATACGATATTGACGGCGAACTTTTGTCAATTGGTGATCCGGTAATCTACATCAATGCCCGCTATGGTTCCGGCATGGAACTTTGCCACGGCACGATCAAGGAATTCAAAGCTTCCGTGGACTCACGTCGAACGGAAATTTGGACGATTGTCACAAGTTCAGAAGGCGTTGAATCCAAAATTTCCAATTCGGCGCTTATGATCTATAAGAAACCATGAAAATATTTTATGGAATACTCATTGGTGTATTTGGCATGTCGGTCATAGCATTCCTTCTTGCACTTCCATATTCATTCTTTTTTCTATTACTTTTGCAAGGTCACATTATGGGCCTTCCTTGTGATGGACTTTGCTAACAGAAAGTTAATTTTTGCTTCATAAACAACTCTATAACATCGATTCCAAGGGAAAGATTCGTGTCTGGTACATGGAAACCGAAAACAACCGGTATCGAACCACATCCGGTATCTTGGACGGAAATCTGGTCACATCGGAGTGGACTACGGTTGAAGGTAAAAATATTGGCAAGGCCAATGCCACGACGCCGGAACAGCAAGCCCTAGCCGAAGTGCTGGCGCAATACGAAAAAAAGCTGGCCAGAAAATATTCTGACACGCTCGAAACGGCTTCCCGCTCCAATATCTTCCAACCCATGCTAGCGGCGACCTACAAGCCCGGCAACACCAAAGACGGACAATATTTTCATCAGCCCAAGCTGGACGGCGTTCGCTGCATCCTGAAACCGGAAGGCGCATTTTCCCGTGAGGGGAAGCCGTTCTTCACGACCGGACATATTCAGGAACAGCTATCGTCTGATGACGTGATCTTTGATGGTGAGCTTTACAATCACGACCTGAAAGAGGATTTCGACAAGCTGGTGTCGATGATCCGGCAACAGAAATATGACGAGCTTTCCGAGGCAGAGAAATCGGAAATCCGAGAGAAGGTCGAGTATCACATTTACGATGTGTTCGTGCCCGCCCGCCCGGAACTGACATTCGTTCAGCGTCACGCTCTGTTAACCGATTTGAACGCCAAGGGCGCTTTCATCGGTGACAATATCAAGCTTGTCCCGACTGGATTCATGGATTCGCTTGCTGAACTGGACGAAGCCCATGGCGCATATGCGGAAGCTGGCTACGAAGGCATCATGCTTCGCACTCCGGAAGGCCCATACGAGCATAAGCGTTCGAAACACCTTATGAAGCACAAGAGCTTTCAGACAGAGGAATTCGAAGTGGTCGATATCGAGTCGGGTATCGGCAACTGGGAAGGCATCGCCAAGAAGGTTGTGTTGCGCCTACCCGATGGTCGAACATTCAAATCCGGCATTGACGGTTCCATGGATAAAAACCGGGAACGGCTGGCGACCAAGGAAAAGTTTATCGGCGGCGATGCGCTCTGTCGATTCCAGAACTACACGCCGGACGGAATTCCTAGGTTTGGCGTCATTAAACATCTCTATGGTGGAAAAAGAGACGTTTAAACAAAAGTTAATTAGGGACAGCTAATAGACTTCGAGTCGGTGTGTCTAATTTATCCTGTCAACCAAAAAATTGTTACGAAACCGTCATTTTTGTCGTTGGTCCTACCAAAATCGGTTTGACAGGCACAAACGTTCAGCTAAACTAATAGCTGTAACCAAGAGCTTGATGTGCGAGACATGACTCTTGGTTACATAGAGGCAAATAATGAGGCAGGAGAAATGGGCGTTCAATCCCTAGCGGATTGGATAGTACGGGGCTATGCAAAATCGTCAATTAAGCAAATGGCGGTCTTTATTGACGAAACTGCAATATACCGAGACTTTCCAGTAACAAAACTTTCAGTGACTACGAAAAACTCAGGATGTAAAGGTGGCGTAAGAAGAATCAATGATGAATACATTCCGTGCGTAGATATCTCTATTCCCTATATCACGGAATACACACTAACCGGCTTCCACGAATACGACCATATCTACAAAGACGTTGAAATTGGTTCGATTGAACATCCGATTTCTTGGAAACATGTCATGGCGGTTGTTCTCTGCCATGAAATGGCTCATGCGGTGGTGAACATGCATGAGTGCACCAAGAAACACGGTGGAGCGGTGACGATCCCAGAGACATACCATTCTTACTCTGTGGATTTCATCCGAAGTTCATTTGCAACTGAAAGAAAACATCATGGCGTACAATGGCAATACACATATCGCCAGTTGCGTAATGAATTTGTGAACCACAAACCGGATAATTTTTGGTAGAGGGTTATTGACTAGCTATCCACCAACCTTGTTGCTGTGCTGTGTGCCGACGATGACAGTTTGCACACAGCACACGACATTTGGCTATTTCTTTCTGTACTGTCGCTAGACCGTTGCGAGTCAATCCCTCTGATATGTTGAATAACTTGTCGGTTGGGTCTAGATGATCAAATTCTAATACTACTGGATCATTTTCTGCACATTTTTCGCAAGGATGTTCTAGAAGATAACTAAATACAAAGTTACGAACTTTCTGTGCTGTTGCTATGCTTCTTTCTCTTGATTTCTGCCGTCTCTCTGAATTTGATTTCCAATAATCTTTTTCATGTTGACGGAAACAGGGTTTACACCATGAAACTTTACCGTCTTTTGAATCTTTGCGATTTCTGAATTCGGTCATTGATTTTTCTGCTTGACATTTGGTACAAATTTTCGTAGTATGCATAAACAGTTTGGGTTCCTAATTGATATCCAAACGTATTTAGACAAAGTATCTGGGTGTAGCGCAGTCTGGTAGCGCACCTGCCTTGGGAGCAGGGGGTCGCAGGGTCGTAGCCTGCCACCCAGACCAACACAAGAGCTTGCAAATGCTAAAATGGATAATTCCCGGCCTAGTATTTGCAGGCTCTTTTCTTTTTATAGCTTACGCAATAATTCATTTCCATTAGGACGAAGTTGCACCCTTTGAATGACACACCTAACGATTGACGAAGCTACACAAGCTGCCTTTGCTCGCTACAACAATATGATTGCCGCTAAAGGCATCCCACCCGGAAATTTTTCTGATCAGAATTTTTCGAAACTTCCAAAATACTCTCAACTCTCACATTGCCGATGGATGGCACAACACCAGATGCATCCGGCACAGGCTCACCACTCGATTGACAAGAAATCTCGCTGGCTTGGTTTCATCCAAGGCGTCCTGATTGTGCATGGCCTAACCGATATCGAGGCAGAGCGCAACATCCAGACCTTGGTTTACCGGCAAATGAAAAGTTCATCATTTCTGAAAAAGCGTTGCGAACGTTGCGGCGCACGGGATGGCGTTCGCTTGCATGTCACATCATGTCCTAACAATCCAAAGAATAAGAAATGATTTACGAAAAGCGTCCCGACACGGTTGAAGCCGTTCAATACAATATTGTGGATGGTGTGAGAGATTTTTCGTCCACACCAAAATGGCTACTCGATCTGTTGACTGGTGGCTTCGATTACACGCCACGGGATTGTATCCGAGTGGAAGACGATTGCATTTGGTATTTTTCGGCTGATGGTTCGGTCATCGAAAAAGTTGAACCGACAGGATGGCTTGTTCGTGATGAAAATGGCCGGATTGATATATACGATGAAGAAACCTTCATTCGTAAATTCAAAAAGGTGACATGAAACAGATTAAAATTCCGCTGCGAAACTCTACATTATTTCTAATATTCTCATTTTCCGTATTCCGTAAATACCGTTGGGTAAAACTTCCATTCTTTGGGTCTAAAGTTAGAACCAAGTTTGAAAAAGCTCTTGACGGACGTATGGTAGATGTGGTTAGTATTAAGTGGCGTTGGTTTCCATTTTTTGAATACCTTCGACTCAGAGACGTAAGAACTGATTTTCTTTACTATTCCAACGATCCTTTTCCGTTGAAATGCTATATTGAATACGAGTTGTGGAAATACAAATACAATTCTTTCAGTTCTAGCCAATTCGTCGCTTATTTGTGTGATAAATTCAAGATGTCAGAAGATGACGTTCTGGAAGGCTGTCATTCAGCTATGCTAACGTTGTCTGGAAAGAATGATCCTTATGAAGAAATCGGGCAATCCTCGCAAGAAATCCAAAAAGCTTAAGAGCAAGGAAGTAGCGCAACGGCACCATGCAAAATTGCGGGCGGAAGAACGCTACGGACTGCACCTATCCAATTCCGACTTGAACGGTATCAAGAACCAGATTCAGGAAGGCACAGCGCAATTTATGGAAAGACAGACCAATCGAGTGTCTGTCTTTTCGGTGACGATGAATAACTGTTCTATGCCGGTTGTCTATGATAACCAGCGACATCAGGTTGTATCCTTCCTACCGGAAACCTATTTCCAGACAGGCTCCCTACGAAAAAATTGGGATGATTAAAATCTCCCATTGACATTATCCTACATTTTTCATATATTCGAAAAGTAGGAACAAGGGAGTTCTGGAATGATTGATATGGACAAGTTCGGCAAGAAGGCACGGGCCAAGGCTGTGCCGATGGGCAAGCGTGAGTGCAAGGCTCTGTTTGCCAAGGCCGATGCGGCTGGACAGGCTGCGATTGCGGCATGTCGCCCGACTCCGATGATCGTCGGTGATGCAAAGGGTCTGTTTTCCAACGAAATCGACTATTCGAGGCCCACATATTACGTCGAGGATGGCGTTTGCGGTCTTGCTTGGGTCGAGATTCGTCCTTCCCGTGGCGGTATCGCTACTTGGATGAAGGAAAACGGCTACGGTCGTTACGACGACTACCGGCGTTGCCACTACATGAGCGCACGGGAGAATTCGCAATCGATGCAGAAGAAGGAAGCCTACTGCCACGCTTTTGCCGCCGTCATGCGTGAAGCCGGTATCGATTGCTATACCGCAAGCCGGATGACCTAGTTATCCACAGGAAAAAAAGTCCTAAAAATACGAAAAGACGGCTTGACGGGAAATCGTGAGCCGCCTATATATTCAAACAACGAACCGGTGGCGGTCAACCACAGTCTATATCCCCAAAGAAAAGGCTTGACAACCTTTTTGAACCGATAATAGATCATAAAGGTATCGTTTGAACAGTTCATTTCTGGCGTTCGGAAGTGAGCGGGGAACAGGGGGAAAGAAGTTCGAAATTCTTTCGGTAGTTCCTTAGAAAAAGTTCGAAGAAAACGAAAAAAAGTGTTGACAGGAGATATATAAAAGAGTAGAGTACAAAAATCAGCTTCGGTAATGAACTTCACCAAGTTCCTTTCCCAAACTGATAACAGGAAATGAGTGTTGTAAACTAGCAGTGGCGTTGGAACCCATTGAAAAGAACAACTAGGCTTAAATGTCCATCCGATAAGTAGATGCTGGTAGAGACAAAGGTTCGTCCCTAATCGGTCCACGTCGAAAAACATCGTCGTCTAACAATCCCGTCAAACGGATAAGACACCTGTCCTGAAAGTTCTATTATCGGGTAGCTTAAGTTAAAGCCACCCTCGTTTAGAGGGTGTATGTTGGTATCGAATCCAACCCCGGTAGCCAGTTTAACGAATTGCCGCTTGGGGCACTGCATCGGGCAACCGGTAGCAGAGGGATGTTCTTCCCATAAGACTCCCCGTTCATCGCAAGATGGATGAAGCCAAGCAAGTACGGACTAACCCTTGTCGAGGGTGCTTCGGTGGAACCGGAGCTAGTCCTTAATGTTAGAGGTTGTCGTCCCCGAAAGGGCGATATGGTGGATAAGCATTGCCACCTAAATTGGACCGCAAATCCAATGCAGCCAATGCAACTAACAGAGGGGCGAATGTCAACGTATAGGAATATGGTTCAAGCCCGGCAGGCAAGAGCTATATCCAGAATGAAGGGCACTGGACCGAAAGGGACAGAATCCTGAAAATCGGTGAGTAGACCGCAAGTCGAAAGCAAGAGGCGTGTTGCATTTCGTTACCCAAAAGGTAATGAAACAACTGGAACGGCACGTCTTAGTGGGTTCATCTTGCCTAATAGTAGGGCATCAGCTTTCAGGAGCTGACAGTGTAGGTGCAATTCCTGCGATGTCACAAAAAACGCAAAGACCGTTCCGGTTTGCAACGAAGGGACTTAATGCCAGAACCGAAAGGTAATCTGGTGCCAGCAAGCCCGCAAGGTACGTTGGTTTGGTACAGGAAGTTCTAGTGTGAGCCTAGCTAGTTCATTCAGAAAAGAATGTGCCGAGTAAGTTGCAAATGTCGAATACAAAGAAGTCTTAGCAGTTACTTCCCAAAAGGAAGTGGATACGTTGGGAAAGTTTGGCTAGCACCCAAACCATAATCCAATCAAAGACTGTCACGGGAGGGGTGAATCTAGCCCCTCCCTTTATTTTTGTCTAATTTTCTATTACATTAAGGATTTTTATAACTACCGCATGGATAAATTACTTCATCTTTACATTCTTGTAGACCGTTCATACTCAATGCTGGCACACTGGTCCGAAACGATCAGCACACTGAATCAATATGTTGCCAGACTCAACAAAGAAAAGGTTCCGTTCAAGGTTAACCTCGCATTCTTTGACAGAGAATCACAGCCTTTTACGAACGTATTTTCTGGCACGTTTGCCACGACCGCCTACCATGATTCCATTTTGCAGCATCGCTATGTGAAATCGAGTGAATGGACCCCGTTATCGGCATCAGATGTTTCGATTGCGCCCCGTGGCTCCACTCCCCTGTATGATGCTATTGTTCAGTTCGGTTCCCTGCCAAAGGCGCACGGACTGAAAAAGGACGATTTGGTTCAGTTCATCATTCTCACGGATGGCGACGAAAACACATCGATATCCAATGATTTGAACGATGCCAAAAAAATTCTTGCAAAATTTGCGAAGAAAAATTGGCCGGTTGTCTACCTTGGTGCCAATATCGAGGCATTCAAGGGTGGCGCTAAGATCGTGTCGTCAAAGGGAACGTTGAATAGCTACGACCCGAACAAGTTCCAACAGACAGCGGTTGCTATGGCTAGTTCGACAATGAGATATTATTCTACAAACGATTCGGTATCAGCGAATTTTCTTGATACTGAAAAAATGAGTATCAAGTAGTCTAACTTTGGTGGCGGGAGAAATCTCGCCACCGCTTTTTGGAGTATAAATTTGTTTAGTTCTCAATACCTTTTATCACGTGCATTGTTCTTTTTGTCGATCTATGCCGTGGTATATGGTTACGATACAGTAGGTATGCTTTCAGTTATTCCTTTATCTGTGATGGTTGGTTCGTACCTTGTTGCTGTCTTTCTAATTCTTCTATCCGTAACACTTTGGTCTAGCTATCTTCGAACAGCCATTCTTAACAAGAAAGATGAACTTGACAAAGAAGGCAAAACTTGGATTTTCTATAATTTGGGTGATTGGGTTTGTCTTGTCGGTGCCGCTCAAATTTTCCAGTTCAACGGCTTCGAAACTTTCGCATTCCGCATGTATTGCCTGCTAGGCGTTTCCTTGGTCTATTTCGTCGGTATCCTTCGTATGCGCTACGTCATTTGGCAGACGTTAAGGAAAAATTAAGCATTTCATGGTGAATTATCCGTGTACAGAGCGGAGATTCCAACATGAAATACGAAAAATCTTTTTACATTATCGAAAAATTTAAACCAGACGCCAAATATCGCTTGCAATGTGGAATCGTTCGGTCTAATGTCTCGGATAAAGAGATACCGATAGAATCAGAGCAAGCGAAAGAATTGATCGAGCTTGGTTGGGTTCTGAACGAAACATGGTGTAGGTCATTCTGATGCGACATTTTCAAGAAGGCGATATTGTTGAGATTTATGGAACCAATTCCACTCTTGACCATTTGCATGGTACTATTCGTGGTATCGCCGCCGCTCCCGGTCCGGTAGATTTAATCGGGAAGGATGTACCAATCGGGTTTGTCGCTTATATTGTCGAGCTTGACACAAGGCGAAAAACACGTGAAATTCTGGAATCGCACGGCTATTCGTATTCATGCATTGCATTAACCAATGCTTGTCTTGGATTGGTAGCCACTGCGCCGCATGAAATATTCGTTTAGGACTCTTAGCTCAATTGGTTAGAGCACCGGCCTTTTAAGTCGGGGGTTCCGGGTTCGAGTCCCGGAGAGTCTACCAAAAAGGACCGGTATCCAAGTTGGTCGAAGGGATTCGACTTTTAATCGAACGAGCCGCAAGCTCCACGTGGGTTCAAATCCCACCCGGTCCTCCAATATAAATGAAGTATAAATACAACCCATAGGCCCGTAGCTACAGCGGTAAGAGCAGCCGCCTCTTAAGCGGAAGGTCGTCGGTTCAAATCCGACCGGGCCTACCATCCACAGGAAATAAAATTTGGAAATTGGCGATATTGTAAAAAAGAACCCAGATGTATATTCGCAACATCAGACTGTCGGGTTCAACGATAAATTAGAAGTAATTGACCTTAAAGTTAGCGGTGGAACCACATATATTCGTTTGAAGAAAATCCGTAATCATGATAACATGTATGGCTTTTCCCAGAACGCTTGGTTTAATGCTAAAAATTTTTTTGTAATTGAAGAAGGGTCTACCGTGAACGGTAAGAACGATATTTTTCTTGTATTTGCAATGATTCCAGATGCTGATGGTAGTCATAAAATCAATCTGGAAGCTGGCGCTATGCAGTACACTTCCGAAAAGGAAGCCAAGACAGAAGTTGCCAATCGTCTGGAAATCAATCCAGAAACTGTCTGGGGTATCTTCCCTCTCGCATATCTGGTTAAGGTTGAAAAGCCACCAGTCAAGTTCACAATGGTTTGGAAGCGGTAATGTCTGAAACAGAAAGCGAGTATAAACGATACTACGGTATTATGGACTACTTTGCTACTGGTGAAGGTTTCACACAAATTTTTTATGTCGGTTGGGCCGAGAATGAAGAATCATTCAAAGCTGAAATGATCGAAGATTGTCAAATCGATGAATATTTTCAAATAGGTATTGACATCTTCGACACTATAACCGAAGATACGCCACCATTGATCGTTGATTATTTTCGGCGGCTAAAAAACGGCGCTGGATTTATGAAATTTCATTCTTACGTGAACTATTCTTAACAGGAAATATTTAAAATGTTGATGTCTGTTCTCACGTCGATTGCCATCATTGTCCCGGCAATTGCGCTAATGCTCTTGCCCGCTCTGATTGCGGCATATGGTGAAAAATTTGTGGACATAGTTTGCCTTGTCGTATGGTTGTTCTTCCGGCCTATCACATGGCCAATCGAACAAATTAAAAATATGTTGACAAAGACGGACGAAGCTGCTAAATAGATTGGTAATGCCTCATTAGCTCAGTGGACAGAGCATTTGCCTACGAAGCAATTGGTCGGTGGTTCGAATCCATCATGAGGCTCCAATTCCCTCTTTTTTTGAAACAACCCAATGACCGATGATGTTGACGATCTATTGAACCTGTTCGAAACCATCGTGAACAGTGTTGAATCCAGAGTTGAACATTTTGATTCGGATGACCGGTTTATCGGCACATACCTCCGATACAAGTCTGGTCTAGAGGTTTTCCATCCATACGTTCCGCTGAAAATTTATCGGGGTGACGGCTCTTTTACAGAATCTCTAAGACCGACACGAACGGAAATGTTGATAGGCAGAAGGTTCAAAACTCGATATGACACGGAACATTAAAACACTCACAGACTCCGAAGTGGTTGCAGAGTTGCAATCCGAGTCGGTCCTGAATAAAATTCGCCAAGAATTTTCATTCGGTTACGCCCGTATCGAGCAAGCCTATATGCAAAGAACGAAGCCCGGCATAATCGAAGCCCGCCGCATGGAACTAGAAATCGCTCAAAAAATATTGGATATTTGCGTTGCGCATCTGGGGCAAGAAAACAATTGATGCAGTAGTCGCACGAATTTGCGACTCCTGTGAAAAGAAGGAAGACCGTCAAGAATATCTTGACGAATGGTTGACCTATCAGGATCAGGTTGGGTATTTCGGTAAACACTTCCGAGATATGGATAGCCTGACTCTGGATTTGTGTGAGCAATGCAAATTCGATCTTCTGGGGAAATATATCAAGGTGACAAAACATTTTGATATCCACGACATGGAAGTGATCGATATGAACAGCGAAATTTTCGGATCAGAAGACGACGCATGATTATCACTTTGCATAAGTGTTCGGTTCCCGGCTGGAAAAAGGAATTCCAGACAGAGGCAGAATTGGTCACGGAACTTCGCAAGCACATCTGCGAATCTTGCCTTTTTACTGGTGAACTGAACAAATTTCTTGACGAAAATGGCAACGAAATCGAACTGGAAAATGATGATCCGCCAGTCGATACCGTCTATGAAGGCGTTCGCTACGAATGCCGGGATTTGAGAACTTTGCTTGGAACACCTTGCGGTTTGGAATTCGAAGTGACGCCTATTGACATTTTCGAATAATTAGATTATATAGAACCCAGATAGGAGGCAGAACATGCCGAAGATGGGTTGGGTAGTCTGGTTATTCCTTGCGGTGATGATCATCTATTATCCCGCACAGACTGGTCATGCGTTTCGCCTCTTTTGGCTCGCAATGACGGGGAGTGTGGAGTGATTAAGTTTATCTATGGTTTGACGGCGTTCATTGGTTGTGTGGCTTTGTGTGTCATGGCCATCATCGCTGGTGGTAAACTGATGCTCATGTTCTTGGATGCTATCGACAAACACGGGCCGTTTTTTGGGTTTGCTGTCGCCGCTCTGGTGTTTTGTGCTTGTCTGGGCATTCTCTACATCATCGATCTTCTCGGTTTGACCCCGCCGCTGAAAGAAAAAGAAGAAAAGAAGTAGACTTTTCATCAAAGGTCTGCTAAATAGAACTGATTGGAGAGTTGGTAGAGTCCGGTTTATTGCGTCCGCCTTGAAAGCGGAAGACCGTCACAGGTCCGGGGGTTCGAATCCCTCACTCTCCGCCAAAATTTAGAAATTGGGTCTGTAGCGAATAGGATGAAGAAACCGATTGAATGGGTTTCCTGATACCCCGCAGTGATGGTTGCACCTGTTTACGCTGTATTGAGATTCGTTCGAGACATACAGTATGGCAGTTAAGTACCGGCTACAGACCTAATATTTTTTCACATGTTTACATCCACAGCGACGGTTCACGTCATTCCCAATCCTATAAAAATTAATTCCGAGACGACTTGTTTGATCACCGCTACAGCGGACGAAGAACTTGCCCGGTATTATCGGCATGTCGCCAATCAGGCGCTCCACATCGGATTGTTGAAACCATCTTGGAATGCGCACATCACGATTTCCAAAATTAATCCATTTGTTCCAATGGAATTCGACAAAAAGGAAATCACCTTCCACTACGAAGGATTGATTCGATATTCTGGCGATAACCCAATCCCCAATCCTACCGAAAATTGGGAACGGAAAAAAGGATTGTTTTGGTTCATCGACGTGTACTCCGATGACATTCGAGAAATTCGTAAATCTCTGGGTCTACCGGATTTCGAAAAATTTCATTTAACCATTGGAATCCTTCAAAAATCTGTTGACGTTTCCAGAAAATTCGCATATTATGTCTAAATAAGTGCAACAATAGTGGCAACGCTGGTTTTCAGCGCACCATGCCACTTACTCTGGACATGTGATGTAATGGTTAGCATACCTGCCTGTCGAGCAGTTTGAGCGGGTTCAATTCCCGTCTTGTCCGCCAAAATTATGGAACCCGTGATGATCTTCGATCAAATGAAGTCCGACCTTACCACAGCCCGTAAGGAAAGAGACAACGCAAAAGCTCTCATTCTCTCAACCGCATTGGGCGAAATGTCATCCAAAGCTGTCATGGTGGACGGCCAAAAGGTGATTTCCAATGAACTGGCTTTGTCTACCATCAAAAAATTTATAAAAGGTATTGACGAAAGCCTTGCAATTGTGCCAGATGACACCAAATTGCAGAACGAGAAAGTTGTGCTATCAGCATACCTTCCTCAAATGCTTTCCAATGAAGAATTGACCAAAATCATTCAAGATGCGATTGATGATGGTCATGCCAACATGGGTGGTATCATGGGTGTTCTCAAAAAGAATCACCCGAACCTTTATGACGGCGCAATCGCTTCCAGCATCGCCAAAACCCTTCTGACAAAGGAAACAACATGATCAAGCGTATCTTCCTGATGGCCGCTGCCTCGATGGCACTGGCATTCCCTGCAATGGCCGGTGCACAGACTGTGCATTTGTGCACAGGCTCTGCCGGGTTCCCCTACAACGTCGCTGGCCATATGATTGCCGATGCGTCCAAGGGTTCGCCAAATGTCAACATCGTGGTCGATGAATCGACGGGTTCGGTGGATAATATCCGCCGCACGGTCGAGGTTGACGCAAACGACCCGACTGCCTGTCAGGCTTTCATCGGCCAACCGGATGCCTTGGTATTCGCCAAGCGCAAGAATCCATCCTTGCCGCTCAAACAGATCGGCCAGTTGCACCGTGAATATCTGCAAATTCTGTGCAACAAGGAGTCTGGCGTCACCGACTTGAAGCAGCTTCCGGGCGGCAAGGATGCTGGCGGCGCTTATTCGCTCAATGTCGGCAAGGAAGGTTCCGGCGCATGGGTGATTTGGCAGAACTTCATTCAGGGAAAGCAGAAGTACGCTTCTGTGCCAACCAAGAATGAATCCGACAAGCGGGCGCTGTCTTCCGTTTCCTCTGGTGACACCACATGCATGTTGGTGGCGGCTGGTTTGAACAATTCCACCATGCAGGAAGCCAACGACAACTATTCCGACACACTGGTCATGGCGGAAGCATCGGATTGGAGCTTCAACAACGCTCTGGATATCCGTGGCAAGCCGCTTTACGAATTCGTGGACATTCCTCGCACCTACAAGAATTTGCAGGGGTTCTTCGGCGGCAAGCGTGAGTCGGTATCGTGGCTCGCTGGTGTGTATGTCAATCCGGATCGCATTGACGACAAGGCATATGACGATCTTGTGACCTACGTCAACCGTGCCAAGTCGGGCATCCAAGACAAGTTCGGAAAGTAAGGCCGCTATCGTGTAGTCGTGCCGGGCGGGGAGAAATCCCCGCCTTTCTTTTTGCTTGACATATCGTAGGAATCAATTATATTCGAAATGTAATCAGGGGATTGAGACATGAAGTATCAGATTGGAACGGCGCTCTGGGAAGTCTACACGGATGGTATTCATGCCCGGAACAAAGGGCAGGCCACCAATCCCTATGAAGCCCAGATATTTGCGCAACATCCTTTACCGGCTCTTGATCTTCTGGAAAAGTATCAGGCTTGGCAGGACGGTTGGGACAAGGCCGAAGGCAAGATCGCCAAGGTGTTCGACTGATGGATAAGCAAGCTCGCATCAAGAACGACAAATACAACGAATATGCGGACATTATTCTAGAAGCCGACTTCGAATTCCACAAGTATGGGTATTCAGCCGAATACTATAAGCTTCTGGCTAAGGCCGAAGAAAAATACAAGGAATGGGAAAAGCTTTAATGCTTGATTGGTACACGCTTGTTTCCGGCAATGATCCCAAGCGTTGGGTCAAGGGTACTGAATTGGAGCGTTGTTTTCCGGAGGGGTTCCGACATCGCTTCGCAATCATTTCCGTTCGCATGTACGACAAAGACCGGAATGCAGATGTGTATTACCGGGTACGGGATGTTGAAGCCGCTGGCGATCAGCATTTCAGGGATGGCAAGCCAGCACCAGTTTTTGGGTCATACGAAACGCTCGAAATGGCCCTTGCCGCTATTGAACCACACAGACCACAGGAACCAGTTGATTGAAAAAACAAGAAATTTTATCAAACGCTCTGGCGTTCGCCGTCAAGCATCATTATGGCCAGTTCGACAAAGCTGGCCATGCCTATATTCTTCATCCGTTGAAGGTCATGTACCTTATGAAAACCGATGACGAAGAATTGATGGCAATCGCCGTTCTTCATGATGTGGTGGAGGATTGTTTCCCGAACGACCATGAAGCCGGGTTTGCAGCGCTTCATGCTATCGGTATGACACCACGAATCATCACGGCGGTTCGACTTCTCACCAGAAAAAAAGAAATTCCATATGATGAATATATCGATGGAATTATGGGAAACATCGATGCCATGCGGGCGAAAAAGATCGATCTTCGTCATAATATGGACCTTCGCAGGCTCAAAGGCGTGACCGATAAGGATATGAAACGTATAGAAAAATACGTTAAAACCTACCATAAAATCGATACCGCATTAAAAGCTGTTGACATTCTCTAGATTTCGATTATATTCGTAAATGTAGAGATTGAGAGGAACCGGAAATGGCCGCACAGAAACCGATCCCGCCCGTTGCACTGACCATCCTTCAACAGCTTGGCGGAAACAAGTTCATCGCTATGACGGGTGCCAAGAACTTCATCAGTCTGCCCAATGGGCTGGCGTTCCAGCTTCCCAAGGCCAAGAACGGCATCAACAAGGTCAAGATCACGCTGAACGGACTGGACCTTTACGATGTCGAGTACGGCAAGATGCGGAAGCTCGAATACAAGATCGTTGCCACCGACGACAACATTTATGATGACATGTTGCAAGAGTGCTTCACGGCACAGACCGGATTGGACACGCATCTATGAGCAGGGAACTGTATTTCGAACCGAATGAACCCGCCTATGAGCTTGCTCGGGCGCTCTACATGGTTCGCCATAAGGCGACCGCTAAGAGCTTCGACCGCTATTCGGCTGGACTACGGCAAATGCTTTGTGAAGATGCCAATACGGTCATCAAAACCATGGAAAAGGCGTCCGGTTTTACCGTGATGCATGAATCTGCCATTGACGGAGGTTGAAATGAAGCTTGAAATCGCAGAAATGATTGTCGATCAGCTACAGAACATGGGTATCGAGGCTGAATTGCGGGATGATTATTCCGGTCGTGGCATGTTCGGCAAGATCACCGCTGGCATCGTCACGGACGGCAAAAATGGGCCGATGATCGGGTTTGCACTGGCCTTGGCCATTTCCGATCAATCGGGTGAAGAAGCGCTACACGATTTCGACGCTTCCCGTGAACTTCCCCGGAACATCGACTCCATGGGTCTTTCCACAATTTTCTATTGAGGCGAACATGTGGTTTTTAATTGCAAGCATAATTTTTGCCTTGGGTATGGGTCTGCTAGTCGGTAGCTATGCCACCGTTGGTGCCGCTTGGGGTGCTGCCCTTTTCGTTCTGGGTTTCATACTCCTGATGGGTATCATGCTAGGATATCTAGAAGGAAATTAATTCTTGACTTCCTTCTAGAACTTTGCTAAATATACACAATGCCCGGATAGGCCAATTGGTAGAGTCGTCGGTTTCAAACTCCGAATGTTGGGGGTTCGAGTCCCTCTCCGGGCACCAAAATTTCCTAAATAGATAAGTCTGTTTAGGGAGTTGAACAATGGAAGAAGATACAAAACCTTGGTGGCAGTCCAAAACTATTTGGGGTTCTGTCGTAACTGCAATATCGCTGCTAATGTATTTGCTCGGTTTCGGACAAATGCTTGATGCGGGAAAGATTGATACGATTGTCAATCTCATATTGTTGCTGTTTGGTTCAGGTGGTCTATTGACTTCTGTTGTTGGTAGGTTTATAGCTAACAAGAAGATTGGTTAGCTAGTGTGCGGGTGTGGCGAAACTGGTAGACGCACCGGATTTAGGTTCCGACGCTCTTAGTAGCGTGGAGGTTCGACTCCTCTCACCCGTACCAAATTGTTAAGCAGGAAACGTGGCAGAGTCTGGCTTATTGCACTGCATTGCTATCGCAGCGACCCCGAAAGGGGTCCGGAGGTTCGAATCCTCCCGTTTCCGCCAAAAAGGATTATTATGGTTGAGTACAGTGAAGGCTACAAGCGACAGGCCAAGAAGCGCCTGAAACAGCTTGAACAATCAATGACGCCACACGCACGAATGGTGGCGGAACAACTTTCAGAACATTTTCAACACGCTACCAGTAAGGCCGATACCATGGCAGAGACGTTTACCATAGAACAACGTGCCCGTTTGGCCGTGGACGGCATCATTGATGACTTGACCGACCGCAGAGGACTCAGTGGCGAATGGTACAATATCGATGAAGATATCAGAAACGAAATCATCGAAACGTGGGTTGATATCGTCTGTGCCAACTACAAGAAAGTTTCGGAATGACTGACTCATTTCTGCGATCTATCAGAAATGCCAGACGGCGTGATTATCGTCGGTTAGAGAAAAACAGACGCATTTATGACAAACTTCCTGTAGACCCGGAAACCGACACAAAATATACAGAAGGTAAATTTACCAGAACCTATTATAGAGCCGATGTCACTCGATATGCATATAAATGCATTTACTGTGGAGTAGCATGGAAAGTCTACCAGCAAGAGGTTCATGGATACAAGCCCGGCACCAAAGAACCATGTGATGCACCAGAATTGAGAAAAGCATGGTTTGCTGGCGCTGCACAACGAAAACGTGATAAGGTGAATGCACGTCGCCGTGAACTTTACGCCATGAAGAAAGCGAAAAATGAAATTATACATCCCTGAAATCGGTGATGCAATCCTACTCACCAAAGATTGGAATTTTCCGCTCTATTCCGAACGTCGCAATTCGGATTTTATCGAGGCGATGAAAGGCATATACCCCAATATCGAAAAGGTGTTGGAAGCCAAGTGGGAAAAACATTGGAAGCTTCTCCGAGAATGGCGGGATAATCCGAATTCGGATTACGATACATATCCGAATGATTCGACTGTAAATTTTCCGGTTCAGCTTGTCTCTGGCACTGTCCTGAAAATCGATAGGATTTACATCCGTAAAGGTGCCGACGACTATTCGTCTGTGACCTTTCAGCTAGTATCAAGCCCAAATCTGGCACTCATGCACAAAAAAGATGGCGGAACGCTCCCAAAGGGCTGTAAACGTAGATTCTGGGCAAAGCTGCCCGATGTCAACACAATAGAGTATGAACATGCCTAACAATCCGAACATCAACCGTAATCCAGACGGTTCCTATATGGATAATAAACAAATCCTTGCCGATATGATCGCAAATCGTCTCACTGATGATGTGCGGGAATTGTTGAAAAATAAATTTGCCGCCAAGGAAAGCGATCAAGAAGCGATCAAGGCGACAGGGTTCGACCCAAACGCATTTTCCCGTTGGGAACTGGGTCGCTGGATTCGCAATTCCTATGGTCTGTGGAATGAAGACAATCCCCACACCATGTCACCATGGGTGGACAATGGTTCCACCCCGGACTCCGTGTTTCATCCCGACAATTTTTCTGGTGCAATTATCGATAGGCTAGAAGACCACTTTGCAGAATGAATATTATGCGGGAATAGGGAGTCGAGAGACTCCCGAACCCATCTGTCAGCAATTTACACGCATTGCATCTTTTCTTAGAACAAAAAAATATATTTTACGCTCGGGCGGTGCCGATGGTGCCGATATGGCTTTCGAAAAGGGTGCTGGCGGTTTGAAGGAAATTTGGCTACCATGGCCGGGTTTCAACAATTCCACTGTTCCATTTCTTCCCATTGAAGACGACGCTTATATTCTGGCAAAGCGCCTTCACCCAAATTGGAGAAATTTAAAAGAGGGTGCCAGAAAGCTACATGCTCGAAACTGCCATCAAATCTTAGGAAAAGGCTTGCAAATTCCAGTAAAATTTGTCATATGCTGGACTTCTGACGGCAAGGCTTCTGGTGGAACCGGTCAAGCCATGCGTCTGGCCATGGAAAAAGAAATTCCTATCTACAATCTTTTCAACGATACCGATAGAAAGAATCTATCGGATTTTCTACAGGGACTTTGACATGAAAAAATTTCTGATTGCCGCTGGTGTTCTTGCTGTGCTGTGGGGCGGCGTCAAGGTCTACCGGGTTGTATGGTCTGAAACTCTGGTGAATGTTCATTTCATCAAAGATGGCGAGGAACGCTGTAACACCGAAGGCACTGATTGTCGGTTCCTAGAATACGCATCCGACGAAACCTTTGAAAATGTCGATGAATGGTCGTTCTTGAAGTTCGACACGGGCGACGTGCACAGACAGATTACCAAGGGCACAACCTGTGAAAAGGTCTTGGTTGCCGGGTGGCGTATCCCATTCTTCTCATGGTTCCGTAACATCATTTGGGTAGAAAACTGTAAACAATAAAGGTAATTAAATGCAAAGAACACTTCCAAAAGCCAAGAAATTTCTTTCTGAAATCGATCCCTCCACAATCAAACTCAATGATAAAATCATTGGTGCACATGGAAGACGTGGCAAGATCGCTAATATTCGCACTGCTGATGATGGCGAATACATTTTCGATCTAGAGTGGAACACTCAAATTGAAGATGAAAAGTATTCCAGTCATGTCAGCCAGTGGCGTTGTTCCAAGGTGGAATATCGTGGCAAGTCTTGGGCCGATAAATGACAAACATGACTAGACAGACAATTATCGACTACCTGTCGGTTTTGCTCTGTACTAAGCCAGACAGATGTCATTTTGTAATTTTCGCCGAGACGGTTCGTGAAGGTGCTGATTTCTTTTCTGAAATGGCACAAAAAATTCCGGATTATGTTGGCATAGAGAAAATCGGACTCGGTAGATTCCGAACGAAAAGTAGAGCGACTATTCATTGTTTCAGTGAAGCTCGAAAAGCAAGAGGCAGAGGAATAACCCTAGTTATTATCCTGTCAAGCACTCCCGAAAACGTTCGTATCGATCTTCGAAAAGACTTGGTTCCCTGTAAAATTCCCATAATTGAAGAAATGGAAGTATCAGAATGAGTGTAATTCTACCAAAACATCTGGGAATTACCATCAGTCATAACGATCATAAGATGTATTATGACACGGTAGAACAATTTGTTGGGGAGTTTGATCCCCACGAATGGGCTTCACAAGACGATTATCTGAAAGCCTGTGTTGAGGATGAACTGTGGTCGTTGCAATGCTATCCCAGAACGCCAGTTGGTTTCTACACCATCCATGCTCCAACCTTTACCGATTTGATGAAAATTCTTGTAACCCATTTTAATGACGATCTACAGGAATATGCATGATTGACATTTCCTATTTCTTTTGGTATTTCAGATAATATGAATGAGAACGCCACGAAAGTTATGACGATTCTAGAGGATGCAGGCTTCGAAGCTCGCATCGCTGGTGGTGCTGTTCGTGACTTTCTACTTGGCAAAGACCCAAAAGACATAGACATTGCCACTACGGCAAGGCCGGGACAGACCATTCAGGAGTTTGAAGCTCTTGGATATAACGTCATTCCGACTGGCCTACAACATGGCACGGTTACGGTCATGGTGGGCCGTGAACCATTCGAAATCACGACTCTCCGAATCGACAAGGAAACGAACGGTCGTCACGCCGAAGTCGAATTCCATACTGACTGGGAATTGGATGCAGCCCGGCGTGACTTCACGTTTAATGCCATGTTCATGGACAAGGATGGCACGGTCTATGACTATTTCAACGGTGCGGACGATCTGAAAAATTGCGTTGTGCGGTTTGTCGGCAATGCCCGTGATCGTATCGAGGAAGACTATCTGCGAATCCTTCGCTATTTTCGCTTCCTTGGTCGCATGAAAACAGTGAACTTTGATGCCACCTTCGACGCAAACATGAAGGTGATTCAGGATACTTGCCACGGTCTGGATAAAATTTCCGGCGAACGCATTTGGGCAGAACTGCACAAAATTCTGTCACAGCCAAAGTGCATCACCATTGCTCGCCTTCTGGTAAATTACATCGGGCCGCAACTGGGCATTCCGGTGCCGCATCATCCCATGGTGAAGGATTTCAACCATGAGGAATGGTGGATGCTGAAACTGATTGCACTGTTTGACTACAACGAACATCGTATCCTGAATGCGATGACGAATCGGTTTCGTGCACCATCCTATGAGATAGAGTTTGTCAAGACCTATTTCATGATGAACCATTCGAGAACAACAAATTTCGAAATCCTGTCACACTGCTACAAGAATGATTTCCTGTGCATGTTCGTGATGGACCTTGTTAAACTGAAAAGAACCAAGGATTGGGAAAAGTGGGATAAATTTTTCACTTCCGATTTCCCCGGCAAAACAGCAAGTTGGGAAATTCGTCCTTGGCCAGTCAATGCTAGTGATCTAATGACAGAAGGTTTTAAGCCCGGCCCAGAACTGGGAAAAGAACTTAAGAAAAGACGTTCAGAGTGGATTGACAATCTGATAGCCACTCTGTAGATTCATTCAAATTTTAATTGAGGGTTTAAAAACATGACTTCGCTTTTGTACGGCATTGCTGTCGTATTCGTATTCGTTGCGGGTTGCGGTCTTCTAGGTCCAACACTCGTATCCGCAACTTCTTCCGTATCGGTTGTGGTGGGTTTCCTTGTATTCCCGTTCACGATCTATGCGGTTTATAGGATCATCAAGAAATGGACCACAACCGTTGAAGGCCAGACGGTCATCAACAAATTCAAGGAAACTGCATAAATTATGTTCAGAAAATTTGTAATGTTTGCGGCGCTCTGCCTTATGGCATTTGGTGTGTCCGCATGTGGAAAGGTGCCCGCTGGCAATGTTGGCATCCGTGTCAATCTGCTTGGTGGTTCCAAGGGCGTTGATCATGACGTGCTAGGACCGGGCCGGTATATGATCACGTGGAATCAGGACTTGTTTGTATTCCCGACTTTCACCCAGAACTATAGCTGGACGAAAGCTTCTACAGAGGGTTCGCCAAATGATGAAGAATTGCAATTCCAATCATCGGAAGGCATGACTATTTCTGCCGATGTTGGTATTTCTTATCACATCGAACCCGACAAGGTTTCCTTGGTATTCCAGAAATATCGTCGTGGTGTGGAAGAAATCACGGACATTTATCTTCGCAACATGGTTCGTGATGCTCTGGTTACGGAAAGCTCCACCTTGCGTGTCGATGACGTGTATGGTGAGAAGCGGGCCGACCTGATGAACCGTGTCACGGAAGATGTGAAGAAACAAGTCGAGCCTATCGGAATCATTGTCGAAAAGCTCTACTGGATTGGGCCGCTCCGCTTGCCCGAACAAGTGACCGCCGCCATAAACGCCAAGCTACAGGCTACCCAGATGGCGCAACAGCGTGAAAACGAAGTGGCGACCGCAAGAGCGGAAGCACAAAAGAAAGTCGAGGAAGCCAAGGGCTTTGCAGAATCGACCAGACTACAGGCACAGGCACAGGCAGAAGCCAACAAGGTTCTTGCCCAATCGATTTCACCGGAGCTTATCCAGTACCAGCTTGTTCAGAAGTGGGATGGTATCCTGTCCAAGATCACCAGCGGCAATGGCGGGCTTGGGTTCCTACTCAATACCGGCGACATGCTCAAAGAACAGCCAAAACCGGCACAATAAATTTAAAAACTTAGAATCAAGGGAGCTTCGGCTCCCTTTTTTCTGCTTGACATTCTCTAGATTTCGATTATATTCGATTTGTAATTGGAGTTTGACCGATGACTGGTTTCACTTTTAAGACGTATCGTTGTGAATGGCGGGTATGTTGGATAAATGTGGATCAGTATGGACAGGAAGTGGATGAATACAAATTCGAACCATTTCCGACCAGAGAAGAAGCACTGAACTATAGGGCTTTGGTCGCTCACGAACATCAGTATGTGAAGGAACGTTGGATACCCAACGACGCTACGAACGATTATCAGGAATGTGTTGTTCGTTATAGGGAAGTTCAGGTTCAGGTATAGGAGAAGAAGCATGAAGGACACTCGCACGGAAGCCATGAAGGAAATGCAGCTTCGGCAACTGAACGCTGTGCTGAAACCGCTCGGCTTTTCCCATATCAAGGATTCTGATGCGGAATTCTACCATCCCGTGCATCACGTCGAAATCGACTTTTCAGCAATCGCTCTTGATAAGGCGGTTGAATGGGCCGTCAAAAAGATTTATGACGCTGGTATGGACTACGGGATCACTTCGACTCAACGGGTGATTCGTAACGCACTGGGGATGGATGAATGAATAATCGAAAAATGACTGTCGAGGAAAAATTTACCATCGAAGCCATCATCAATGAAGTCGGTCTGGTGAATTTTATGGAAGGCGTTTCCGATGTCGCCATGTCGAAGGCCGAATCGGTGCAGGCGAATCGAACCGATAGGCTTGTTTCCCGTGCATGGTACAGATGCGGCGTCTATCTGCAAACCGTGGCGAAGTCTCAATTCGTGAAACTTGATGGTTATTGATAGATTTCGCTAGACTTTTTGAACCTTTTCATATATCCTGTCTAAATAATCTCGGCTCCGTAGCTCAGAGGATAGAGCAATAGCCTTCTAAGCTAGAGGTCGCTGGTTCGAATCCAGCCGGGGTCGCCACAGACACAGGGAACACACATGAACTTTACACCACTTGGCAATCGAGTATTGGTCAAGCAAAAGGAAGCCGCCACCAGAACGCCGGGCGGCATTCTTCTACCAGAAAATGCACAGCGCAAGCCTCTTGAAGGCGAAGTTGTAGCGGTTGGGCCGGGCGGAACAAACAAATCAGGCCAGCCAATTTTGATGAATGTCACGGTTGGCGATCAAGTTTTGATTGCTCCAAATTCAGCTACCAAGATTTCTGTTGAAGGAAATGAATATTTTATCTTGACAGAAGATGATATTCTTGGTATTCTCGACTAAATAGATTGATGGGCGATTAGTTCAGCGGTAGAACGCCTCCTTTACACGGAGAATGTCGGTGGTTCGATTCCATCATCGCCTACCAAAATCTTCAACGACATGAATTTATTCATGTCCCTCCCCGGCCACTGTGTCGGGGATTTTCTTTTGTACATCCGGGCCGAGGAATTAGGATGATGGACCCTAAAAAGGCTGTCGAATTAGCCAAAAACAAACGAGTTGTTGATGCCTTCAACAAAGCGGTTAAAGACATACATGCGATGACCCGGCAAGAATTAACGGAACAAATTGACAAAATTTACGCCGAAGTGAATTGGCTTAATGAAAAGTATCGTGGAAAACGCTTGACAGCCGGTCAAGTTCAAAATATACAACGCCTTAAATGGAAAGCCAGTGACCTTATAGAGCTAAGGAAAAATTTGCCCAATGAAACCAGAGTACAAGATAGAGAATTGGGCGATAGTTGACAAAAGAGGTTTTTTCCAGCCACCAGATGCCAAAGGAACCTTGTTTCTCATGGGTAACATCAAGGATCATCCTAACTGTACCAATGGGAAACTTCAACTCACTTCACTTATCGTGAAGATCAATGACGACACAATCGAGACATTAAATTCAATTTATCGTCTTGGTCGGTCGTTTGCTGGCTATAGAAAACGCTTGAACTAAGGAATATATTATGAGCTTCAAGATATCTGACTGGAAGAATGCTTGGGATTGGACCAAGGAAAAGGCTTCTGTAGCTGGCGAGGCCATGAAAGACAAGATCGAGGAATCCAAGATTCTCGACAAAGCGGCTGAACTTGGCGGCAATCTCTACGAGAAGACCAAGGAAGCGGCAGAAGCCGCCAAAGAGAAAGCCAAAGAAACCGGCGAAGCGATCACGACATCAGTTCAGGCACACAAGCCGGACTTGGATGCTTTGACAGAAGCCGGTAAAGAAAAGTTGAAGTCTCTAGCAGACAAAATCAAAAAATAAAAAATTTGTAATGTTAGAATTGGCTAAACTAGGGCCTTTATAGGAATCGGGATTTATAAATAGGACTGTGAAGTTCACCCCCTATTCCTTGAGGACACTATATTGGCCAAGAACCCAAAAGAAATCATCGATGATATCGTTGAAAAATTCGAAGAAATCGAAAAAGAAGTAGTCGAAGATATTGAAAAATTCTTCGCTGACGAAGTTGTTGCGCCAGTTGACGCACCAGCACCAGTAGAAACCCCTGTCGATGCACCAGCACCGGTAGACGCACCAGCGCCAGCACAAGATGCACCGGCACCGGTAGAAACACCGGCAGAGCCTGCACCAACACCTGTGGAAGACGCACCAGCGCCAGCCCCAGAACCTGTAGACCCTACACCAGCGCCAGCCGCTGACCCGGCACCCGTAGCTGATCCTGCACCGGCAGAAACACCAGCGCCAGCCGCTGATCCTGCCCCAGTTGCTGATCCTGCCCCTGTAGTTGCTGACCCGGCTCCGGTAGAAACACCAGCCCCAGTTGATGCACCAGCACCAGCACCAGTTGATGCACCAGCGCCTGTAGCAGACCCTGCCCCAGAAACACCGGCACCGGTCGAAACACCAGTTGTTGACGCACCAGCGCCAGCACCTGAAACACCAGTTGATGCGCCTGCGCCAGTTGATGCGCCGGTAGTTGCGGACCCTGCCCCTGTGGAAGCTCCGGTTGACGCACCAGCACCGGCACCAGTTGACGCCCCTGTAGTTGCTGATCCGGCTCCGGTCGATGCGCCAGCACCTGTGGAAGCGCCAGCGCCTGTAGCTGAACCAACACCAGCACCGGTTGTTCCTGTAACACCTGTGGATTACACACCAGCACACACATCAGAAGTTGTTGATGAAACAACTGTTGATGCATCTGCCGTTCCTTCTGTGGAAGGACACATCGCTGGTGTATTGACACAGTGGGATGGTACTGCTATGGTTCCGGTTGTGAAGATCACTGTTCCTGCCGCAGCACCAGAAGTTTCGGCAAACACAGAAACTTCAACTTTTTCGTAAAAAGTTGTTGACTTTACCAGATATCTGGTATAAATATAAACCATGTAGGGCTTTGAACGGTGTGCCCGCTTGAAACATCGTTCAACCAATTTGGGCGCACACTAGTCATGTGGCGAGACTAACTGGCTGTAAACCAGCGGCTTCGGCTGTGGAGGTTCGACTCCTTCTGCGCCCACCAAAACACGCATTGGCTTTGCGGGATATCAAATGAAGGCCAGTCTAGTCTAAACAACTAGACTTTAAGCTCCCGTAGTTTAGTGGCTAGAACGCTGCCCTTTCAAGGCGGAGAAGACGGATCGATACCGTTCGGGAGTACCAATTTTCACCCTTCACCCTTTCGTTTTACTATTATCAAGGCTTTGATTTTGCAGCATAATCTGAACTATCACGTTTCGGACGATGACTTTTCACACTATGGACTAAAACTTACAGAATTTTCCAAGACCATCAAGCAAGATTTCTTTGTTTCAATGCTTGAATACAATTACGATGGCAAGCAGATTGAAGAAGAAATGAAGATCGCACGGACAATCCGTGATCTTGGCTATAAAACAATCATTGAACATTTCGAAAACAACGCCTTCTACATTGAAGTATATGATACTTCTTTGAGTAAGATGGTTGCTCTGGTATTCGCCCGTATCTCTCGACGGGTAAACTATTCCGGCGACATCTTTGAACCAACCAAAGCCGGATTCTATATCCGCATTTCTGGTGCACAGGCAGAAGTCTCTGCCATTTGCGATGCACTTCGCCAGCCAATCAAAAACAATCCAACTATCAAGTGGTACTTCCTGAACGAAGGCCGAACCGAAACCAAGACTATCGATATCGAACAAAAACATCCTGTCCATGATGCGATGTATCCGTGGATTAACGATGGTGTTCAAGCATATTTCAAGCGCTATCTGGAATCGGAAGCCAATATCCTGATTCTTCTGGGTGAGCCGGGAACTGGAAAGACCACATTCATTCGTGAACTTCTGGTTCGTAACAACCTAGAGGCAATGATCACCTATGAAGAACATCTGATGAATTCCGACAAGCTCTATATCGACTTGATTACGGATGACCAAGATATTCTGATCATGGAAGATGCTGATACAATGCTGCTTTCCCGTGAACAGGCTGGAAACAAAACCATGTCGAAGCTTCTGAACATTTCAGACGGCTTGATGAAAAATACGAAAAAAATTATTTTTACAGCCAATCTGGAATACAACACGCTTAACCAGACCGACCACGCTCTTATCCGCCCCGGTCGCTGCTTTGACGTTCTGGATTTCCGGGCTTTCACGAAAACCGAGGCAGAAGCCGCCGCACAGGCCATGGGTCTGCCAATGCCAGAAATGGATAGATCAGAAACTATTACCCTTGCCAAACTGACAAATCCGAACTATGTAAAACCAGAAACACAAAAAGTTGGTTTTAGATGACAAAAAGATTGCCGCAACCATATCTGTATATTCTTGCTCGAAACGATCTAGAATCGCTTAATCCGGGCAAGCTGGCGGCACAGGCGGCACACGCTGCCAATGCCGCACAGACCTTCATCGCCAATGGTCCCGATTCCAAGCGCTTTACCAAGCTACGGGAACTTTGGGCTGATTGGGCTGGCGACCGTGGTTTCGGCGTCACGATCACACTTGAAGTGCCAGCCTATGTGCTGGAAAAGCTGAATATCGAGCAAGGCGATCATCGCTTCAACTGGGAAGACAGTCGTCCGATTGTCTATGGTGCCATCCTTGATCCTTCCTATCCGGTTAAGGATGGTTCAATCACACATCTTGTTCCACTCGTTACCACAGGCTTTGTATTTGGGGACAAGAACAAGTTTGATGTGACTTCCATCACGGGAACATTCAATCTTTACCCTTGACTTTTCTCCAACCCCATGATTATATGAGAAGAAACTGGATAAGAATGGTGATTGATAATGAAATTTTTTCTCGATACCTGTGAGGGTCTTCTTGTCGGTATAGTGCTGACATTCGCAAGTTATTTCGTCGGCCAAGAATTTGGTTGGTGGGATTTCGCAAAAGCCTATACCGACTCACCACTCTGGCTAGGTGTGGAAGTCATTGGCGTGGTCCTGAACTATGCCTGTGTGTATCTCGTATCGAGACAGAAGAACGCCAATTGGCCGCTCGGCATCGTTGCCGTTGTCTTCCTTGGTGCGCTCGCCTATCATGGCAATCTGAAAGCCTCAATGACCCTGCAATGGGCATACTTTATCCCGGCACAATTCGTGGGTTGGTATAACTGGAAATTTGGTGGCGAAGGCAGAACCGATCTTCCAGTTTCACGAACGCTTGAACCATTCGAATATATCATGATGGCCATTGTTGGTGTTGTATCGTGGTATATCATCGTTCAGGTGTACAATTACTTCCAATCCTCCTACACAACGTTCGATGTCGGCATTCTGATGCTGTCAATCATTGCACAGTATCTATGTAACCAGAAAAAGCCTATCAGTTGGGTATTCTGGGCCGCTGTGAACGTGATTTCGGTCTATGTGTACTACAAGTCAGGCTTCTTCCTATGGGCCGCACAGTACGCCTTGTTCCTGTGTAACGTGGTCTATGGTTATACCCTCTGGTATCTCGATAGACAGCGGAAAGCTGAACCCATTCATTACGGACGGTAATTGTGGATTATTATAGAACTGGTTTTACGCTAGGAAAGTTTTTGCCCCTGCATAAGGGGCATGAACTTCTGCTTAAAGTTGCCGCCAAAAACTGCGATGAATTGATTGTGCTGATTGGCACAACGCCAGATGATCCGTTCTCTTTCGAACAAAGAAAAGAATGGGTTGAAAAGGCAATTGGCGAACAGGAAGAATTTTGTACCCTGTTCATTTTACCACAGCCGGAATTGGACAAACACGCCGACAAGGATGAAAACGGTACAATCACGGATGAATCATATTGGCAGGCTTGGCTTGCCTCCACTCGTGAAATTTTGACCAATGAATTTGGGCCATCAACGCTCGAAAAAATCGATATTGTGTTCACATCCGATCTTTACGGTGAACGTATCGCCAAAGAGCTTCACGCACGTTGGGTTCCGGTTGATCCGGACAGGGAAATGAAGTCGATTTCGGGCACGATGGTCCGAAATAATTTTTATTCCATGTTCAAATCTCTGCCCGAATACACCAAGCACGACTTGGTGCAGACGGTGGCGATTGTCGGGCCGGAATCCTGTGGCAAGTCCACCATGATCAAGAAGCTGTCCAAGCTCTATGACACACTCCCCGAATACGGTCGCATCCTGTCTGTGAATCGCAAGAACGAACTGGACCGGGAAGACTTCCGGATTATCCAGCGCACACAGCAATTCCTGATTGACCAGACGAAGGAAAACGCAAATTTTCCAATCATCGTCTCGGACACGGAAGCGCTGATTACTGCCATGTATGCCGATATCTGGTTTCCGGGTGAAGATAATTCGGAATTCTATGATGTTGCAAAAGAACAACATATCGACAAATACATTGTTCTAGCCCCATCTGTACCATGGATTCAGGATGGATTTCGTGTTATGGAAGTGGAAGAAACTCGCTGGCAATTCTATGACAAGCTTGTCGGCAAGTTAAAGGAATACGGCAAGAACTTCGAATGCATCCTAAATGCGGATTTTGATGTTCGTCAAACACAGGCAGAGCGTATAATTCAGAACATGATCCCGACGCCTAAATACTAGATGATCGTATGGCTACCGGGAGCATATTCGGCACGTGATTCGTTCAATTTTTTCAGAAGCTCCCGTGATTGGGGAGCGGAAGTAATAATAGAATATGATGCAAATGGTGATTTGGTAAAAATTACCGAAGAAATCAAGAGCCGAATACAGAGAAGAACGAAAGAGCCGGTTAATATAATCGGCCACTCGCTTGGCGGGGTGATAGCCGTCGCTCTGTCCAATATTGGTCTGCCAACCAACAAAATAGTCACCATGTCTTCCCCGTTCGGCGGGCTTGGACCATGGTGGCCGCCAAAGACTTTAGGCGCTGAAATCAGAACACTGAATCGGCTGACAAAGACCATCAGTGTAGAACATCAGTGCTACATTTCAACGGGCGGAAACAATCCGTGGCTGTTGATACAAAACGATGGAATAATATCTGTAACCAGTCAGAAAGCCATCGAAAAAGCCAACTATATAGAAGTACCCTCAAATCATTTTGAAATATTAATGAACAGAGACGTTGTAACAAGTGTAAGGAAATTTTTGGAAATCTAGTGGGTTCGAGTCATCCAGCGTACATTCTCCGGACGTATGACAAATTAGTAAAGCCTGAAATTCGAGCAGTTCTACAACATACTGATTTTTTATTCGATCCTATTATCAACTATCAAGTTAAAACCAAAGAACAATTTTTATCTTGGCTCCGTTTCAAGAGCGAAGAAGAATATATTCAATGCATTGCTTCAATGGAAATTAACGAACGTAAGCGTAGTCTTAGAAAAAAGTAATTGTGTCAAAATTTGAATCTCGTATTATGGCGGTGGAGTCATCTACCGACCACCCTAACGCCGACCGTCTGTCAATCGTCAAGCTCAAAGGATACGACTACAAGATTGTATCCGCCAAACTTGAAGACGGCTCGCATCGCTACAAAAAGAACGACTGGGTAATCTATGTTCAGTCCGACTCTATCGTTCCGGAATATCTTCTAAGACAAGGTTTCTGGGATGATAACAAGGGCATGGGCATTCTTTCTGGTAAACATGGCGATAGAGTGAAGCCAATCAAATTGCGTGGCATCACTTCCGAAGGCATCATGTTTGGTCACCCGACCATTCGGAATGTTGATTATTTCGAAATGGATTGCATCGTCCAGAATGAGACGGACACCGATTGTTTCTGTCTGGGTGATGATGTCTCGGAATTCCTTGGTATCACGAAATATGAACCGGTTCTTCCGGCCAACATGGCTGGCGATCTTCTGTACATCGGACAGGACAAGATTGGTCACTACGATATCGAGAATGCCAAAAAATTTCCGGGTGTGTTGAATGGCACAGGCCGTTCCATTTTTCTGACAGAAAAGCTGCATGGCACGTTTTGCGGCATCGGGTTCGTTCAGGGTTTCAAACATCCGGAACTATTCACGCTACCGGATTTTGATGGTTCATTCATCGTATTTTCCAAAGGTCTGGGTGCCAAGGGATTGGTGTTCAAACATAACCAAGGCAACATCAGGAACAATCTCTATGTTCGCACGGTCATGGAAAACAAGCTATTTGAAAAGCTGGCGTATCTGATTACCGAAATTTCCATGTACTCCGAAAACATAGAGCGTGAGAAAAAATATTATGTTTTCGGTGAAATTTTCGGCAAGGGCGTTCAGGATTTGCATTACGGTCTGGAAAAGCCGGAATTCCGTGCCTTTGACGTGAAATTCGGTGGCGAATATGTGTTCGCCCTAGGCAAATATGAATTTTTAGAGAATGCCAATTTCCAGACGGTGCCCGTCATAGCCGTGGTGGAAAAAGAAGACGAAATCCTGCCCTACATTGATGGCCGCACCAGTTTGGGTGAAGGTTCGAACATCCGTGAAGGTCTGGTAGCGACTCCCTCGCATGAGGGAAGTCATCCTGAACTGGGTCGTATCATTCTAAAATACGTATCCGAAGATTATCTGAATAGAAAAGGCGAGACTACCGAATACCAATGAGTAACATTCAATCAAATTGGTTTACAGACAACCTTCCAATGGACATTGCAGAACGTCACGATGGAAAGTTCAATGTTTGGAGCATGACAGCCGTCAAGATCGATGAAGAAATCGATTTGAAGTGGCAAGTAGTTGGTGTATTCCACACCAAAGAAGAAGCAGAGGAATTTGTATCAAATGCTTGATCCTATTATCGCATATTTTAAATCACTTTCAAAGGATAAGAGATATCTTGTTTTGAATAGTGTTATCCTAGCCGGTATTTTCCTGCTTGGGTCACTTCCATTCGTGACAACTGTCCTATGCGTTATTGGCGCAATCCTTAACCTTTACGCAGCGTTTATTGATAAAACAGAATGAAATACCCTTCCATCATAACTGTTGATGATGTGGTGTATTCTGTGAACCATGTACACAAATCCAAGGATTCGGTGACATGGCATCCGGCCAGATGTGAAGGATATCCATCACTTCGATACCGGATCAAGGCCGCATGGTTGGTCTTTACAGGCCGGGCCGATGCATTAATTTGGCCCGGCGATCAATAAAGTTCTTGACAAGAAACCTAAAATGATCTAAATATGTATAAATAAGCTTTGTAAGCGGGTATAGCTCAAAGGTAGAGCCACTGCCTTCCAAGCAGAAGATGACCGGTTCGATGTCCGGCTACCCGCTCCAAAGCTTAAGCGTGTATGGTGTTAACGGTAGCACATTACCTTGCCATGGTAAAAGTACGGGTTCGAATCCCGTTTCCCGCTCCAAAGTTTAGATTTCTATCGTTCGGTCCCTCCGATTACTAAGAAACTGGGATAGAGCGATAGAAAGAGTCCAATCGGGATGGTCTAAGAGAATTCCAACCGAAAGGCTCACAAATTCACTGATAGAGAGGATAGTTCGCTGTCCTCTTTTGTTTTATGGAGCTTTGTTATGAACATCGATTCGAAACAATTGCAGGATATTTTCGACCAACATCGCCTGAAAGTCGAAAATCTTATGAAGAATGAAACCACGATGGATTTTTGTGGGTTCGAAATCGAGGTTGATAAGGACACACTGGTCAATTTCAAGGAATGGGTCAAGCGTGTTTCCCTGCCTGATGAAGAATTGGGCGCTATTGGTGGTGAATTCACCTACTGCATCACGCCGACTTCGCTTGGCAACGTGTATATCGTCAAACATACCCGTGGTGAGGAATTCAATCTCACCAATTACGGTCTATGGTAATTCGCTAATATTCTAATAATTCCAAGCCCCTATTGACTTTCCGTAGGAATCACTTATATGTGAGTGGTAACTTAGGCAACGCACAAGGGGTGCTTTGGATGAAAAATCTATATCTAGCGCTAAGGGCCAGTGCATCTGTGCTGATCCTTCTTTCGAACGGCTATGGGGTCGCTCATGCGGCACCATTCCGACATTGTGAATACAATACCACACAATCAACAATCTGGACCCAATGCGGCGCTAACAACACGCATTCTGTTTCCGATCATTCCGGTGGCAACACTGGTGGTGGCGGTGGAAACACTGGTGGTGGCGGTGGAAACACTGGTGGTGGCGGTGGAAACACTGGCGGCGGTGGCGGAAGCTCTGGTGGAGGCGACTCTGGCGGTGGTGACGGCGGTGGTGGTTCCGATGGCGGCGGCGATGGCTCTGGTGGTGATGGTGGTGGCTCCGGTGGAGATACCGGCCACAACAATGGTGGTGGCTCCGGTGGAGATACCGGCCACAACAACAATGGTTATGGCAATGGTGATCAGAATGCGCCGGGCCATTCGGAAGATCACAACAACGCTGAAAACGCTGGTGGAAACCACGATGGCGCTCCCGGCCCATCGCACGGTGGCAACGCTGGTGGCAACGCTGGCGGCAACGGACACGGCAAGAACTAAGCCGTTCCTATAACAAAAAGGCCGGGCGATAAAAAGTTCGGCCTTTTTGTTTTTTCTGTTGACATTATATCTAGTTAGTGTATAAATAGTATCACTGTCGCCGGTTTAGCTCAGACGGTAGAGCGCCTGTTTTGTAATCAGGATGTCGTGGGTTCGATTCCTGCAACCGGCACCAAAGTTACTGTCACCTAGTTTAGTGGTGAGCTACTGTGTTTGATGCTGATAACACGCCTGCCGCCTTGGTGTAGTTGGTCTGCACATCTGTTTGAAGCACAGAAGGTTCATCGGTTCGATCCCGTGGGGCGGCACCAAAGTTTAGGAAGCGTGGCAGAGTCTGGTTTATTGTACCTGTCTCGAAAACAGGCGAACCCTCAAAAGTTCCGTTGGTTCAAATCCAACCGCTTCCGCCAAAACCTTTGCGAGGGTGGTGAAATTGGTAGCCACGCCAGCCGGGATGCTGGTGCGACCTTTAAAAGGCTTCTAGCTAGAGCCGGTCGTTTGTAGGTTCAAGTCCTACCCCTCGCACCATTCCTTAACCTTTCTAAAAATTTCCCCTTGAATTCCAATCAGATAATACCTATAGATACATTAGGTAACAGGCAGGATAACCATGGATACAGACGCTCTGCTATATCGTATCGAACAACTAGAAAACCAAGTCGAGAATCTTCGTGAACAACTCATGAAAGAATATGAGGTTGAAGATATCGTTCTCAAAATCCTTATATACAAAGGATTGATCAAAGGCACAAACACTTTAGGTGAAGACTAGTGAGAATATATGTTGACTCCGATGGAGTCGTAGCGGATTTCAATAAGCGGTGGTTCTGGGTTTTTGATAAAGACCCACACACCATGCGGGAACAGCTAGGCAAAGAAAAGCTGTGGGAGAAGGTTCGCCAAGTCGATCCTTATTTCTTCGAACGCTTGGAACTGATGCCTGATGCGCTGGACCTGATAGATGGTCTGAAAGCCAACGGATATGATCCGGCTATCCTAACCGGCTCCCCTGTCCACTGGGCTGATATCCAGAAATGGAAATGGGGTCATCTGTGGATACCTTCTGTGCCGATGGTAGTCACCAAGGCCAAGGAAAAGCATCTGTATTGCTTACCGGGTGATGTTCTGATCGATGACAGAACCAAATATCAAAAATTGTGGGAAGATGCAGGCGGTATCTTCATTGTTCACACCAGCGCCAAATCCAGTCTTGAACAATTGAAGAAAATTAAGCCCTTGACTTCTTATTAAATATCCGCCATATTGACGGAAGGACAACGAAAAAGTGCCTCAAATAGTTGTCTAGAGGGTTCGACACATGTCCATGTCTCTCATGGCACTACATAGAGTCGTGGGTGATTTATCGTTCCTCGAAAGAACCTTCTTGTACATGCCAGTACAAGAAGTGGAAGGCGGAAAGTACGGCGATAGGATGGCATTCTGATTCGCTAGAAATCCGCCTTCCATCTATTTTGGATAAAGTCATGTCAAAGCTGTTAACAAGGGATGAATTCCGTGAAGGCGTTTTTGCGAGGGACCGTCATGCATGTGTCGTGTGTGGTGGTGTTGGTCAAGACGCACATCACATCCTAGAGCGAAGGCTTTTCGCTGATGGCGGTTATTACCTTGACAATGGCGCTACCGTTTGCGGTGTTCACCATATCGAGTGCGAGAAGACCCTTATATCGGTAGAGCAAATTCGTGAATATGCCGGTATCACCAAACCGGTCCTGCCCGAACATTTCTATTCCGATGTCGTGTACACCAAATGGGGTGATATAGTCCTAGAGAACGGACAGCGACTCCGTGGCGAATTGTTCAGCGACGAATCAGTTCAAAAAATTTTGCGGGAAGGTGGTGTTCTCGACCTATACACCAACCGCATGAAATATCCGAGAACCTACCATCTGCCGTTTTCGCCCGGCATGAATGATGATGACCGCATGATTTCTTCGATGCAGATTTTCGAGGGAAATCAAGTGGTTATCACTGAAAAGATGGACGGCGAAAACACAACGATCTATTCGGATGGTTATCTACACGCCCGTTCCATCGATGGCCGCAATCATTGGTCACGGGATTGGGCGAAAAATTTTGCACAGAATTTTGCATATGACTTGCCGGAAGACTGGCGGGTTTGTGGTGAAAATTTGTTTGCCAAACACTCGATAGCCTATGGAAATCTTCCTTCTTTTTTCCTTGGTTTTTCGGTCTGGAATGGTCTGGAATGCTTGTCGTGGGACGACACGATAGAGTGGTTCAACTTACTCGGAATCAAATCAGTGCCTGTCCTGTATGAGGGAATTTATGACGAACGAGTCGTCCAAGACATCATTAAAAATATGGACACAGAACGAGTTGAAGGATTCGTTATGCGAAACCGGAGGAATTTCGGTTGGCGAGATTTTCGTAATAATGTCGGGAAGTATGTGCGGGCGGACCATGTTCGAACTGCTACCCATTGGTTCCACGGAAACGCCGACGAAACCAACACCATGGCTGACGCATGAAGATTGATAGTTTTTCCGGCGAATATCGCTGGCTATCCAATTTCTGGTATTCGCCCGTACCAGATGGTGAAGTCATCTGGCCAACGGTGGAGCATGGCTACCAGTTCTATAAACTGCCAAATGCCGAAGTCACGCTGCATCTAGTCAAATACATGACGGTGAAGACGTTCAAAAGGGGCGATGTTCCGTTTCTACACGCTAAACCATCAGAGGTTAAAGCGTGGGGCCAGACGATTGAGCTTCGTCGAAACTGGGACATAATCAGAGACCCTGTTATGGCACGTCTCACAAAGATAAAATACAAAGCTCCCGATATGCGGGAAAAGCTTCTGGCAACCGACGATGCCGAATTGATTGAAGGCAACACATGGGGCGACACCTATTGGGGAGTCTGCAATGGTGTTGGCAAGAATAAACTCGGAAAAATTATAATGGCAGAACGCCATGAAATTAGGATGTTCGCATGACTGAAAAAGAGTCTGATTTAGTTAAATTGACACAAAGCGCATATGACAAAGGTGTTGCCGATGAACGCAAGCGATGTTTCGATATCGCCACTGATCGAGTCGAAACATGCTATAGAGCGGGGAAAATTTTCCCTAACACTGACTATGAAAAAGAATGCGCACAAGCCGCAGTGGAAGCCCTTTTGATTTCACAGCGGATTGATGAGGAAGCATGGAAGGAAAGATGGAAAAGTGATGAGAATTATTTTTTGTGACGTTGACGGGGTGCTTATCCCCGGATCGATGTTTTTTGTAGACCGTAACGCCGCCTTCAAGCGTGTTTTCTCACCATCGGCTCTGGCCATCTTGGCAAATCTCGCCAAGAAGACGGGTTCCAAGGTGGTGATGAATACCAGCCACAATTATTTGGAAGACGAAGGCTACCCACATTTTCCGGCTTCCAGCCTTCGTTCAGCCATGATCAATTCTGGGTTTCCAGAGGAACTGTTCCACAAAAACTGGCGCACCACATATGGCAAGGTGGACTGGGGAAACCGGTATGATGCCATCAATGAGTGGATTGCCGGGAACCTTGCTCGGGATGAAGAATGCGACTGGATTTGTTTTGACGATTTCGCCTTCACATTCAGCAATGAACGTTTGATTCTGACGAAATATGACGATGGTTTGACTATCAAAGAATATTTTAAAGCTCTAGATATCTTCAATATCAAACATAATAACATAATTGATCTAGATGTATAAAAGTATAGTGCAAAAATACAACTTGACATAAGTATCTATATGATCTACTCTTGCTTCCACTAAAAGCAGGAGTTTTTCTAAATGCGTCGTTTTATTCGGTGTTCTAACCAGATTCAGTGCCACAATTGCGGTAAGTTCATGCGGCCATCTTCAAAAACGTCGAATAGTTTTATCCCGGCTTCTTTATATTCCCATGAAGAAGACCTTCACCATTGCATCCGCTGTACAATGATCGTGGGTGCACCCATTTCAATGCAATCTTTTTATCCAAGGTATTAAATGAAAATTTATTTTCGTGATCGCAATCAGGCATTGGTTGATAGAGCGGCAACAAACGAAGATTTCCTTAAAGCCGAAGTTGATATAGGGATCGGTTCTCCCTTGGATACGCCGGTTGATGCCGTTGTTAGCCCGGCCAACAGCTTCGGCTTCATGGATGGTGGTATTGATTATCACTTTGCCGAAAACATGCCAAACATCCAAAACATTGTACAGGACGGAATCGCAGCATGTACGGAATTCAATGAATTGCTGGTGGGGAATGCATTGGTCGTGGAATCAACCCACAAAACAATTCCCTATCTAGTTGTAGCACCAACCATGCGTGTTCCAATGCGTTTGCCGGATGCCTCTAATGTCTATCTAGCGACACGTGCCGCAATCCGTGAGGCTGTGTGGCAAGGTATCGTTTCAATCTGTTTCTCGGGAATGGGAACTGGTGTTGGTGGCATTTCACCTGAAAACTCTATCCGTGCCATGGGTAGAGGAATTACCGATGGTTTGAGCGCCAACAACAAATTTAAATCGTGGCGCACTGCCAATCTTGATCATTGGGATATCATTGGCAAGAGTAGTCCACTTCATTCCGCTATTGAACAAATTAAAAATAGAACATAGGAGCTATGCACAAATGTAGTTTGACTCATGTTGCAGTGCAGTGTAAATATAGTGCATCGCAACACTAAGAGATAAACAACTACATGATTAACAGAATCAAGAATTACCTGAAATATCGCAGCATTTACAGACAAACAGTTAACGAATTAAGCGGCCTTTCGAACAAGGAACTATCAGACATCGGAATTTCACGCTCTGATATCTATCGAATAGCCAGAGAATCATTGAGGAATAATTGACAGATACCGCTACAGAAACCAGCCAGACCGTAGCTGCTGGCCAGCTTAAGGCGCTCATCGAACGTATCGAGCGCTTGGAAGAAGAAAAGACTACGATTGCAGAGGACATTAAGGACGTTTACGCCGAGGCCAAGGGAACCGGGTTTGACACCAAGGCCATTCGAACGATCATTCGTCTGCGCAAGAAAGATCAGGCTGAACGCCAAGAGGAAGAAAGCATCCTCGACCTTTATAAGGCGGCAATCGGAATGGCCTAAGTCGAAAGACGTAGGTAAAGGGGCCTAGTGCCCCTTTTTCTTTTACTATTGACATTTCAATAAGTTAGCCTATATGATCTATATGGAAAGGGGTATGGTTCGGGAACCGGAGCTAGGACATGAACATGATGGTAAGAGAGTTGACTTGGGAACATACGCTAGCCATTTTGCCGGAAGTGCAAAAGGCAGAAGCAGAGTATTGGGCCATGGTCAGTGACGTAACTGATAATGATCGGTACGCTGCCATCACATCAGATTTTAATGCGCTCTTGGACAAGGCCATTGAAGCGCTCTGGCAAGACACCAACGACAGAAACTCACTATCGACATTGCAACAAGTATTCCGGGCCAGAGGTAAATTCGACACTCATTTTGGTATTCAGCCGACCAAAGCTATCCTACATTTTATGCGATATAAACAGAGCGATAATGACCCAACCGTTTTCGTACCGGAAAAGCCTGCTAGCGAATAAAGCCAGAGTTGCCCAGTTAAGAGCCGAGGGTGACAAGAAACAGGCTCGAAAGCACAAGCGTAAGAGAAGGCTATACCTTCAACAGAGAGGCTTATGTTGCTTCTGTAAACGCAAAATGTTTCTTGATTCCGCACATTGCATCAGTGGATTGCTGGCAACAAGGGAACATGTTGTTCCTAAATCCCATGGCGGGAAAGACATTCTCGACAATTTGAAAATCTCTTGTGCCCGATGCAACAACAAGCGGGGTTCCAAGGAATTCGAATTGTTTCATGAAATCGTCAAAAATCATCTAAATTCCAAGTTTGGCATTCTCGCTAAAACCGGAACTTGCCACGAAAAGCGTGGTCGCAGATATTGGAATATGATGGCAGAGGCTTACTGGGTGCTTGACGGCGGGGAACATAAAAATCTGAAAACCGGCAAAACCAGCAAGAGTGCCAAAAAGCACAAGGCAAACTACAATCTATATGCTTTCACATCGGCCATGAACGCCATGGATGAAACACGTGCTAGAATGGGCTTGACATTATCTAATAGCTAGCATATGTAGAGAATGTGGTTCTGGAAATGAAAGGTTTTCCCGTGCTTGATCATGTTCTTGAAAGTTTGAAGTCCGATGCAGCGGCTTCGATGGCGCAGTATCCCCAGTATGCGGGCAAGTTCAATGATTATGTGCTGGTGAAGATCAAGAAGGATGTTAAGACCAAGATGGGATTGGCGTTCAGCAAGAACGAAGTGACCATCGCTGAAAAGCATCCCTATGCGGAACTTCCGGATTGCATTTCGGTTTGGTCGTTCAAGAACAAGACTAGCACGGTCATCAAGGCCAAGCTGGTGGAGTATTACTGATGTTAGTCACTCGCAAATCCATGATTTCCGGCAAGGTCCACACCATGTTCCTGCCGATCACGCTAATGCAGATTGCTGCATACAATTCTGGCGTTCTGCTACAGAATGCCTTCCCGAATCTGTCTAATGCAGAACGAGAATTCTACAAATCTGGCATCACACCAGAGGAATGGGATGCCACCTTCAAGGATGACGAAGAATGACCGAGGAACAGATTAGGAATCGGTACGTTCGTGGCTGGATAAGCCTTGAAGAATTTCGGGCAGAAATGGTCAAATTTTATGATCGTGAAGACGCCAAAGACGCCGAGGCTCGCAAGGAAAAGCAAAATGACAGAAGTTCTTGATCCTGTCGAGTACGGCACGTATCTTGAAGAAAATCGAGATATGCAAGTGGCAGTCGGCAAGAAATGGAAGAACTGCCATTTTCCAAGTCTGGACCTTCTGAAAAACTGGACCGGCCATGGCTATCTGGTCTGGGAAAACGAAGGAAAATTCGACGCCAAAGGAAATTTTCAGTTTTTTGAAAATTTTTCCGGTTATGAACCGCTTCTGGTCGATTTGAACAGTGCCCGACTGATCGTTCAGATTGTGGAGTCCACTCAGGCTGGTTCGGAAGTGTTCGAAACCAAGGCCAAGCAACAGCGATCTTCATTCGTTCGGCTGGCCAATTTTTGCTGGAAGTTTGCTTCTTTCCGTTGACAAGGCTCAAACTGTCGGATAGAAAAATAGCCGTGTGACTTTGGTCCGTCACACGGCTTCTGTGACTTTCTGGCCCGGTTCCCTCTGAACCGGGTCTTTTTTTGTTTGTACTAGGCCGAAGCTTCCTTGTTCTGTTCGTTCCATTCCTTATTCCAGCGGTTGTACCAGCGCCATGCGCCGCCGCCAGAAATGCCGATCATCTTCGCTGCCACGGTAGCCGGGACTCCAGCCATCCAATAATTGCTCAATGCAGCCCGCCCGGCTTCCGTCAACCACCCGTTTTCGTTGGTGAGTTTCAGAGTCGGACCGATGATCTGGTTCATCGTGTTCAACGCCGTTTCGGCCTTCTTCTTCACATCAGCCATCGCCATCATGGCAATCGCAAAGTCGGCCATTGCTGCCGCCAACGTGGCGTCATTCATCTTAGCAGTCATGTTAACTCCTTGAAAACACACGACCCTTTGTCGTGGTGGCGGTGTTGATACCCCCTTCAACACTTGTGGTCAACCCCGTCAACACAACTTTTTTTCGAAAAAAATCAAATGATTTCATTTTCGTGCTTGACAAATAAAATAATTCGATTATCTAAGAGGCATTAAGTCTCTGAAACGAAAGGGAAATCGCATGGCACACAACGTTGAAACGATGGCTTATGCAGGCGAAACGCCGTGGCATGGCTTGGGCAGGCCGGTATCAAATGATTTGACGCCGGATCAGATGCTGAAAGCGGCTGGTCTGGATTGGACCGTTTCAAAGCATCCGCTCTATCTCAAACAGGATGAAGACGGCTTCGATCTTCGAAAGACGACCTACACCGCTCTGTTGCGGGATTCCGACAATTCCATCCTGACGTTCGTGCCCGACGACTGGCAGCCTTTGCAGAACAAGGATGCATTCCAGTTCTTCTGTGAATTTGTCGAAGCGGGCGAAATGGAAATGCACACCGCAGGCTCTTTGCAGAATGGCAAGCGGGTATGGGCACTGGCCAAGACCAAGGAAAAGTTCCGGCTCCGTTTCAAGGGCAAAGGCGAGGATGTGATCGAAAACTATCTTCTGCTTCACAACCCGCATGACTATGGCTGGTCAATCGGTGTGGACCAAACGGCGGTTCGTGTGGTGTGCAACAACACGCTCACCATGGCCTTGCAGAAGGCATCGGCCCGCATGGTGAAGGTTTCGCACTCTACCAAGTTCGATCCGGAAGTGGTGAAGGAAGCCATGTTCGCCGCTCACGAAAACATGGTCGAGTATCGGGAACGGGCTGAATTTCTGGTGACCAAGAAATACAAAAAGGATTTGGTCAAGGAATACTTCGGTCAGCTTTTCCCATCGGTTGCCAAGGTCGAGGAAGGCGAGGAAAAGAAACAGCATCGAAATGCCGTGCTGGCTTACGAAACGCTGGAAACACAGCCGGGCGCTGAACTGGGTGAAGGATCATGGTGGCAGGCTTACAATGCCGTTACCTTCCTGACTGACCACAGGCTTGGCAGGACGCCGGAAACCCGCCTGAACAAGGCTTGGTTCGGCACTGGCAAGACTCTCAAGATCAAGGCCATGAACCTTGCTCTGGAATATGCCGAAAAGGCTTAAAAATTAACGAATTGGCCGGGTTCACTCCCGGCCTTTTTCTATTGACATACCGAATTTATTGATTATATTCGGAAATTGTAAATACCAACCTTCCAGACACCGGAGAACATGAGAACATGGCAACAGCTACCAAGCCAAAGGCAGAAAAAACCATCAATCGTCTGACGATGCGTGAACGCCACAAGTTGGCAAATCGTCTCGAATCGGTGATGAACATCAATGCGGAAAACCACACGGCGGACTACAAAGCCGGATGGAATGACGCCAAGATCGCCGCCGAATTCAAGATGAACGAAGGTACGGTGGCATACAATCGCCGCCAGATTTTCGGCAACTATTCTACCAAGGTGAAGGCTCCCAAACTGACACAGGAAGCGTATCAGGCGTTGATGCAGCGGCTGGACGATGCCTTTGGGCGTATCGGAACGCTGGAAACCAGCATGGCCAAGATGACGGCAGATATGCAGATGATGCAGGATGCCGCCACCAAGCCTGTGCAGCGTCCGGAAGCCGTTCGCAAGATCGGCTGATTTCGCTGAACCATTGGGGTTCTGGCGAAAGTTGGAACCCCAAAATTTTCGAGGGGAAAATGCTGTATATTTTGTCAATTTCTCACTATCGCTCTGCTATTGGTGGTGAACACTACTACGGAAATATTAGAATTTGTAATGGTCAAGGCAGGAATGGCTTTGGTGAACAACGTGAATTGCGCCGAGAGATTGATGCTGTAGAAGCGGAATACTTGTCCCAAAAAGACGGCGTTGGTGATTACCCATGGGAAGCTGGCGACACGACGATTCGTTTCAACACAACGGATGATGTGGAAAAAGCCGCTATCAAATTTTTCGAAGAAAATTCCAGCGATCACGATACCGACATATTGATTCGTTGGGATCATCCAAGTTGGCGATTTCGAGAAGATAACGGCGATAAACATCTTGCCGGTATGCCGTCTTTCGATTGGAATAGGCCGACACACGAAATCGATCTTGAGTTTAGGAAAATGCAGTCATGAGTGCCGACAAACAAAAATCTCTTGCCAGACGCATACAAATTTTACGTGGTGCGGTGGGATGTTATTCGCATTATGTAGAACAATATGTAACTATTGAGGCTCTTGCTCGCATTAAGCCTTTGTCTGGTGGTGTTTATTTCCATTGTGAAGGCGGTATGTCGATGGATGATCCAGACATTCAGCGCCTTCTAGAGGATGGCCATTTGGGTCCAATAAGGCAAAGGACTCCATCGAAAAAGTTCATCGGCAAATTTTTGGAATTTTTTCGATGGAAAGATTGGGATGGCTCCCTCAACAAAAATGGCAGTTCCATCAATGGTCACGCACCACGCACATATCGTCCAGTCACGGAAGCCGGTATTCAGTTTCTGAAAGCCAATGATCATAAAATTCCTTACTACAAACGGTGGGGTACTAAACTATGAGTGTTAGAGTAGCCAACATCACTGATGAAATGACCAAAGATGACAGGATTTTGGAATTGCTGATTTGTATGCGCAGCAATCTCAATGAACTGGATAAGGTCATAGACAGAACCGACACATTGTCGGTGAAGCTCAAACTTGCCTTGAAATTGCAATTGGAAGCACAGGTTTCCAGAGCTATCCTGTATGCATCGACATGAAATTATATGATCGCCCCAGATACGCCTTTGATGAAGAACAATTGTTCTATCATTTCAGTTCCGAGAAAGAACGGAAACTTCTGGAAACCAAGACGTTTCCATGGTGGAAGCCGGTCTTCAATGAACAGCAGAAGCTTTGGACTTTTGTTCGGGCAGATGGTGCTTTGTTCAATTGGATAGAATTTTTCGGCAATAGTCCCGATGGTATATTTCCAGAATATATCTACAATCTGGACAAAGCCGCAACCTATCACTGGTCACCTGTGTTCTTCATTCACTGGTCCAAAGCTGTGGCCTATGATAGGTCGCTTGCGCTGTGGCGGCACACGGAAGCCAGAGAATGGCGATATGGAAACACAAAACCAGACAAGGTAGCCAAGCAGTGTGATGCCGCCGTGTCTCAGTGGTTCGAATCCTTGAAAAATTGTATCAGGTGACGATTAACCACCCATAACTCAAAGGGCTTGACAAACTATACATTTTTCATTATGTTAGCATCATGGTACAAGTATTCAAAAAGCCAGTCGAGCGCCTGACAGAAGATCATATCGGAAAGATATGTTTTCAGGATGGTCCCTTTATTTTTCCAACCTATGTAAAGCCCCGCCTGATTACAAGTTTGGCACATAGCCGAGTGTTTCTGGCAAGCTTGAAGACAATTTGGAAAGATGATGAAAAAGTTCACATCATCTATAACGAAAAGAAAGAGGACGAAGGCTACATTCTGGCTAAGTCCATTAGACTAGTTTGCGATAACGTTGGCGAAGCCAACGAAATTATTAGACGCAACCGGATGGTCGAAGTGGATTTCAATAATTTTCTGAACAATCAAGTTGCATCGTGGGAAATTTTTCTTAACGGTGCATGGTGACTTGACATTCTCTACATTTTCGTTATATTGGGGTTATGGTAGATAGAAACGCCATAATCCATCGCTTGATGGAATACAGCGACCCAGAGCCATGGAAGTGGCTGAAACTGTGGGAAACCTACTCTGCCTTGTCAACGAATCGCCTGAAAGAAATCGAAGGTGGGTTCAAGTTGGCGGAAAAAGGTTTGAAACGGAGGGAAGATGCGAATCCCAAAGGTTAAGAAGCGGCGACTTTACGATCACTCAACCTATGGGTTTATGTATTCCGAGAGTGACACGGATTTTGTGAAAAACAATCTTGATGCTTGCATCTGGTTTCTGGAAAACCGTGACAAGATCAATGAGATAATTAAAGGACAGAAGAATGAAGTACGGTGACGACATTCATAACGGCGAAGTTTGCCCGGTCTGCCATAGAGGCGACGAAATCGAACGCAAGCTGACTGTGGCTGAAAAATACCTGAAAGCCATCGCCATGACCACAAATGTCCATCCCGACAATCTTCAAGGATTGGCTTTGGAGGCTTTCAAAGAAATCCAGAAGATCAATCAGGAAATTCATGACGAAATGGCGAAGGGATAAACATGGCTGTCGTTGGTTGTTATACGTTGGATTTGTATTGCGACGGACCTTGTGAAAAGTCCGATGCGGCTGGTTATACAAAAGTTTCGCAGTTTACCGGTCACACGGAAGGCGATTGCATCAAGCAAGCCCGTGAGCGTGGCTGGAAATTTAACAGAGACAAAACGAAGGCATATTGCCCAAAGTGTTCGAAAAGTAACTAAAATGCCGGTTAAGACTGTTTTCCAGACCGATGATGGCGAAGTGTTTGTTACTTCCGAGGAAGCAAACGAACATCAAGTAGTTTTGGACCTTAAAGCTGCTTACAAACGATATATGAACGGCAGGCCGGGCGGTCTTGGGCTGGATGGATTTATGGAATTTCTGAACATCAATCGGGATGAAATTCTGGCATATTACCGAAGGCAAAGGACATAGCATGACAGACACACCGCTTGAACACATCCGAATCGCCGTGGCGGAAGCTGAACTTCGCACACGGCGAGTCAACGATTCCCGTGATGCAGAAATCAGGGAAATGTGCGAACGGCTTGGTTATGGTGCCGTGATGGATACCGCCATGCGCTTGTGGATAAAGAAAGACCCCGATGGTGCCTTCTATATCGGCGGCTGTCTGGGATATGCCAAAGCGGTCATTCGAGAGGCAGAGAAAAAGAAGCCGTAAATTTTTTACTCTTGAAAAAATTGGGCCGGGAAATTTCCCGGCCCTTTTCTGGTCCCTTTAGACGTACTCAAGAAGCTCGGTCCAATTAGGCATACCAGAGTTGGCAATCTTGATACCCGATTCGAACATACGCATCGAAGGCAGTGAGTTACCGAACGTGCCAGCCTTGAAGTGGGCCTTGATCGCATTCAGAACACGAACCTTCAATTCCTTATCCTGAACTTCCGGAACGATGTCATCAAGAAGCGATTCCATGCGCTTGAAGCGCTGTTGCGCCGTCAAGTCCATATTTATCTTATATGAACGATCTAGAATAGCGTCTTCAACATCTTCTCTGGCAAGGTTGGAAATAAAGATGACCTTACCATTGAACAGGAACTTGCCCGGCAACTTGGTAGGTAGCTCTTTTTCCTTATTCTTTTTCTTTCTCTTGCCGCCAGAATCTTCGTCTGAATCGTCATCCTTGACATCATCGTCTTCTTCTTCGTCTGGCACATCATCACCAATCGAAGCCAAGCGGGTATCGATCTGGTTTTCGTACTTTTCACGCTTTTCCATGGTCCACTTGTCCACATTGACAGTGTTACGTGAAGACCACGAAATTTCACGTTCTTCATACGAGTCCAGAGCGGCTTTCAACATGTTGGCACCATCTTCATTTCTGAACACGGAGTCAGCATCATCGAATACCAGCATGGTATTATCGTTACGGTGCGTGTACAGCGTATTGTACAGCGCAATCGGGGTGATCTTACCCTTGATGACGTAATAATCTTTGTTCTTTTTCAACCCGGCGTCTTTCAACGTCTTGTTGGTGACGAACGACTTACCGATGCCGGGACCGCCATAAATGAACAGCGAAGGCGAAACGCCCTTCACCACCAGATTGATAAGGTCCGACATGCGTCCGAACTTGGTATTCGGATCAAGCATTTCGTCTTCCATCACATCACGTGATGGCGATTCCAGATGCGCTTTCATCGTGGCGAGGATGCGCAAGCCTTCTTCGTCATCCTTGACCGACGAAAATTTGTTGGTCACAGGATCACGGGGAGAAACCTTGATGAAATAATCGGTTCCCTTGGCCTTGGCAGCATCATTCACCGATTGCGCTGGCTTCAAGTGTGCCGAAGGGATGGACGTGAACGTTTTGTTCTTGCCCTTGCCCGTGCCAGAAGCACGAACCCAACCCGGAATCGACACACCATGCTTGGCAGCGATCACTTCCACATCAGACCATGACAGGCGAGCAAGATTTTTATGATCGCCAAAGGTCTGAATGGCCATGCGGTGCCATTCATGAGGGTCTTTAATATGACGCTTGCGCTCTATCTGTGACACAGGCTCAAATTCCACTAGGCGGTCATGAACCTTATCGACCTTATGGGTTACGTGTTCTTCACCATCTGGACCACGGCGACCATAGCGACCGTAACCAAGATTGTCTAAACCCATTCTTGCCGCTTCGTCCGCCGCTCTTGACTCCATCAAAAGTTCTTCATTCACAGGTACTTTATGGGTTCCCTCCTGTGGTTTGTCAATAAGGTCCACGACAGAATCTATAACTTTCATGATATTCATTCCATCGAGGCGGATGGTGAAATCTGATTTTGGTAGAAGGTTCGATGGGCTGATTCGATATTTCTTCCAAACTTCTATAGAATCGAAGGTTCCGTTGATGGTGTTGAAGCGGACAGCCTTGGTGGATTTCAGGAAAAACAGGTAGCACTTGTAGGTTTTGCCGTCAGCCTGTAGCTCTTGTAAACCGTTCTTATTCCATGGAAAAAGTTCTTGACCAAGGCGTTTGGATACGATACTGGAAACCTTCTTGATGATTTCCGGCATATCGGTTTCTTTGAATGAAGCTTCTGTAAGAAATTTTCGGAAAGAGGCCATTTTAGCTTTCTAAATACGGTGTGGGATATCATCGTATTTATAAGAAAACGGACTTATCACCAAAAACCAAACTGGTTACAGAGACTCTATAGAGTAAAATAACTAAGTTTGATCGAAGATCATTCGAAGCGAATGAAATGAGCGAAGAACCATGAGTCCTTAAAAGACTCTATGAATCACTATGGGATATAAAGACGACCCTAACATGTTCCGGCTGGTAGTGTCAATTCACAAATTGTAACAATTTGCTACTTGACTGATTCTATTAGTTTCTTTATTATGGTAGGGGTATTGACACAAAAGGAAGGATTGAAGTCGTGTCACAGATTGAGTTGCGTACACTGGTATTGAACAAGAACTATATGCCGGAATCGGTATTCCCGCTGTCCTGTGTCAATGCGACAAAGGCTATCCATGGCTATTTTCTTGGCAAATACAACATTGTCAGTTGTTATGATCGACCAATCTTAACACCATCAAGAACCGATCTTTACTGGCCTTCTGTGGTTGCCATCCGTAGAGGAAATGGCAAAAAGTTCATGGATAAGGTCAAACTGACCGACGATACCCTGTACTACCGTGAAGGCGGTATGTGCTTCTGGTGTGATATGCCTTTGACTACCAAGGAACATCAGCCAAACAGCGTCACAAGGGACCATGTTGTACCAATCTCTAAGGGTGGTGCAACGAAATGGGAAAACATCGTGGCTTCTTGTGCGGATTGTAACGCCATCAAGAAGGACTCGTTGCCGGTCGGTCGTTGGAAGCCGAAGAAGAAAATTTTCGAACCAACGTTCTACCAGATGTTGGATATCCGTTCACGGCATCCAATGATCATTGACGACGAGTCATGGGTTCAGTTTCTACCTCACTTTACAGAGGATAAACTGATCATACAGAAACCGAAGAATCCGGCAGCAAACTCAAATGTTCCGGATTTAAAGTTGGTAGTGAACAACTAAAAATGTGGCGGGAGAAATCTCGCCACATTAACTTTTAAGGAAATAAATGGAAAAAGAAGACAGATTAATACTTACTATAATACTTGTTGTTTGTGCTACAGTTTGGGGAATATTAGCTCCACAAGTTAGCGGATATGGCTGGTTAATTCTCTTAGCATTTTTGATAAACTAATGACAGATTATCTCGATATCAACACTCTGAAAACACTGGGAACACCATACTATTTTGGTCTTGGTTTTATCCAGTTGAAAATAACTCCCGAAACAAGACTTCATTTCTATCATCCGGAAATTATGCCAATTTTGGATGAAGACGAAATCCACGATCACAGATATGATTTTGTCTCAAAAATCATCAAAGGTCGTTTGGAAAACGAAATTTACGATTACCAGCGTCTGTTTTTTGCCGATTATGAACTGGTGGAGGTTTCCTGTAAAAAGGAAGACGCTGGCAAACCGCCGCAATACCTTCATGAAGTCGAGCCATACAAAGTTTGTAGCTTCTCATGCTCGGCTGGCGATTCCTATGCACTCCCTCACTACATGTTCCACAAAATCAGATATCCGGTTCCAACGATCACGCTGCTAACCCGTGGTGAAATCGTCAAGGAATTCGCCCATGTCATCAAACACAAGGAAGCGCCATCGGTATGCCCGTTTTCCAAAAAAATGTCTGATGAAGAAATTTGGAGCATTATCGAAGAAATCGTATCTTTTTGAAAAAAGGCTGTTGACATCCTCTAGAATGTGTATATATTCGTAAATGTAGGAAGGAGACAGAAAGAGCGAAGCACTGAACAGCCAGACGGTGACGACCGGTGCGAGCAGCGAATAATGGTGAACAGCCAGTCGGCTATGACCGCCAATTATCGCCTGTCTTTGACTAGGAAAGGGAAGGGTGACTAAAAGGTTTCAAGTTTGGCGGCAACCAAATCCATTTGCCGGTGGGCACCTTGGGAAAGAAGTGTTTGAAACCTTTTAGTCACCCTTCCACAACAGCGAGTTAAGAGAGAACGGCCATGTAGCGAAGATCATTCCCGTCGAGTTTAGCGCCTTAAAGAAAAATTGACCTAAAAATTCTTCTAAAGAGGTACGGAAATGTTCGTAAATGGTTTCACTTAGCTGACGTAACAGGCACTGCCTGAAACGTTCCGAAAACCCGACGCAAGAGATTTTTGATTTGAAGCGGTCGAATACCGCACGGTGAAAGGCGTTTGCCCCATGTTTGTAAATGGTTTTGATTAGCTGATGTAACAGGCTAGCCTGAAACACAACCCGGCACAGGGGAGATAGGTTGACTGTCTCCCCATTTTGTTAGAATCGCATAGAGGTTCGCATGAACTGGATTGAAGGCAAGGGAACTGCCACAAAAATTTCCGAAGATCGGCTAATGAGCCTGATTCCGAAGATCACACCGCTGATCATGAAGAATGGTCAATTGCGGAAGTTCGATCCGGTACATCCTCGAAAACAATCGATGCTCTGGGAACCAAGTTTTTATGGTGCCCCTATTCCCGAAGCCAAATTTGAACATATCCGGGTGTTCCACGTCGATTTTCCGTGCGCCTATTATGGATTGTTCAAGCCTTCTGTGGCCGAAGTTCTGGCGTGGCTTCCGGAGGATGAACCCGACATCAACGCTTTCTATCTGGACGACAATGTTGACATATACAAAGATGGTGAATTCCATCGGTGCTTGGTATATTTCGGCAAGATCGATGCCAAATATCGCAAAGGGCCTTCCAAAAACAGAAAGCCGCCCAAGCAGGAACCGTCTTTGAAGCGAACCGATGAACAGATGGTCGCTTTCCTGAAAGATGTGGAATATATGGTCGAGGCGACCAGCAATGAGCGCTTTATGCTCTGGGAAAAGTGGCATTACAGCAAGGAAGGTCGCCAAATCAGTTGGGAATCGAACAATGTCGGGCTGATGGAAACCGTTGGATATATCGACAAGCGGCCTGTCGTGATGACCCTGAATACCGCCGTCATCGGCGGCAAAAAGATTTTGTTCTATGATGGAACAAGTCAGCTTGTTGACCACGCATTGATCGATAAATGGCTTGTTGATAACCTTCCGGACGTGTGCAAGACGGATGCCGGAAATTTTCATTGTGCTGTCAATTGAAGTGGTTGACAATCACTGGATAATGCTCTAGTATTGGTCGAGTTCGGAGAAATAGGAACCTAATGAATATGTTCAAGCGAATCCGCATGGCGATAGCGACCGCCATGCTACCTACTGGTTTCATGGTTGTTCGGGACTATTCCAAGTCGGTACATTACATTACCTTCGAAAAAGATAGGGATTATGTTCTGATAGAAGGTTGACATTCTCGAATATTCTGATTATATAGAAATCAGAAATTGGAGAACACGTTGATGGGTTGGACTGGAATTTACCACAAGCCTGCTGATCCCAAGGCTTATGTCTTGAAGGACTGGGAATTCGAAAACGAGAATGTCAAGTCCGAAGTGGTCTATGCGACCAAGCGTGGAACCACGGTCTATGCCGCCGTCAAACAGAAGTACAAGAATGCCAAGCCCATGGCTGATGTTTTTCAGCCGGACGCTGACGGCGCTGTTACGTTTGGTACGGTCATTCTCACCAAGACCAGCAAGGGTGAATTCATGTGGAAGGACATGGATGAGTCGGCTCTGCCGTACTACTTCGATGCGCCTGCCAAGCTGATCGCCATGCTCTCGCCGGTTGTTGGTGGTGGACAGGCGGCTGAAAATGCCAAGAAGTGGCGGGAAAACTGCCTGCTTGACAAGGCGAAGACCAAGGGACCGAAGATCGTCGCCGGGACCAAGATCAAGTTCAAGGAAGCTTTGGGCTTTGGCAAGCACGGCAAGGCCGATACCTTCACCAAGGTTGACTGGGAAAGCCGTGGTCGCAAGAAGCACAATGTCTTCTGGGCACATGGCATCGGCCATGTCCAGTTGAACTTGAAGAACTACACGCTCGATAAGCACTACGAAATCGTTGACTAACGGGGACTCCGGTCCCCAAATTTTTTAGAGGAAATTTTTGGAAAAGAAAATTATCGTTTGGGATATCGACGGTACGCTATCCGATACCGCTTGGCGGTTACACATGATCAAAGAAAAGCCCAAGAACTGGCCAGCCTTCATCAAGGCTTCGCAGCATGACGAACCGATTGCGCAGACCAAGTACATCTATCACGCATTGGACGCCATGCCTGATGCTTTGATGGTCAAGATGACGGCCCGTTCCGAGGATGAACGGGAACTAACGGCAAATTGGCTTAGCAAGCAGGGACTTCGTTCTGATCCTATGTTCATGCGCAAGTCGAAAGACAATCGTCCTGACTGGGAAGTCAAGTCGGAAATGCTTGATGAAATCGAAGCTATGTTCGGTCCGGTATTCATGGCGTTTGAAGATCGCCCCGGCGTC